TGCTCCAGAACCAGAAAATGTTGTTGCTGTTATAAGATTAGCACTAAAAGATCCTGAAGCATCTCTAGCAACAATGGTTGAAGCTCCATTTGCTGATGCTGCTGTTGTTCTAGCATTTGCAACAGTTCCAGTTGTGACTTGAGATCCATCAAGTGATGTTAAAGCTGCTCCAGAACCAGAAAATGTTGTTGCTGTTATAAGATTAGCACTAAAAGATCCTGAAGCATCTCTAGCAACAATGGTTGAAGCTCCATTTGCTGATGCTGCTGTTGTTCTAGCATTTGCAACAGTTCCAGTTGTGACTTGAGATCCATCAAGTGATGTTAAAGCTGCTCCAGAACCAGAAAATGTTGTTGCTGTTATAAGATTAGCACTAAAAGATCCTGAAGCATCTCTAGCAACAATGGTTGAAGCTCCATTTGCTGATGCTGCTGTTGTTGCTGAATTAGGAATACTTGTTAAAGATGCTCCAGAACCAGAAAATGTTGTTGCTGTTATAAGATTAGCACTAAAAGATCCTGAAGCATCTCTAGCAACAATGGTTGAAGCTCCATTTGCTGATGCTGCTGTTGTTCTAGCATTTGCAACAGTTCCAGTTGTGACTTGAGATCCATCAAGTGATGTTAAAGCTGCTCCAGAACCAGAAAATGTTGTTGCTGTTATAAGATTAGCACTAAAAGATCCTGAAGCATCTCTAGCAACAATGGTTGAAGCTCCATTTGCTGATGCTGCTGTTGTTGCTGAATTAGGAATACTTGTTAAATTAGATCCATCTCCATAGAATCTTGTTGCATATAAGTATCCACCATAGTTAAGTCTTGTTGTTGCGGATGGATTTGTTGTTCCACCATCAAATTGGCCAGATGTCGCTGTCGTGCCATTGTATTCAACGAATGACGATAAAGCAGATCCAGCAGTGACACCACGATCACCTGAAAGTGTTCCGCTAACAACATTAGAAGCATCTATATTTTTTAAAGCATCAATACCTGAACCTGAAAATACTGAAGCGGTAACGACATTTGCACTAAAAGATCCTGAAGCATCTCTAGCAACAATGGTTGAAGCACCGTTTGCTGATGCTGCTGTTGTTCTAGCATTTGCTAAAGTTCCTGATGAAACATTAGAAGCATTGAGTGCTGTTAAATCTGCTCCAGAACCAGAAAATGTTGTAGCAGTTATAAGATTAGCACTAAAAGATCCTGAAGCATCTCTAGCAACAATGGTTGAAGCACCGTTTGAACTTGATGCTGTTGTTCTAGCATTTGCTAAAGTTCCTGTTGTAATATTAGAAGCGTTTGTTGTATCCGTTGTTGCTGATGTTGCTAAACCCGTTACTTGTCCAGATGTAATAGATATACTAACATTTGCAGCAGATGTCGCTCTACCATAAGTATCAAAAACAATTTGAGAAACGGCTGAAGCACTACCGTATGTTCCAGATGTAACTCCTGATGTTGGAAGTCTTGCTGAATTAAGTGTTCCTGAAGAAACATTTGAAGCATTTAATGTCGATAAACCTGAACCAACACCATAAAATATACCATTTGATGTAATATTTTGTGCGGTAAGATTCGCCAATCTGTATTGAGCATTTGCTGTATCAATATTTGTATTTGTGCCCGGTTCAATTGGATAATTTTCAAAAAATTTCCAGACGCCATCTGTAGCATCTCTGAACACACCGGTATGAACGTTCGCGCTATCTGATAATCTTTGATAGTGGCCTATAATTCCAACATCTACAGCATCGGTGATATTATTTTTTGCTATCTGAATCAGATTATCTTCAACAACAAGATTGTTCGCTGTGACGGAAACAACATTACCAGTAAATGTTACATTTCCGGTTACAGTCAAATCTTGAAACGTGACGTTTGCTGAAGTTCCTAAATCTTGTCCAATTCCAGCAGTGAATGAACTGCCTGAAGTTGTTATAATTTCAAAATTTGAATTTCCAGAGTGATAGTTGAAATCTGAGACTGAAGCGACATTAACATTTGATGAACTTGTTACACGACCCTGTGCGTTAATCGTGATTTGAGGAATTTGTGTCGTGCTCCCATAAACACCAGCAGTAACACCGCTATCATTTAAATTTACAACAAAATTATTACTGCCTGAAGCAATGCTTGTTGATATGCCGTTCGTTCCACCTATTCTAAATGTTTCGCTTAAAGATATTGTATCTGTACCGGTATTTGCTGATACTGATATATCAATTGTAGTATTTGATACGCTTGTAATTCTACCTTGTTTATTAACAACAAACTGAGGAACTTGAGTCGCATTACCGTAACCACTCGCGGTTACGCCGCTATCATTTAAGTTTATAATTAAATTATTTGAGCCTGTAGCAACACTTGTGGATATTCCATTTGTACCACCGATGACAAAAGTTTCTGAAGATGTCGCAACATTATCCGAACCGGTGTTAGCTGAAATTCTTAGCAGACCTGCGTCACCAGAAATACTATTCGCTGTAATCGTATTAACGACTAGAACTGCTGTTCCATCACTGAGTTTATTTACCTCTTGAATGACATCATTAGTGCGAATTCTAAATTCGTTAAATGTATTTGATGTAACTACATTTGCAATTGCCATTATTCTTTACTCTGAGTTATGATTAGTAACAATTCTTTAATTTCTTTTAGTTCGGATTTCATTTGTGCAACTTCATTTCTAACACTATCTATCTCACCATTATTTTGACTCATTCGCCTTCTTTGAATTCTGTATTTCAATAAAGAATCATAATCTGTATTTAGCAACGCTTTAGAGTTTATATCTCTTTCACCTAAACCGGATACAACTTCTTTCATTTGTATTTTTTCTGTTTGATATTTCATGCTAATGCTAACGCCCTTAGATTTTTAATTCTTGGTGCATACGCTTTATTATTAGACAAAAATACAACTTTAACTGCATAATATTTAAATCCTTCAAAAATTCTTCCATCAGGAGTTTCATATTGAACTTCATTGTTTAACACTTTGAAAATGTCTTGAGTGTTTGCTGTTGTTGTAAATGCACTTTCAACAGTCATGTATGAGTTATTCACAACATTTGTTACAACTCTTTGAACTCTTGCTGTGCCAACTGCAACTGTGTCACCAAGTCTTAAATCTTCAGTAAATGTTGTACCGAAACCTTGAACAATATTATTTGTTGTTGAAATTAAAACATCACCGTTCAACAATCTACTTCCACCGATTTTTATTTCTGTTGGAACAACATACTTTTCTTCGGAATATAAAAATTCATTTTGATTAGATGTTTTTGTTGTAACTAAGTCCATTTCTTGATAAAATTTACTGTCAAACGAGTCAGCATCGTTTTCATTTAAGATTTTATAGTAAACTTTAATATCTGTTCCTGATGGTCTGTTTACGTCAACAAAAACAACCAAATCTGTCGCTTCAAAGCCGTCATTAAGCGCAACTCTTCTAGATATATATCTCGTGTCTGATATGTACGGCCCTTCAGGATTTTCTTCGTTTTGAATTGATATCGTTTGACTTGCTGTATTATTTTCACTAAACGTTCCAACAATTACCATGTGAGTTGCATTAACAACATCTCCAGCAATTCTATACTGCTCATCTCCAAATTTCACATATTGACCAGAAGAAATTTGATTTACAAAATCTGTTCCTACTCCAGTTACAATATTGCTTCCTGAAGTATATAATACTGTTCCGGAAATATCTGTATTTGAAGTAAAATTATTTATTTCAAAATCTTCAAAAATCGCATTGCCTCTAGTGAGATCGATATATGGTGAAATATATCGACTTCTTGTTGACATTGTTGCTCTAATTGAAAGCGACTTAATGGAATATGCAGTTTCATTTGCTGTGTTCGATATTTGTTTTTGTGATGTTAATCGAACACGTTCTAAATTTTTAATCGATATGTATGTATCTAATGTAAATGTTGGTGTTGCTGTCCTAATTTCATAATTAATTGATGTTTGAGATGGAACTAAATCTTCAATATTAGATTGAATAACGCTATACGTAAAATTATTATTTATTGGCACATTTTCAAAAATTGCTGTAGCCGATGATGTTGTAGAAAATACAGCAATTTTCATATTAAATTTTACATCTATGTTTTGTCTGGGTGTCCATGTGCTGTCATTTGAACTTGTAAATACAACACCGCCTATCAGCGCATTATTTTTGTCAATTCTTGTATTTAAGTTTGCGTTTGTAATATCCAATTGACCGAGTTCAGCGGTCCAAATCTCAAAGTCTGTTGAATTTGCTTCAGGTTTTGCCACAAAACAATATTCATTACCTGGCAATAAAAATACAGGATTCGCAAAAGTGAATGTTGTTGCTGTTTGTGCTGTTGTGCTAGTTGTTATTTCACTGGAAGGTTTGCGCACAATTTCCCCGCCGATGGTTTTTCTTGTTGGCAGTCCATTTTCCATCTCACGAATTTCAACTGAAACTTTCAAATTGTTATTTGAAGATTTCTTTTTAAAATAAAGATCAATTGATGTTACAAATACACCGTCTGGATAAGTAATTTCATCAACATAAAAACTTTGAGCAACTGGATCATATACTTGTGAGACAACCACCGTACTTGATGTCGTTGTTTGAGAAACTCTTTGTCTGGAAGTTTCAACTGTAGTGACGCTATCTGTCCTTGTTTTTCCTGTTGCGGTTTTATTGCCAAAAGAAATTGTTGATGGTCTTGTGTTATACGTTATAGAACTTTTAGTCTGCGTCAATCCTGAAGATTGAATTGATGTTCTAGCATAAGTTGTCGTACTTGACGGATTATTTGTTGGACTATCTGTTAATTTAAATTCTCTTGTTCCAATATAAAAAGAATTTGCTGGAACTCTGAATATTCCATAAATATCATTACTTTCATTTACAGTCAATGATCCGTTAGATATTATAGAATATTTTACTCCTAATGCATTTGCTGGCAAAAATCCATTATTATTACATAAATCAGCAAGTTCTTGAATTGTTGTAGATCCTATAAGTTTAATTTGTTTGCAATGTGTTGTTACATTTTCTTCATCAAAAAATGCTGACATGCTTGCGCCTGGTTTAATTCCCGCTGCATAAAAAATAAAATCTCTCGACCTCATGACATGAGAAACTGAAACATCTATAACACGATCAACTGTCTGTGATGTTGCTTGGCCAACTCTAACATCAGCAACATTTATAAATTCTGATGATCTATTTGTTGTCGTTTGTCTTGTTACTACATCTGCTCCAGTTGTTGTAGTAGTTGTTTGAACAAGATTCCACCAATTACCGCCAGCGTATTGCCATGAGACGCCACTTTGAGTAGATCCTAAATTTATATTTTCCCTTGTTGTTTGTGAGGTAACTACCGCAGGTTGACCAATCCAATAAGTATTTTGTGGTGCAACTTCGGTGTTCCATGCATTCGCAAGTGCTCTCCAGTTATCTGCGTCTGCTGAAGTATCAATAACTAAATCTTGCGCTGGATTTCTTTCTGTTGAAAGCCATGTATCAGACGGCGGAAAAACATCCATGTCTCCAATCCAAGACCATGTCAATTCTTGTGCAAGATTTATAAAGTTTGACGCATATACTTGAGAAATAAAATTCTCTGTTGTATAATTTAAAAATAATTTTCTACCCGGTAGCTTAGTTAAGCCGGTAGAAGATGTTTCGTTATAATTGAGTTTGACTTGATTTGTATTTAAAGTGTAAGCAGTCGCATATCTTTCATTACGATTTATTGATGCATTATACAAACTAGAAGATACGTCTGCAACAGCAGAACCTGCGAATGGATCAACAAGGACACCGTTCTTAAATCTATCAATTCCAGTATCATCAATCACAACTTTTTCTGACGCTTGACGTTCTAATAAATTAAGTGCTGTATAATATTCAAGTTTATTCACACGACTTTCAATCTTACCTATGTCAGCCATTGTATATCTTTTGTTTTTCAAAAGTTTTACTGGAACAATTATTGGCTTTGATGGATAAGGTGGAACAAATAATTCAGCAATTTCCATTGTGTCTGGAAGAGGAGGAGGTGTTTGCTGAATTGGATAACCTGGAGAACCATTATTAAATCCAAGTTCACCTTTTGAATTGAGATATAGTTTCGCTACACGACCTTTATAAAAAATCAAATCAGCGTCGAAATCTGATCCGGCGAGAGGTGTATGTAAACCACCGGATGCTATTTGATAAACTCCAGTATCAGCAGGATTCAATGATGTGTTAGCAGTTTTGATTGGTCTAAAATCTATACAATTTCTTAAATCATAAATTGCTCCTGTTTTTGTACTCGTATAAACAGGAATATTTGATGTTGTAATTGTTGTGTTTGATGATACTACATCGTTAATTGGATAAGAATCAACTGAAAGATATCCAATACCTTGTGTTGTATCATGTGTAAAATGATCATAAACAATCAACAATCTGCCAGTTGGTTTATATCCAACTTTTGGTGTGACTGTAGCATGTTCATAACTATTATCACGTTGACCATTATCAAAAATATAATTTGATGTAACTACTGTGTTGAATGTTGTATTTGTGTTTGCTGCTGTTGCGAATGTTGTATCATTTGACTGATAAATTTCATGAATTCTATAAACATCAGCATGACCTAAACCGTATGGTCCTGTTAAACTTGTTGAATGTGTACTTGGATTTACATTTGCTGTTGCTTGATAATTTAAAATCTTACGCATCTCTCTAGCGTTAGATCGATCCATTGTAGCATAAATTTTCGCGCTAAACGTTGATGCGTGTGATTCTTGAATATTGATAGTTACGGAATCTGGAGCACTAACAGTAACTCCTCTTGTAGATCCGTTTCCTCCGTTACCTGAAAGATCAATAAATGTTCCAGTTGGAAAAATTTTTGTTATGTTTTGTGTCGTTGCTCCAGCAACGTGACTTGTACTTAAAACAATTGATGAACTATTTGGTAAACTTTTGACGGCATGATTTTCACTTGCAATTCGTATAACATCACCGATATTGAATCTTGTTCTAGGATCAACTGAAACACTCAAAATGGTATTTGATCCAATGTGAATTGATCCTGTACCAATCGTTGACGATTGAACGTTTGCGCCGCCATTTGTGATGACAACAAAATAGTTTTCATCTTTTTGTGCTGATGATAGTGCTCCGGTTCCAACAAAAGTTTCTGAAGTGTCTGTTGAAGAAATGACAGCTTGGCCACTAGAAAAGTTAACATTAAAAACTTTTCTAAATCTGAATCCTGTTTCTAATTCACCTTGTGTGTCTCGAAGTGTCTTAATTGCGCTGTAAGGTAAATTAAATATGAGTTTACCAAAAGATTGTTCTTGTAAAACGGCATTACCATTTGCATCTAAAACAATATCACCAAATCTTTTTGGTGTAGCGGAATCATAAATTGATCTAACTTGCGAAAAAGTATTTAAACTATTAATTGTAACATCAGTAAGATAAAGATAAAAAGATGCGCTCGATGTTCCAGGATTTCCAGAAACCCAATCAACACCTTTTACTCTCGCTGTTCCAATTTTTGTTCCAAGTAAAGTTGAATTTGTATTAGCACCTCTTGTTATAATTTTTTGTGGCGTATTATACAGATCAACTTCAGTTGCTTCCATGATGTCCCAGTCACCCATAACTTCATTAACTTCAATGTAACTTCCTGAGTTAATTTGAGTTCTCACTTGTTCGACATACTGTGTATCAAGACCCTTAGTTAAAGAAACTTCTTGTTTCACTATAAATTCAGTTCTAAATCCTGAAACATATGCCGTGAATGGATCAACTTCAATCAAAAGTAAATTTGTATTTCCTCCATCAACTGCTTCGTATCTTCCGCCGTTATTATTTAAAAGTAGATGCTCACGTATATTTAATTTAGGATCCGATAGCGTATAATTACCAGATTCTTCAAACGTTCTTTTTGCCACAACTTGACCAAGTTTACTTTCTAAACTGATATCTTTTCTTTTCTTTACAATACCATCTTCAACTTCAATTAAACTGACGAATTCATTTTCATCGGTTGATGTACCAAAAGGAATTTTTGTAAGAACAACATCAATTTTTAATCGATCTGCTCCTGGTGCTTGAAAATTTGGTGTACCAGCAGCATTGTCTAGAAGTGATGTATCATCTAGATAATCAACAAAAGATTTTTCTGGAACTAAACCAATTTTATAAGATGGTCTATTTGTATACTTGTCAAGTATAAGTGTTTGACTTGAATTTTTTATGAAATGGTCTGCGATGTAAATGATGCCGTCGCCTACATTTATTTTTGAACCTCGTGTAAAGATAATTTCATTTTCGGTGCCTTCTGCTTCAATATATCTTGTTGCATTTGTTGTAGCACTGAGTGCGTAAAACCTAGAATAAACATTTGAAGTATAGACTAATTCACTATTTTCAAATTCTAATGAAGTTCTTTTATCAGTCACTAAAGTTATATTAAATGTATTCTGTGCACCGCTTGATAGAATAGTATTTGCAGTTGTTACACTAGGCGTACCATTTACTTCACCAATGTGAACATAACTATTGGATGTGATAGGATCAGTATAAAATGATCGGATAACCGCTGTGTTTCCTGTAGAAAATGTGATTGTATTTCCTACAGTTAAAAGTGTTGATGCGACATTAACTGATAGAATATATGATCCCGAAGACGTATAATTTATGAATAGCGTCTTCGGATCATTATCTTCAATGTCACTGACAATACCAACATAAGCCTTGATGCCCGTATTTGCGCCTGTAATTTCTCCATACAAGAAATTAGAAACATTTACTTCATCGCCATCATAATTTTGTTGAAGTTTCAAATAAGGCATCGAATAATCTAAATTTTGTTCACAACCATCTAAAATAGATCCCGGCTTGAAAAAGTAATTTGCAAATCTTTCAACTTGCTTTTGACTTAAAGTTTGTGCTTGCGTTAATTCACGGGCCTGAACAGCACGACCAGGAACAAAAAGAACTCTCGCAAACTTTTTTTCTTCGTCAAAATCATCATAGTACGGGCTATTGTTTAGATCAAGCCCGCCTGGATTTGTGTTAGCCATATGTTGATATTCCGATTAAATTAAAACTCAATAATTAACTTAACATCTTCAATCTGATCTTCCGCTCTAGAAATTGGACTTCTATATTCCGTATACATTACATCACCTGAGTATGGTTGTAGACCTGGTGTACTGATTGAAGAAATTGTACCTGATCCACCACTTGAAGTTGTAAACGCTGCTGCCGTAAAATTTCTTGGTAGAGGTTTTGTCGTAAATACATAGCTGTTTACAGTATCAACTTCAATAACTTTGGCAGTGTTTGCGCCAACTGTCATTGTATCATCAACGACAATGTTTGATGTACTCGTTACAGTATATCTAAATGTTTGACGTTTATTAGTTGCAAGTGCTCTAGTTGTTGTACCATAGTCATATGGATCACGAATCAAACCAACCTTTCTAAAGTCATTTGCTGTAGAAATTGTATTTGCTTCATTACCATCTAAACGCACATTGACCATAGCATATTTGCCGCCAAGTTCTTCAACAGGATTTGATCCATGTCCGCCTCTAGGCGAAATGACTGCTGTAGCTGTCGCTGTTCCAGTATTTGCACCTGTAATAGATATAGTTGCATTATTATATCCTGTTCCTTTATTTGTAACAGTAATACTACGAAGAATTCCTGATGTTACGTTTGCTGTTGCAGTTGCACCAGTTCCGTCGCCAGTAATTGTCACAATACTTAAACCGTTACCGTTAGTATATCCACTTCCTCCCGCAGTAACTTTAATGGCTTGAATACCGCCATCAGTTGCTGATGACTGCACATCCCATTGATCGCTTCCATCATCCGATGTGAGAAGTTTAACTGGAATGTAATCATTGGTTAAAAACTTTAGAGCATCGGAAGTTGTCACTTTGTACATAAACTTCCATACATAGTTATCAGCAGTTTCAAAAAAGTCTGTGCTGACACCTGTTGGTTTTGTTGTTGACGGTACTGCTGTGACGCCGTTAGCAGAATTTCTCAAACATTTATAAACATTATATTCATCTGTCATGACATAAAAATCATCACTTTCGATCAAATTAGTGTCAGCATCATCATACATTTTGTATGTTGTTCCTGAAGTCCAGTTATATCGTGGAATGGCTAATGAAACATCTGCCGCTGTTGCACGTTTAGCACCAATCATATCATTCCATGGCAAATATTCAACGTTTGCTGTAGAATTTGTTGGTGTTGGTGGGCTAGGATCAGTACCGCCGTCATTTGATGCGCCGAATGCTGATGGTCCACCAACATAAAGATATACGACGGTGTTTGCTGTCTCATCAAATGCTTCAGTGAATTGCTGTGCATTGTGAATTCTAAATTTGTGTGTTACGATTGCAGGCATTATAATCTCCCTAAAATACTTCGTTGGTTATTTATAATCAAATTGTTTAACGATATGCGTAAACATTAACATAATTAGTTTGAGCAGGAACTTTAAGCTCCATGTACTCGTTATTCGCAACGCTTTTAACCAAGAATTTTTCATTTTCAATTGTAATTGGTGAATCTTCAATAAATTCCGATAAAAACGTTGTTCCTCCTGTACCAAAAACTATATTTGATACAGATGAAAGTGGATAAGATAAAACATTGACTGTTCCTGTTATTCTTCTCCATATATCAACAGTTGTTAAATATTCAGTGTCGAATGTTCTATCTTGTATAGATGAAATTTGATCCACCGCAAAAACTATGATTTGTTGTCTTCCGTATGTGGATGTAATGGGACCTTGTGGTACAGTTACTTCAGAATTTACTACATCTATTTCCGTCACAACTATATATTCTGCTGCTTTTTCTGTAATAGCATCAATATTAATTTGAATTTCTTTTTCTAAACTTTGTTGGTCAGGACCAACCGCAGAAACATCACCATAAGTTTGATATTCAATATTGTATTCGGTATGTTTTTCAATAGCGACATCTACAGGTATTTCTAGATTTAATTCATATTCGGTGTGTTCATCTCCAATTGAATTGATAATAATTTGAATTTCTTTTTCTAAACTTTGTTGGTCAGGACCAACCGCAGAAACATCACCATAAGTTTGATATTCAATATTGTATTCGGTATGTTTTTCAATAGCGACATCTACAGGTATTTCTAGATTTAATTCATATTCGGTGTGTTCTTGACCGGTAACATCTATGGGTATTTCTAGATTTAATTCATATTCTGGTGTCCGTTCGTTGCCGCTAGCATCTGTTAATTTTTCTATAATGACAACAGGATCAATATTATTATCATTTACTAAAGGTGCCGGATCTAGTGCTTCAAGAAGTATTTCTTTTTCAATTTTTTGTGGATCTGAATTCGTAATGGTATCAACATCTAAAGAAATATCTATAACGTATTCTGATGTGTGTTCTTGACCGGTGACATCAATTGATTTTTCTATGATAACAACAGGATCAATATTATTATCATTTACTAGAGGTGCCGGATCTAGTGCTTCAAGAGGTATTTCTTTTTCAATTTTTTGTGGATCTGATCCAGTTAATGTTTGTACCAATGATGTGATGTAAATAAAATAATTTTCAATTGCATTAATGACATCAACAATGCCAGTAAATTTCGGAGTAACGCTAATGACATTGTAAATTAGAATTTCACCAAAGAAAACTGTTCCAGCTGGATGAAGAATTTCTTTAACAATGTCTGAATATCTCTCAATGACAAGACCACTCTTTATAACATATGAAAAATCTTGCCAATATTCAGAATCTTGAATAACTTTATAATCAACTTTACCATCATCGTTTCTAAAGAAACCTTTTGATGTGCCTGATCCTGTAACGATTGGTATTAAGTTAGCGTTTCCATCACCTGATCCCGTAAGATCAGCCGTTGCTGTTGAATAATCTAAACCATAATTCAAAATCTCAACGTCACGTATAGAACCTATACCATATTTTGGTTCAACGTTTGCTGTATCGACTTCAACATTGGCACTTCTACCTTGAATGCCTTCAAGAGTAAATGCTGCACCTGCTCCACCTGAACTTGTAACTCCTATTGTTGGCAAGTCTTCATGATCATATCCGCGGCCGTCATTTGTTAATTCAATACGCACAATTGCGCCAGTCGGTAAAGTTCCTTCTTCTTTTAGAACATCTCTTTCATTTAGACCTATCACTCTATATGTTGGTATAATTCCTGGATAATATACCCAGCGTACAATATCTCCTAAACCGGAAATATAAAAGTTTAATGGATATTGCTGAAAAAATATTCTAAAGTCTGTTCTAAGATAACTATTATCAAATAAAATATTTGTGCTATCTTCAAAGATGATATTATTTGAACCAGTTACGGAAGCAACTTGACCCACCGCGGCCGTCGTTGGTGCTGCGCCTCCAGCGAATGTAAGTGCGTCACCAATTGCATATCCACCACCTCCATTATCAATTGTTATGAGATCAGTGTGAAGCATTCCTAAAGGTTCAATGATAGGATCTATAAGTGTTATTGTTGGTTTTTTAGCGTATCCTGAACCTCTGTCAAGAATGAAAATTTCTGATATTTCACCAACTTCATAAAAAGTTCCGGCCGGCTCTTCAACGACATATGTGTTTGCAATATCACCAACACCGACAATTAATCCTTCACCACCAGTTGCTGTATTGTCTACAGTTGCAACAACGCCTTCACGATAACCATAACCTTTTTTGTTTATTTTTAATTTGTAAACTGGCGATCTTCGAATAGAAGATACTTTCGCGGAAGCATCGCTACCATCACCTGAAATTATAATCTCATCACCAACTTCATATCCTGAACCACCATCTACAATTTGAAATCCTGAGACTATACCATAAAGATTTGCAGACAATTCAGAGTTAGTAACATCAAAAATAGATTCGCCTGCTTCAAAAGTTCCAATAACAATACCCAATTCAGCTTGTGCAATTTCTGTTTCAGATACAATGATTTTTCGAATATCAACTACTGTTCCGAGAGCGACACTATTCGCTCCAACAACTGTTCTATTTAAAAAATTAAAAACTGTTGGTGTTGCTTCAATTCGAAGTATATTTGTTTTTTCAAATTTACCATCAGATACACGAAGTAAATCTTCGCCTGGAAATTTAAGTTCAATTTCCTCATCAAATAACATTTTAAATAAAAATCGATAAGATTCCTCGTTTCCTTTTGTTTTATAAAATTCTCGAAGGCGTCTTGCGATTTTTCTTTCATCTGCTACAGAATCTTTAGGATAAGTGCTGTAGAGTTCTTGTTTCAAAAAATCTACATATTTGTCAACAGTTTTTTCTGGGTCACGATATTCTAAAAGTTTTCCTGATTTTCGAATTACATTATCAGATATATCTTGAATTGTCGCACGATTAGTTTCAGTATCGGCAATATTTGTTATCGATACATACGGCGACAACTTAACTATAGGTGCGGAACTTGCTCCAGTTGCATGATTTTCAAGTGTGACAATAGCTATTGTGTTAACGGTATCAACAACGTGATTCTCGCCATTTATTCTAATGACATCATCAATTGATATATTTGATATAACTGTATTTGAATATGCAGATGAATAAAATATTGTATTACTGTTTTTTTCTACATTAAATCTAACTTCTGGAATGGATTGTGCAAAAACTTCTTGATTATCAAATACTTTATTAGTTGTCATTGTGACAACTAATTGATTGTTTGTTGTGTCTACTTGATTGATTGTTGCTTGTGCTAAAGTTGAAGTTCCTATAATGATTTCATCTTTAGTAAAACTTCCAATTGCTGATTCATATGTTATGTTTGTTGTTTGAAGCCATTCATAATATGCAGTTAAAAACTGAAGAAAATTTTCTGAGCCGTCCCTTAACTCCTCAGAAAGAAGTTCTTCAAGATGAATTGAAGGCTTAAATGAACCTAAATCAGACATTATCTATTAACTAAACTAATTGTTCTATCATCAACAGCGTTCACGGTTATATCTGCATCACGTATGGAAATAATCTGATTTCTCAATGGTAAAATATCAAGACCGCTAGAATTTGCTGTAAGTTTAAGTGTAACACCTCCATCTACAAAAGCCGTCGGCATAAAACTATTTAATATAACATTACCTGTGTTATAATCAATTGTTCCTGTATCATTATTCACGCCAACCCGTGTTGTTCCTGATAAACGATAAACTCTGATGATTCCGTTATTATCTTCCAAAAAACACCGTTCAAATCCAGCATAACTGAATTCATTAGATGTTAATTGATTGCCTATTCCATAAGGATGTGTGCTTGGTCTACCTAGTGTTGTATTATTAATGGGGTTTGAAAAAGACAATTCATATTTTTTAGATTGGCCGAGTGTTATTTCTGTTTCTTTTCTTAACTGAATCGTCGTTGTACTATTAATGATAGCACGATCAGATGTGTCGATTAATCTAGATAGTTTAGAGAATCTGAAATATTTTGAGAACTCGTTGATGTCATCATCGTTATAATTTTTAATTGTTTGAATAATTTTAGATTTTAATGCGCTTTCTGTAATGATCAAAAATCTAGAATCGTATTTAACTGTACTATTTACGATCAAATAAATGTATTCAGGATCAACAATGACATTTCTTACAGTTAGAATTTTTTTGGGCTTTAAAACGTTCTGTATAATAACATCTTTTTCGGATGATGATAAAAATTCACCAACAATAGGCTTTACAGAAATATAAACAGTTCCATATGTTGCCGGCACATTATCTTCTCCGCCCCATATAGATACACTTTGCACGTTTGGTTGCTTTAAAATAAGTGCTTTGTAGTCTTCAACTGTAACTGCACGATTTTGTGCTTCATATGATTTTGGAGCATTAAATTTAATTTTATTTGTTGTTTCTATTTCAGCGCCGCCACTCGCAGACTCATTTTCAATGAAAATTATATTTGTAACACCGTTTATTGAATCGGTATAAGTTAAATTTTTAACGTCATTTCCATTACTTCCGTTTGATATTAGATATTCAACAATAATAACATTATTATTATCTAGAGCTACACCCAAAGCATCATCACCAAAAAATAGTTCATAATAACCATCTTCAACTTCTTCAATAAAAAATATTCGAGAATTTCCATCTATTTCAACTAAATTATCGGGTTTAGTAAAAAGTCTTGTTGTAAGGTCAACAGATGAATTTTGAACTCTAACTGATATAGTAGTTGTATCCATTTTTTTATTTGATATCAAAAATCTTTGATCAGGATCGTTCGTGTTTACAGTGAATCGTTCCGTTATGTACTGACCCTCAGTAAGAGTTATTTCTTTAGAATAAATTCCATCTGTAGAAACAACGGTTATCGCTTCAGTTGTATTAAATACATATGTTTTGCCATCAACAACGCCTTGAAATTTTGTAAATGCCGGTATCGTAATGAATGCTGGAGATCCAGTAACGGATAACACAGCAAGACCTATAATTTTTGCGGAAGACGTTGATCGTGGAGTGTAGTTTAATGATCTTGCTAAATTAACCACAGAATTTCTTTTCTGTGCTGTGGCCAAAAAATTTTCATTAGCAATCATATTTAAATAAAATGAATTATAATAAGTATTATAAGCGAGCAGATCCAAAAGAACTTGCATTCCTGAAGCATCAAAATTATAATCTCTGAATTGATCCTGAGTTTTTAAATAATTAATAAAATTTGATTTTATGCTTTCAAAATCTAATCCATCAACTTTTAAATCTTTTGTCAGTGCCATTATGAGGCCCTTCTAATTGTTGTTTGTATATTCCCTGGTGTATTCACATTTTTCAAAATGTAATCTATTGTGATATCTATACCACCACCTTCTATTTTAGATTCTATTTTTGTGACTAAAACTCTAGGTTCATGTCGTACTATTGTATCATAAAGACTTCTATTTAATTCATCTTCAGCAAAAACGCCGGAATCAAAAAGATATTTGTGAATATTAGAACCGTAGTCTGGTCTAAATGGTCTAGTGCCTTTTCTTGTGCGAATCAAATTTGATAGCGATCTCCGAATGGCCACTTCATCTGTTATTGGACGAACATCTCCTGAAACAGGATGCGGTGTAAAATCTAATGGTAAATCTTTATAAAAAATTGTCTTTGCCATGTTTTATTTATGATGCGGTTTTGGTATCTTGAATTTCTTTTCTTCTTTCTTTTATAACTTTTGCTATCTCAGACAATGCTTTTCTCGCTCTTGTTCCTGCAGCTTTATTACATTTTTCTTCAAATTTTGTATTTTCAGTGAGATATGTTTCAAAAAGACTTACTAAATTTTCGTGATTTGTCATTTTATTCTCCTTTTATATGTTAACCACAAAAAACAGTTGTTGCTCCAGGACCACTAATTGTTCCACCCTCAACTGGATCTCCAACAAAACCTATAGGATGTCCATTTACAAAAACAGTGGAACTGCCACCACTATATACAATATCATGACTTTCTTCACAGACTTGTACAACCACAGCCACCGGAGGATCGCCAACATAAATTGTTTTTGGCGTTTGATAAATGTGCGATGTTCCTGCGCCAGATAAAAGTGGTTGATTTCCTTGAATAAAAACATTTGTCGATATTGGATTTTGTAGCGTATCTGTCACTGTACATGGATGTCCAGTATTAAATGATGCTTCGTTAAACGCAATTATGGCCATGTGTTTTCTTCAATTAAGATTAATCGTTGAACCCTGAAGATCAAGCACACCGGATGCATGAACATTAAATCCGCCTGTAGCTGTAATTGATCCTGAGGCACCAGATAAATCTAAAGTTCCTGTGGAATTTATATCAACATTATCAGCATTTATTGTAAAATTATCAGAATTAATTACAATATCTTTTGAATTGATTTCAATATCATCAATAGCAGTCATCATAATTTTTCCAGTAGAATCTATTACTATTTGTGTGCCGCCTTTATGTTTAATTGTCAACTTATTTGATGTTTCATCCAAATCAATTGTATGCCCAGTTTTACTATAAAGACTTATTTTTTCATTTGAAACAATTACATTTGCAGCAGTATTTGTTGATAAAGTAATTCCAATATTATTAATATTAATATAACTACCTTTATTATGCAATAAACTAATAGCGTTATTATTATCATCAATTTTAAATACATTATTTGCTGTTGAAATTATGGAAATAAATTTATCATTTTCTTTATCACTCATTCGAATAATGTGATTATTTGATGATGCTAATATAACCTGTTCATTATTCTCTTGATCATAAAACATTAAAAAATTGCCGTGTTTAGTTTTCGACTTGTTATCAGATTTAGATTCCCATATGATGGTATTTGCTAAATTCCAATTTAAGTCTAAGGACTCAACAAAATTTACGATAGAAGAGAATGAACGAACAGGAAGTTTTGTATCTTTAAATACTCTTGGCTCTTTGCCGAAGTATTGATTAGACTTTTTAGGTATGCCTGGTATAATTCCAATAATAGCCGGCTCTTGTGCGTTCATTGCGTCTAGAAAAAATCCTAAAACCCAATCACCAATTTCAGGAGTGTTATAAACGCCCCATGTATTTGGAGAATGAATTGCTGTCGCCCACGGCAAATCTTCCGTTACGACTGCATTATCTGAAATTGGTGGATTATATCCAAATATTCTCACTCGACATCTACCAAGTTTGAGTGGATCATTAGCATCCTCAACAATGCCAAACCACCAAATGAATCCATCTCGCCCTAAAAAATTTCTCATTTAACCTCTGTGTTTAAAAAATTGAATTCTTCGTTCTTGTTTTGCGACCCATTCATCTGATGGCTTTCCCTCACCGTCGTAGTATGCTAACGGCTTGCCGGTTTTCTTTGAAACAATGGCCCATTTGCCATTCACTTGTTTGAGCACCTCTGAAATTTCTACACCAAACACGGCTTCTTCCCAGTCTTCTTGAGATAGCGGCGCAGCATTATTGATATAATCTTTGAACCGTTTCATAGTTTGTCCAATTCTGCTGTGTCTAGGGATCCTGGCGGCACATTATTCTTAATCCAACTGAACAATTCTTTTTTGATCTCAACTGACGTATTCATTGGTTTACCGGGTTTCTTGAGTGTCAGATATTTAAAATCTTTTACAATTAAATCATTCTTATCGTACTTGCCCATGTTCTTGTAAGGTTTGTTTGTCTTTGGATCAATCCAGACAATTGTGTTTTCACGGTTGTTGAGAATGACGTAAAAACCACCGTCTACATCTTTAGGCAATCCAGTTTTTGTTAGATCAAAGACTGTTCTTGCTGCACCCTGATGCGTCTGAAGAAGAATGTCATCAGGCACAACTCTTGATCTTTCACTGTTATTTTTCATAGCGACTTGGTAATTTGTGAGCACCCAACTGATATGTATACTCTTTGGATCGTAGCCCATTTTGATGAGTTTCGGAACGTAAGTGTTCAAATCATCCATATCTTTGAACGTCGTATCAAATATAATGTTCGGCAACTTGCTTTGCTTTGCGCCGTCAAGCATCATGTCAATCAGTTTATCTTTAGCGCCTGTTGCACGAACCAATACATGAAGTGCAAACACATGCTCAGGTATTCTAAGATTTAGATTTTTCATGCTGTAGTCTCTGTCTAAGACTTGCTTTTGAACAATCTCCATTTCATGAGGCTTAATTTTATTGCCGTATTTGGCTAATAGTTGCTTCATCGTAAACTTATTCAAATAGTCTAGTTTCTGGAATGCCATTTTCAATTCGTCAACATCGATGACTTTAAACTTAGGACCTTCCATGAAATTGGAAATTGCAAAGCCTTTGCCACTACCAGCTCCACCTGCAAGAAAAACAACTTGACCATATGCTTTGCCACCGTTATAGACAATCTGCTTTTCTTGAAGTTGGTCTACATATTCATATTCTTTTTTATGGAAAAATTCTGAGAATTTCATAATAGTTCCTGTATTTTGTTTCTGATTGTGCTTGCATCAGTTGAAGATAATCTATTTACATTACCCGGATATGTAACATAAATTGCGTCATCTATATTAACGAATTCACCATTTTTAATTGATTGTGCTAAAACTCTATATGATCTATCAGATAAAAGATTTCCAGACAATTGAATTCCTAACGCATAAAGTATTGAAAGCGATTGTTGATTTGGAAATCCTGTTTCTTCTCGAACAATTTCAATTGATGATTTTAAGATTGAAACAGATATTGTTTTATTTACGACACTTGGATATTTTCTCTTTTCAAAAAGTGTATAAGTTTTTTCAGTTTTATTGGTGATGTCTGTAATTGATTTTGATGTTGTTGACGGAGTAACTCTACCGAGATTTATTGGAGTTGATCCTCTGCTTAATTCTAAAGTTTTTTTATAATTTTCAAGCGTAATTTCATGTTTAACGGCAGTAACAATATATTTTCCAGAATACACAATATCATTTTCTATGTTTGAATTTTCTGAATTTATTATTTTTTTGTAATGTGAAGGAACATTTAAATTTATAACTGTTCCTGTTCCTATATTGTTTGTTCCACCTTCAATTACAACTTCAACTTTAAATATATTTTTTGTAATAAAACCATACATATATTCAGATAACCAATTATTTTTCGAATGTCTTACAAATTTTGTTGATACAACAAGTCTTTCTCCTGGAAACTCATAATTGAGATCATCAAATTGAGAAAAAGATATATTTTTTGATATAATTGGATTTGTATAAAAATCTCCATTTACATCTTCGGTGACGTAAGATTTTTTGACAATATTCCATGTTCTTTGTATAGGATCAATTGATGTAACTTTAATGTTATACGCACCACTAAGCATTGAATCCATGTGATTAAAATTAGAAAGTCTTGAAAAACTATTTGTTTTAATTATATTTGATCCTAGATTTATTTCCACTCCATAATTTTCGTTCTCTTTATACACAATATTAAATACTTGATTACCCTGAGAACTAATTAAATTTTCTACACTACCAAAATAGTGAGATGATGCATCTCTGTCATCATTATTTTTAAATACAAATGGAGACGCCCTTTCAAAAAATACATAAAATTTTTTGTCTGAGCAAGACATTTTTGCCATTTGATCTATAGTATCATGTGGAGTAAGACCCGGGCAAATATAAGGATTTTCAAAATTTAAATTAACATCTTCAATTAATATGCCGTTAGATGTTATTTCGGAATATATACTATTAACCGCATTTTTAACTGTTGTATTTTTAAATGATCTAAAAATTTTTCTTTTAGATGATTTTACAAAAAATCGTGTTGTAAAAAAAAGTGTAAATGTCGTGCTTAAATCGATATTATTTAATGTTGATTTAGAAATTTTATAAACAACTAAATCTCTTCTCCACAATAAAAGATCATTTGTTATTTGTTTTGATATTTTGAGTTCAATTTCTTCACCGCCAGTAAGTAAAAATTTTTCAAGAATACCTTTTCTATCCACAACAGAAATCGTTCCAAATATTGAAGTGGAAAACATATTTTCTGAAATAACTATACCATTAAAGTCTGATAAAAGAGAAACAACTTCGCCATAAATCGTTTTCAAATTTAAAATGTCAATATTTACTTTACCGGTCAAATGAGTGCCGATATTTGAATCAAAATTATTTGGTCCAATAATTGCCATTTTATTCTATGAGTAAATTAATTGAAGATTTAAGATCGGAGTCAATTTTTGAAATAAAATTCGGTCTTAAAACTTTAATTTTTGATTTATTAACGTTCATTCTCAACTCACGTTCATAATCACTTTCAATAGTTATTGCAGATTTTTCTGAACTTGATAAAGAATTATATGTTGTAAAGTCTATAATATCTCCATTTGTATTGTAGTATTTTACAACTTCTTGAGCTTTTAATATACTGCCATATTTTGTTCTTATGTATCTTTCTAAAACGGCTGAACTTTTTGGCCATTCATCGTAAATGCTATACACATCATTTGTCATCAAAATAATCCAATCGTAGTTTGGATTTCCATAAACGTTTGTTGACACTTGATCAGGTCTTTCACCATCAGACACAATATAAGGAACAGATGCAATTAATGAATAATTTTTTATAATAGATTTTATTCTAAGTGAAGTTGTTATATCAATAGCACCAATTAAATCGTAATCGGAAACATTATAATCTATTTTTGGATATAAATTAAAAATAGACATTTTTTATAAAATTGTTTTAGAACTGAATTCCTCAACGGAATCCGAATGTGTATGATAAACAATTTCTTTTAATGAAAGTTGTAGATTTACTTCACTAGGAAAATATTTTCCATTTGAATTTTCAAAAAATGTAAGTTTATTTTGTGAACCATAAGTCACATTGACACTTTCAATTACACATTTTTTAGATTCAAATAAAGTAGCAATTAGTTCCTTCTTATACATAATTAGTGTGAAACTACACAAATTAGGATAACCAAATGTAAAGTTTGTTTCTCCTGGAAGCGCCCCACTCAAATTAACTCTGTCTATGTTTTCTGACGATGAAACTAAAAAATTTCCCTCTTTATCTTTTTCACTAGCATCTATTTCATCTCTACCACTTAACGCAGAACTTAAAATATCTGCATAATCATTTTGTTGACCCTTTCTAACACCAGAAGCAGCTTTAAATGTACCAATAATTTTTATCATCTGTTCTGCTTCATCTTTAGATGTCGGCCTCATTAAAAATGACAGTTGATGTGGCCTGAATTGCGGTCCTCTGTAAACTAATTGTGTAAAATTATTTATTGCCTCTCTTGTTAAAAATTCAATTTGACTTTTGCCTGAAAGTCCTCCAGATGCGAAAAAACCAGCACCTCCGGCGAGTGCTCCGATAACCTGTCTTTGCAGTGCTTCAAGACCACTTCCTGCAAGAACGCCGAGAGCATCTGTTATTGTTGATGTACCAGACGACGATGGTTGACCAAATATGCCATCAGCTTCAGCATATTGATTTCTAGCCGATGTTTCAAAAGAACTTGTCATGCGAATATATACTTTTGATCCAGAAGATTCTTCACCGAATGCGTTATAAAATGTGAATGCAGCAACAGGCATAGTAAAATCGGCGTGTGCTTCTTTTGTTCCAAATTCTAATCTATTATTTTCTCCAATCAGAGAAGAAATTGTATCACTATTTCCTATATTTGGTCTGAAAACTGCCATTGTAATTCCTTATTTTTATATTTTAAAGTATTTATATGCCATCATTTAAGGGTTATTTTAAACCAAAAAATTATCAAAAATATAAAGGTGATCCAACGAAGATCATTTTTAGAAGTTTATTGGAAAGAAAATTTATGAAATACTGTGATGATACAAGTTCTGTACTTCAATGGAGTTCGGAAGAAATCATTGTGCCTTATATTTCTCCGGTGGACAAAAGATGGCACAGATATTTTCCTGATTTTTATATCAAATTTTGTGATAAAAATGGGAAAATTCGTGAAAATCTGATTGAAATCAAACCAAAAATTCAGACTTCACCGCCAAAAGCTAAAGTATCTTCTGAAGGTAAGCCAACAAGAATATTTTTACGTGAAGCAATCACGTGGGAAGTCAATCAAGCGAAGTGGAAAGCAGCACAAGAATATTGTTTAGATCGAAATTGGGAATTTAAAATCATAACAGAGAAAGAATTGAGATAAATAGATAATGGCCATATTCGATAACGTTCTAAAACAAGGTATAAAACAAGGCATTACTCCTGCAAGAACTAAATTTGCTAGGGAGTGGTATCGTTCAGCAGCAGAAAGTTTATATAAAAGAAGAGTTTCTTCAGAAAATTTGCTTAAAGATGAAACACGCCTGGTAAATAATATTGTTTTTGGATACATGTATGGGTTTGTTTATGACCCAAAATTTAAAAATGAACTTCCGTATTATGATCAGTTTCCATTAATTTTTCCAGTAGAAATGTTGAACGATGGATTTTTAGGAATTAATTTTCACTATTTGCCACTTGTACTTAGAGCAAAATTAATGGATGCTTTATACACAACGATTTCAAATAGAAAATATGATGATACGACAAAAGTTAGAATTTCTTACGATGTACTTAAAAGTATAACAAAATTCAAAATGTTTAAACCAACTTTAAAAAGATACTTGAGAAGTCATATAAAATCAAACTTTTTACAGATATCATCTAAAGAATGGGACATAGCGTTGTTTTTACCAACAGAAAATTTCAAAAAAGCAACCAAAGATCGTGTATGGAACGACTCAAGAAATATGATAGGATAATCAATGGCTTTTAAAATATCAGAATTTAGAGCAGCATTTCCGAGTGGTGTAGCAAGGCCAAATTTATGGAAAGCAACTCTTACAACCAGCAGTTTGAATACACCAGTACCGTCAAATTTTACTTTTAGATGTGAAAAAGCCGAGTTACCAGGAAGAACAATTGCGACCGTTGATGACATAGGATCAGGTCCGCCATTAAAAATACCCTATGATGTAAATTACAATGACATTGAAATCACAATTATTTGCGGAAATGATTTTGCTGAAAGAATATATTTTGAAAATTGGATTGAAAGCATCGTAAAAACAAAAACCGATGACAGTAATTCCGGTCTTTTACGATATTATAATGATTATGCTAAAGGTAATGTACTTACATTAGAACAAATTAATGATTCAGGAGAGTCTCTCATAACTTATAAACTCAATGATATATATCCTGTATCTATTAGTTCGATGAATCTTTCTTGGGAAGAGATAAATACTTATCAGCGATTTAGTGTAACACTTAATTACAGATATTATGATGTTGATTTATCAGGATCAAATATAGCAAAAAAGTAGTAAATTTTTAATTATTTTTGGAGAATATTATGCCTTTACCTAAAATTAGTGCACCAATTTTTGAATTGATTTTACCATCAACAAGTAAATCAATTAAATATCGACCATTTCTTGTCAAAGAACAAAAAATTCTGATGATCGCTTTAGAAAGTGGTGAAGAAAATGACATTAATAATGCAATAAAACAAATCATTAATAATTGTTCAGTTGATGATATAGACGTTGATAAACTTCCTACATTTGATGTTGAATACTTTTTTACAAGATTAAGGGCTAAATCAATCGGAGAAACTGTTGATTTAATCATGAGACATAAAAACCTCAAAAACAAAAGTGGAAAAGAATGTAATGGTGAAACGAAAATAAGTGTAAATCTGATGGAAATTGAGGTTTCGAAAAAAGATAATCATACAGATAAAATTATTCTTGATGAAGAAACTGGCATCGGTGTAAAAATGAAATATCTTACCATGAATCCATTGAATAAGACAGATGCTAAAACTGATTTGGATTTAGCAACAATTTCAATTATGAATTCGATTGACTATATTTTTGATAAAGAAGAAATCTATAAAAAAGAAGATCAAACCGAAGAAGAAATTATGGACTTTATTGATAATCTTTCACAAAAACAATTTGAAAAATTAGCTGAATTTTTTGAAACAATGCCAAAATTAAAACATAGTGTAAGTTGGACATGTAAAAAATGTGGTGAAAAAGACACCGTTGAAGTTGAAGGTATGTCAAATTTTTTCGCCTTTTGATGGGGCATGAGACACTTCTGAATCACTACAAGATAAATTTCTCTCTCATGCAACATCATAAATATAGTATACGAGAATTGGAAGAAATGATTCCGTTTGAACGTGATATTTATATTATGTTACTTTCTCAATTCATAGAAGAAGAAAATAAAAAAATACAAGATCAAAATCAAAAAATGAAAATGAGAGGGGGAAGTTAATGGCTGAAGAAAAAAAACTTGCAGAAGGAGAAAAACCAGCTGAAGATTGGATGCAAAAGAAATGGCGTCCTATGATGGGTTGGCAATATATGTTTGTTTGTGTTTTTGACTTTGTTGTGTTTCCTATCATGTTTACAATTGTTCAGTTTTGGGAAACACAAGCCGCAAATGATGCTTTCAGACAATGGGTTCCACTCACACTCAGTAACGGCGGATTATATCATTTAGCGATGGGCGCTGTTCTTGGTATTACAGCGTGGTCACGAGGCCAAGAAAAAATGGCTGGTGTAAATTCATCTTCAAGTAGCGTGGGGGTTAATGTTGGCGGTGGAATTGGCGGTAGTGCTATAAGTGGAATGATGTCAAATTCAACATCGTCTAACGTATCAATGACTAGAACATACGATACCGTTACACCAATTGTGTCTTCGCAGTCTTCATATGCACCGTCATCACCGAGACAATCTTCCGTGTCAGCAACTGGTGTACCAAATTTAGAAAGAATGAGACAAGCGGATCCAGATAACGTACTTGACCGCGGATAATACTCATGGCTAATTACGCAGCAGCATTAGGTAAACTCGCTGCCGAAAAAAGTTCAGAAACTGTTTCAGGATTTGCTAGAGGTGCTAAACAGGCAGTCCTTTCAGAAATGCCAGCATTAACTGGTGCTGTTGGATTTGCTTCAACCCTTAAAAAATATGCTGGATCAAAAGATAAAGAAGCAATAGCGGAAGTTGAATCCGTCAGAGAACAGAGAACTAATAATGTTATAAGTCTTGAAATGGTAAAACAGCTTCGTGCTGTGAATGCAAATTTATCAAATCAAATAAGATTTGCTGCAAAAGCGGAACAAAGAGCAAATGCAGCAGCAGCATTTACTGAAGAGAACGAAAGAGAAAAAGCACTTCGTGATAAAGAACTGATTGATGCAATTAAAAAGTTGCAGGGCAGATCAATGGGTGGGCAATTTGGTGTTGATGGTGATAAAGACTCCGGATTTTTTGGAAAATTATTATCAAATGTTATAACACCTGATGTTCTTAAAAGAGTAGCGGAAGCTGCCGCAGCTTACGGTCTCGGTAGATCCGTATTAAACAGAATTCCTTTACCAGGTGGTCCATCAGGAAGAACACCTCCAACACCTCCATCGCAGCCTAGAGCGCCTGCTCCAACAACATCACCAATACCTCAGCCTGCGCCATCAACTCAACCAAAACCACAACAACCACCAAAGCCGCCTGGTAAAGTAATACAATTTCCAAATCAGAAAATTCCATCGCCACCCGATTTACCTAGTGGAGGCGGTGGAATTTTAAAAGGTTTAGGAAGTATAGCAAGAGTTTTGGGTTGGGCAGGACTAGCAATAGGTGCGATATTAGAAGTTCCTGAATTTATAAAAGATATTAAAGATTGGTGGAAAAGTCCCAAGTGGGGTGGTTGGGATGAGCCGCCTTCTTCAGATAAAGGCTCAGCACAGCGATATGGTTCAGGTTCTGGTGAACATGACACAAAATCGATGTTTAAGTCAGGAGAAAAAGTTCCTCTGAATGTACGTCAAAATAATCCTGGTGCTATGAGATCTCCCGGCGCAAACACAGGATTTCAAACATATAAAACACCACAAGAGGGTGTAAGCGCATTAGAGAGGCAGTTGTATCTTTATTTAACAGGAAAATCACAGGCAGCTGGATATAAAAAACTTGATACCATTGAAAAAATAATACCTGTATATGCACCTAAAAGTGATAAAAATGACGTTAAAAGTTATATTAATTTTGTTTCAGAAAAAACTGGTATTCCTCCTGATAAAAAATTAACGCCAAAAGATATACCTGCGATTGCAAGAGCAATCACAGAAATGGAAGGCGGTAAAAAAGCGGTTCAATATTTTTACGGTGATAATAGAGGCTCAGCACAGCGATATGGTTCAGGACCACCTCCACCACCTGGCGGTGGTGGATCAGATGGGCCAACATCAAGAGTTTTAGATACTGGAGATGAGACATCTAGACTTTCAGCAAGATATCCAGGCGCATCAATAGATACTGGAGATGAGACATCTAGACTTTCAGCAAGATATCCAGGCGCATCAATAGATACTGGAGATGAGACATCTAGACTTTCAGCAAGATATCCAGTGGCTCCGATCGGAAGAGGAACACTTCTTTTAGAAGATCCGCTGTTAGATATTGTAAAATTTTCAAAAGAAATTGCAGTAAATACTAAAATAACTGCTAAAGGTATTGAAAATCAAAACAAAAATTTAGAAACTAACTCCCGTAGTTTTAAATTGGCAGTGCTTGGAAAAGAAATTCCACCAAAACAAGATCAATTTTCAGAATACTATCAGAAAAGACAAAAAAGTTTAACAGAGCAGTTTGAAAAAACAACTAACGACTTAATTAAAACAACCATCACTAAAGCGATATTTCCAAGAGGTATACCAAGTGGTATAGCAAGGGAAACAGAAAGAGATAGGCGCCCAGGATTCTTAGGAAATAGAATCTCTCAATACATTGATCTTCAGAAAAAAATAACACCAACGGCGAATAAAATTTTCGGTAAGCAGTTTGGTGGTCAATACGCAAACATATTTTCTCAAGCTGGCAGTTTAATTTTGGATAAAGGTGCAAATGCACTTGGTTCAATGTTAGGTTTTGATGATAGTAAGCCTTATAGCTTTCAGCAAGTTTTAGGAAACATCCTTACAAAAGGTAGGGGTAAAGAAGCAAAAGCGCAAAGAAAACTTGGTCGTGAACAAGCAATCTATTCAATGCTTGGAATTCCTACAGGCGCAACCTCAGGATTAGCATTCCTACAAAAAGAATTTCCAAGTTTATTTGGTACATTGGGTCCTGGTGCTTCACCAACTAATCAAATTGCAGAGTTGACAAATTTCATAACTGGGCGAATTGATCCAGGAAAATATTTTAGTGGAATTTTAGGCGGTGCAATGGGCATGATTCCAGGCTCCGCTTCGCAAGCACAGGGCCGCGGCGGTATATTAGATTTTCTTTTTGGCTCTAAATCATCTCAAGATACAAATATTTATGGATATGCTCCCGTTGGCGCAAACAATTTAAACAAAGTTACGACTTACGACGGTCTTCCGATGACGCGCCGTGATGCAAACGTTTTAAAAGCTCATGAAAACTTTTCTGAAACAGCAACAAATCAACAAGAAGGATTTTTTAACCAACTAGGAACCGGTTTAAGTAATGTTTTCAACTCAGTTGGTGGTGGATTAGCGAATGTGATGGGTAGTTTGATGGGCGGCGGTGGCTTAGGTGGAATACTGCAATGGGGATTTAATTTACTTGCAAGTTTATTCAGCGGTATGGGTGGTGGAACTGGTGGAGGTATGTTTGGTGGTGGCGGTTTCTTTGAAGATTTAGGAAAAGCATGGTCAGGAGAAATGTCGTGGGGTGACGCTATTCTGAACACAGGAATGAAAGTTGGTGGAAATTTAGCTACAAATTATGCAGCATATGCACTTACAAAAAATATAAAGAATCCTTATGTTAAACTTGCAGCACAACAGGGCGCAAATTACCTCATAAAGAGTGGTTTACAATTTGGTGCGGGCGCATTAGGTTACGGTGATGTTGCAAGTAAATTTTTAGGAAAAGATACAGGGCTTACTACAGCACTCAAAACTGGAGATTTTAGTAATCTTAATCCATTTAAGACTGGTGGTCCATCCGGCTATGGTCCAGGCGAAGTCGGATTAGCTGGTCCAGGGACGAATATAACGATGCCGACTTCAACTGGCATTTTAACTCCGTACAATGATTTTGGAACCACAACAGCGACGACTGATTTAACGGGTTATATAGAACCTGGAACAACGTCAATATTTGGAAATACGGGCGCGGCGGCCTCTAGTGCAGTATATGATATAGCCGATGATGCAACTTTCAATGCAGTAGAAGCACTAGATTCGTATATTGGCACAGCGGCAGAATCTGCGATTTTAAGTGCAGCAGCTATAGATGCTAGTACCGTTGCTGGCGTTGCATATGATATTGGCGGTGATGCTATAGCATCAGCAGGATCAAGCGTTTTTGGAGATTTAGCAGCTAGCGCAGGTGGGATTCTTCCTTATGCTGGCGCAATCATTAAACTTTTCCAAGGCGACATTTTAGGTGCTGCGGGTTCAGCACTCGGTGGATATCTAGGAACATTCTTAACTCCGTGGCTAGGACCACTTGGACCAATTGTAGGAAGTTTCTTAGGAAGCTTCATAGGTGGTAGTAAAGCAGATCCAAGAGTTACTTGGGCAATTTATGTAAACGGTAATAGTGATCCCACTGCGGGCGGTGCTATTGATTCTGGCAATAAAACACCAGATGAGATGTATACTGGCGCTCAAAAAATAGGTATTATGCTTTTTGCAATGGTCAAAAGAGTTCAACTTACTCTTGGTGGTGGTCCTTTAGCATACGATTATTTTGTTCTTGAATTGCATGGGAAAGCTAAAACAGCATATCTGTTTGTTGGTAACGGTACTGTTAGAAAACACGGTGATAAAGAAATATGGAAAGCGCCAATTGAAGATATAAGTAAAAAAGAAGTATTTAATTCAATGGCAGATGCTCTATTGACTGCAATGACTGAACAGACAGCAGCAGACAAAGCAAAAACAGCAAAAGCGTCTGTAAGTAAATTAACGAAACCTGAACTTGAAACTGGCAATGTTATTGGCACAGGTGAAGAAGTTAAAACAGTTACTGGCCAAACGTTTGCAAATAAGTTCCAAGCAAAGTTTAGAGAAGCCGGTTATGATGGTGGCGGTTACGATCCTGAAGGCGGTTCTATGCCTGGTATGTATGTTCCTAGACAAGTTTACAATGCTGCGCTGGATTCAATGGTTGATGAAGAAAGTCCATTAATCTTTGGATATAATAAAGAGGGCCAAGCAGTTGATCTACAAGGTAATGTAGTAGATTTTAGTAAGTATGCTACTGCTGCTGGATTTACTGGATCAACAGCAGTTAAAGAAGCGTATAAAGAAGATTACATAGGAAGTGGCGAAGACGCCGGTGGCACAAATTACTACGCACGAAAAGTTTTCAATGTAAAAACAGGAAAATATCAAGAAGAAGAGAATTTAAAAATTGTTGGTTATGATAGAGAAGGTAACGCAGTTATTAAAGCTAAGAGTGGTGGTGTATTTTCGGGATCAGAAAAAGGTTATCCAGCGGTTCTCCATGGCACTGAAGCTGTCGTTCCACTTCCTGATGGAAAAACAATACCCGTTAAATTCAGTGGCAAATCAATTATTGATGATACAACTAAAGATGATTCTGAAAATATTGAAAAATCAGCTAAGTTATTAAAATCTATTGAAAAAAATTCAAAATTCCTCTCTTCACTATCTGATATATTAAAAATTATGAAGGGTGAACCAGGAAGCGTTTCTTCTGGTCCCGCACGGGCGTCATCTACGACATCTTCTGACGCTGATCCTGAAGATCCAATAGTTAAAATAGTTGATAGTCTAGCGAACATTGAAAAATATACAAAAGGTTTTCTTAATAAGCAGTTACAAGTGCAAGTAACATCATCATCTCCGGTGACGCCAACAGGAAATAATGCTAAAACAAGCCAGCAGCAAAATTTATATGGAACTTATAATTGGTCTGAGGAAGAGGATAGAAATGCGAGGGATTATGCGCGGGCGAATCAGCCGAGCGGCGCTTATAGTGCTTTAATGAATTATCAAATTAATCGCAATTCTACCGGCAATACTACCGGCAAGGACACCGCACAGATTGCCAATGAATGGTGGACCAATTATGGTTCATCGCTAAAAATTGGCGACTTTATGTATAATCCTGAATATCAGTCAACACAAGGAACTGTACTCACAAGGCTTAGTAATGATATTTTTCAAATTAGTATAGATAAAGAAGGTAAAGTTTCAAGCATTAGTGGACCAAAAGTGCCACAAGGAAAAACTGGAGGAATTCTTTCTGGCCCAGATTCCGGTTATCCAGCGATTCTTCATGGCACTGAAGCTGTCGTTCCGCTGCCTGATGGAAAAACAATACCTGTTAGTTTCGGTAAAAGTATAACAGAAAATATTCAAAAAATAGCAGACAATACGCAGCCTCTTTCCAAAATTCAAGAGAATACAGAAGAGTTTGTTGAACTGCAAGATCCATCCACAAGAAAAAGAGCGTTATCGGCTACCTATAAACCGCTGCCCGGTACTCCGCCGGAGATAAAAATGTATTTCTTCGGTGCAACTGACGGTGTTGGTGTAACAGACGGTGGATTATCGAAATCAGCAGCACCAACAACGTCAGTTGTACCAACAACGTCAGTTGCACCAACAACGTCAGTTGCACAGAATAGCAGCACATTAAAACGCGGAACGATAGAAAATAAGAGACTCAAAAAAACTTTTGAACTTCCTATAAATTGGAATACTATGGATTTGTCGCAGCGGGCTCTATGGTATTCAAGTAATGGATTTACCGGAGACGATCTTAGACAATCTCTTGGTTTTAGTCAATATGATGTTGATCAGTTAGATAGCGCACTGATGGAAGTAAGTGGGCCCGTCAAGTTTTTTAATCCTCTAACCAAAAACAACTGGAGTGAGCAAGAAGTATTGGATATTAATAAATCTTGGGGATTTTATATTATGCCGGGTGATGGTAGAATAATATCAGTTCCGAATGGCGTTACTCGTGATTCTACGGGAAATTATGTTCCTGGAGGACTTGACTGGAAAAAAATGACTCTGCGTGAAAAAGCTCAGTGGTTTAATGATAATAGTATTACACCAAGCATGTTACTGGATAAATTTCCTCTTTCAGACATAATTCTTTTATCAAAAAATGGCTATAAGATAACGCAACAGGATGCAGAAAATGTTTTAAGAGCATCGGGAGATCCAGTCAAATATAAACAGTTGATGGAGGGTGCCGGTTTACCAACACCTAAAATATTACCAACTTTAAATTTACAAAGGGGTAGTGGTTTTACAATAGATGATGTTAAAAGATATCAAAACGAATATGGTGTAGATGTGGCGAAAAATGCTCCAACATTTAGCGTTTCAGCCGAGGAAATTTCAGCAGCAAAGGGGTATGCATTAGAAACTGTTAGTTCAGTTTTAGCACAAGGTGCGGCAATAAATAATAATTCTGCTGTCGTAAATAGCGGAAATGTTAATAACAACACGACAATAATTAATAATAATTCAGTAGACGAATCTCAAAGATATGGTAGAACAGCTTATGAAATGATTCCGTGACGGAATAACGCAAATCAGATAACAAGCCGTGTGCAACGACAAATAGATAAAAAAAGGTGACATTTCTGTCACCTAAAGTACCACTATGGGAACCAAGGAGAAATTAATCAATCATCTTCAGCTAATTTTTCAAAATAGCTCAAGTCTTCATCATCATCGTCTTCGGCAATCTTTGCGATTGGTGCAGATTTTGTAACAGGCCTTTCAATTGATGTAGCAGCAACAGCAACAGTTGCACCAGCAATTCCCAAGACAACATTTAAACGTTCTTTGATTTGATCATACGATTTGAAGTTTGTATGATCTAGAAACTCACCGAGTTTGTATTCGGATTTCCAAATGCGTTCAAGATCATCATCATCTTTTGAAAGCGGGCTTGGGCTATCAAATTCTGATTTATCATAATTTTGATAACCTTCAACTTTACGAATCTTCAATTTGAAGTTTGCGCCTTCCCACAAGTCAAAAGGATTGACGGGTGTTTCATCTTCAAATTCAGGATTCATCAAGTCATTCAATTTATCAAAAATTTTCTTTCCGAATTTGAAGAGAAAAACTTTACCATCATTGTCAGGATTGCTCGGATCTTTAACAACATAGATGTTAGAGATATACTGAAGTTTCCGCTTTTGTTTGCGAACAATCTCTTTATTTGCTTCAATACCTGAATTCCAGAGAACGGTGTTGTGTTCGCACACAGGACACTTTTTGTTAATTGTTGTCAAACAATTATCGATCAACCATTGACCCGTGGGTCCCTGAATGGAATGAGAAAAGATTTGAATCCAGGGCATATCTTCACCCTCAGGTGAAGGCAGAAATCGAATCGTCGCCATGCCGTTGCCTGCTTTGTCAACAGTTGGTTTCCAGAATCGATCATCTTCATATGATTTTTTGCTACTCTCTTTGTCAGTCAACTTTGAGAGTTCGCCTGAAAGTTTTTCCAGTGCTTGGGTGCGTGATTTTTTAAGATCAGCGAATGAATTTGCCATGTTGTATTACCTCGTATTTAAAATGTATTAAAAAATATATTACTTTGTGTATTACTGTTATCCACATATTTCATTATCTACATGTGTATATAGCAATTCTACATGCTTTTTTGGCATAAGTAAAGCACAAATTTTTCTTTTTACAACTTTTTTTATTTCTGTACTAACTGCTTTAACGTCTGCTTTTGCTTCACTATGTCTACTTTTAAGAATGGCTGGTATTTTTTGCATAATTTACTAATATCGGTATAAATTGGATCAAATAAAAGTTTGTCAGATTTGTGTGTAAACTTTAGTATTGAATCTAAAATACATAACGATTCAATACTGATTTCTTTGTGTAAATATTTTTGAATGATTCGTGGATGATTTCCGTTAATAGTTTGAAATAATTTATTGAATTCATCAATATCTAACTCAGAAATAAACTCCATTTCTGATTTGAAATGGTAAGAAAGTGATTCTTGTTTTCTTTTCCATTCTTTATACCGCTCTTCACATTCATCAGACAAAAGTTCACCAACCCAGATATTTGTCTGATATAGAAAGTTTGCAACAAGAAAGTCTTCAAGATATTTGTCTTTGCGATTACCAAGTTTAGCAAAAAATATTCTGTCTTTTCGTTTTAGAAAACTATCCAGTGTAACTTTAGTCTTCTTATTGTACTTGAAATAATCGTAATTGTCAAGTGTAAAGTGATGTTTAAGTGCTAAATAAATTCTGTATGCTTCAATAGCTTCCATCTTCGTCAATTGGTAATCTCGCTTTTCTTGCAATCATGTTTAGATCAATCGCTTCAGTTTCAATTCGGCTTTTCATACGAGGAGAAACTAGTGCTGCTGCGGTTTCAACTTCAATTTTTCTCTCTTCACAATATAAAACAATGGCATCAATCATGCTGATTGGTTTTTTATCACGCATAATGGTAATAATGCTTCGTTCAAATTCTTTAGCAGTTAATATATTTAAATTCATTTCTTTAGATTCGCATTTTGATTTTTTGGACATCTTTTTCCCAACGATAGAAAATGTGATCACCAATTTGTACAACTTTTGTCGCAGTATTAATCCACGGCGGTTTCACATATATCGCATGAAAGTGTGTTGCACCTTCTACAACGTCTATCATAACATCTTTTTTGTATTTTGTCAAGAGAAATTCTGCAACTTTGTATGATTGTTTCCACATGTCATCGTTCTTAGGTTTATGATCTTTTACAATGCAATACCAAGAGAACTGACAATTTTGTGTTACAATTCCTTTGATTGTTTTAGGAAATCTGTTTTCCTTGTCACTTAAACGATTAAGAACTACCATACCAACAGCAATCTTACCAACTGATGGCTGATTTCCTGCTTCGTGATATATATTGAGTGCCATCCAGTATAAGTCTGTTTTGCTTGCGTCTTTGCTCTTCAAGAGTGTTTGTGGATCAATCGCATACACCGCTTTACAAAAAGTTAGAGAAAAGAGTAAAACTACAACCTTCTGTAAGGTTTTCATATTTGCTCTCCGTAACGTGAAACATTTTTTATTTAGACGAACAAAATTTCTTCTGGCAGCGAAGTTTTTCTATGAATAATATCATTTGCGATTTCAGAATCAACCAAATTTATATCAACCCACCAATCTTCATACGGTTTATCACCTTCAACAATCACATCACCGACAAGTAGAGTATAGCCTAAATCACTAAAGATTTTTCTGCTTTTCTCACGAATTTTTTGATTTCCTAAGTATACGTCTGTTTCATAAGAAATAAAACCAAATCTGTAATCTTTCATTGGAAGTCTTTCTAAAGTTTTTAATGTATTGATACTTGGATCAACATCTAATTGAAGATAATCTATTGTTTTATTTTCTTTAAAGTAATCACCTAAAAGTTTATTGTAATTTACAGTTAATGCATTTTCGCACACAAAGTAGCTCTCTGGGCGTAAAACCTTCCATGGAAATTTCATTTCTTGCAAATAGTCTAAACTTATACCTTTCCATCCATAAAGTTCAGCAATAACATAAGTGTTATTTGTATGGTCAGGCACGTTACATCCTATTTCAAGATATGTGCCATTAGTTTTACCTTTTGTTAAAGAAAGAATCATTATATCTTGCATTGCTTGAGAATAGCTTCGATTGATAACATCACATCTTGAAAAAGGATATCTAAAAGTTTTATTTTGAATTTTAGTATAGAATCTATCACTAGGTAACATTTTATTCGCCAATAATTTTCTCGTATAATTCTACCAATTTTACTGGATTCCATGCGTCATAAAATTCTTTGTACGGATCAATGCCAATCGCAAGAATTTCTTTGATGCTTGTTTTGTTTAAATTATTGTAATCTCTAATTACATGTTTAAAAAAGTTTGATTCGTTTATACCAAAAGGTTTTTTTGATTCAATTGCCCTGTCTATAGAACTACTCACACCGAGCGGAGGACCTACAGTATGGTAATAAATGTTGATATCGTTGATATTAAGCCATTGAACAAGATTTCTTTTTGTAAAGAATTCACGCACAATATTCACTTCGACATTTTCAGCGGCGATTTCTTTACATATGTTACCTAACATATTTGAAAATTTGCCTGTAGAATCTACATAAGCTCCATCTGTAATATGGACATTTAATAACACATTTTCATTAGCGAAATCTTTATTTACTTTTTCAACAAGTTCATGTAAATTTTTAGTTGAATTGCCGATACCACTTGTTCCAATCTTAATAACATCAGATTGCGGCGCAGTGTATTGAATGTCATCATAATAAAGTAATGGTGGCATTCCAGAATGTACATTATCTTTTGTTGGATGATTTGGATCAGTGTAAACGTATTGATCAACGCCAATGTATCGTGTTTCGTGTTCATGGCCTGTGATCATAATTTGTTTTATACCGAAATCGTTTTTAATCGGTCTCGTAAATCCTGAGTCTAACCATTCGAGTGCCATTGGATGATGGTTGTATATTACAGCATGAATATCTTCCGCAGCAATTCTATTTTTAGCTTCATCTCTACTTCCTGTTGGAAAAAATTCATACTGATATTTTGATTTTACAGATGATAATGCATCATATAATGATTGTGAGTATTGATAAATTCCACACTTTTCTTTTGGTCCATTGATGATAAGAACTTTCATAAATGTACATGCCTTATAGGTTTTAGATTTGGATTATACTCGTAAGTTTCCAATTCATTGATTAATAATTGGATCGCAACATCATCATCTATTGTATCACTAAAACAGTGTTTTGCGTAGTATTTTCCTTCACCAGTCAAACAAGATTTCATTTCTTTACTAAAGCAAAAAAAGGTTTTCTGTGCATCTTGATTGTTTGCTCTGGTGTGAGCATAACTAAATGGTCCACTATTTTTACCAATGATCTTATCAGCAAATGTACTGATATAAGATATGTGTGGTAAATTACCAACTGAAGAGCCAAAAATGTCATCAGTATAAACAATGTTGTTCTTTTTAAGATTTAATTTATCACAAACAACAAAAAGAATTTCACTATAGTCTGATGTGATGATATCTATAATTCTTTTCATATCACCCATATCACTTTGTTCACTGTGTTGCTTACCATTACAAAACATTACAATTTTATGATTTTTATGTTTATCACACCAAGCATTTGCGATGATATAATTTGCATCGGTAGATTTATATGTTATCGTAGGAAGAAAATCAAAATGATTTCCTACGATATCAGTTTTAAAAACAGACTGATGAAGATCATTCCAAATTCTACGCAGTGTCATGAAATTTGCGTGTTCACCATGATTTAAATACTGACCAATCCATGCACCAACCCAAGTATTGATATACAAAGTTTTTTTCTCAGCATCATATCCTTTTTTCATGAATGTATTCATACATGCATAAGGAAGTTGCTCCATTTTAATTAATTCACACGGTAAATCTTGAGTTGTAGAAAAATGGTTGTTGTGGGCGTAGTAAGCTGGCGCATCAATTTTATTGATAAAATATTTTACATACTCACGATTGATAAAAACATCACCGTTTCTCCAGTGATTGAAGAAAATTAATTTATTAATTTCCATATATTTTAACTTCCGGACACGGAACAATCATTTTTCCTCCAGCATTGAGATATTCTTGTTCACGATTTAAAAATTCGTCAATGAAATGCCAGGGTAGCACCAAAAGATAATCAGGCTTTGCTGCCCGCATTTCTTCTTCACTCACAATAGGAATATGTGTGCCAATCGTTTTCAATCCAAACTTATATGGGCTTCGTTCAGCAATGGCCGTAATTTCGTTTGCAGTCAATCCAAAGTATTGAAGTAATGTATTACCCTTTGTACTTGCGCCGTAGCCGTAGATTGTTTTGCCTTCTGCTTTGATGTCTTTAATGAGTTTAGTTAAATCACGCTTCATAATCTTAAGGCGCTTTTCAAAGTTATCCCATACACTTGCTTTGCGAATATTCAGAACGTTACCCTCATATGCTAAAATACTTGCGACTCGTGTTTCACATACGTCACGCAAAGGTGCTGAACCAAACTTCGCTGGATTTGCTTTCTCTTTTCTGAAATAAATTCTAAAACTACCGCCGTTAGTGTCGTTCAAAGAACAATCAACACATCTAAATCCAACTCTGCCAAACAAACCAAGCAATGATGTAAGATCATAATAATATACATGCTCGTGGCAAATATTATCAAAAGCCATTTGTTTGAGCATCAATGGTGTGTAACTCATCTGAAGAACGATAACACCATCATCATCCAAAATATCGTACATATCTTGTACGAATGGTTTCGGATCATCTAAATCATAAAACATTGCAATACACGTAATGACTTTTGCTTTCTTATGTGCGACAGTCGTTTTATTCCACGCATTTTTTGAAAAGTAATCTTGAACAATTTCACCATGTAGTTTCGATTCTTTTAGATATTCATCATTGCAAGGATCAATGCCGACTCGTTTCACATAAGGTGGCACATAACTCAAAAGTGTGCCGTCATTACATGCAATATCTAACCAAATATCATCTTTTTCAAGATTCATTCGCTGAAGAATTTCACCGACGATTCTATTCAGTTCAGCTTTCATACTAGAATTGATACCACTTCTATACCAATACTGACCCCACATAGAATCGTGCGGCGCTAAATCATGCAGTCGTACGGCGCCTAGCGTACCATCTAACCATAAATCTAAACTGTATCTGGAACGATTTTTTGTATCTTCTTCGCTCTTTACGAAATCACTTACGTAGTGTTCGCCCATACTTACTAATTTTGCCATATCAATATTCCTTATAAGATTTTTCTTCTATAATTTTTGATCCATATTTTAGATTGATTTCTTTTTTAATTGCTGCACGTTTATCATTTGTCGTATATACTTTTCTAGCCAAACGAATAAATTTGAAATCAAAAACATGATTTAGTTCATGCTCACGAATTTCATCTTCAATCTCCCAAAGTTCCATATTAATGTTATAAAGCTCAGTAAAATATGGTGCAATTTCATATGCAACATCTCTGTACTCAGGAAGTTTAGATAAAAGATCCCATTCATTCTTTACATTCTTCAATTTTTCAGAATCATCAATCTGCTGTAATTTTATCTGAAGAATGGTGAGTTTGTCAATCAATTCCCCTAAGCTAATCGGCACATAAATCATTGAAGATTTTTCCTTTGATATTAAAATTTTTTCATTTGAACCAAATTCTCTTTGATAAATTGTTTTGCCTTTATCCGGACTTTCATATACATAATTCATTTCATGTCCTCCATGACCATTTCTTTCACTAAATCATAAAATGTATATTCAGGTTTCCATTGTAAAACTGATCTTGCTTTCATTGAATTGCCTAATAAAGTATTCACTTCAGCTGGTCTATAGAATTTTTCTGATACTTCAATAAGAACATTGCCAGTTAATCTATCTATGCCTTTTTCGGATGATCCAACGCCAGTCCAAATAATTTCTTTTCCTAAAATCTTAGCGGCAACTTCACAGAAATCACGGACACTTTGTTGAACACCGGTTGCAATCACATAATCATCCGCTCTTGTTTGTTGAAGCATAAGCCACATTGCTTTTACAAAATCTTTTGCATGGCCCCAATCTCGTCTCGCATCTAGATTGCCTAATTGAACTGGGCCTTCACCACGAATTGCTCTCACTAAACCATGTGTGATTTTTCTCGTAACAAAATCTACACCTCTTCGTGGACTTTCGTGATTGAATAGAATACCGTTACAAGCAAATAAATTATAACTTTCACGATAGTTGACTGTGATCCAGTAGCCGTATAGTTTCGCTACAGCATAAGGGCTTCGTGGATAAAACGGTGTGCTTTCTGTTTGTGGAACTTGTTGAACTTTGCCAAAGAGTTCACTTGTTGATGCTTGATAGAATTTGCAGATTTGATGTTCAGATAGTTTTCTAACAGCTTCAAGCATATGAAGAACACCAACACCATTTGCGTCAGCAGTATATGCAGGTGATTTAAAACTAACCGAAACATGTGATTGTGCACCGAGATTATACACTTCATTTGGTTTAATGTCCATAATGATATTGTGTACATTTGATGCGTCTGATAAATCTCCGTAATGAAGATTTAATTGTGATTTAATATGTTCAATGTTTTGAAGATTATATGTACTAGTGCGTCTAACAAGCCCATGCACATCGTAACCTTTAGACAAAAGAAGTTCCGCTAAGTAAGAGCCATCTTGCCCCGTGATACCAGTAATAAATGCTTTCATCAAATTCACTGTCTTTCACTAATAAAACGATTAAGTTCTTTTGCTTTTGCTATGATAGTATCAACAGATGGATATGGTGTAAAAGTAAATGGTGGTATTTCTTTGCCTTTTGCTCTAGCATCATCTGCTTTAGTATTCCAAATTTGTTGTTCAAAATCTCTCATTGTAAAATAGTCATGATCAACTATATCTTTTGCCATTTTGAGAATTTCTAATCGTATACCAAACGCCGTATCACTCATAATAGTCTCCTTTAAATGTGTGTGAGTGTGTGGTGAGTTATTCTGTTACGAGGAAACTCACCGAAACCCTAAGCCGTGTTTAGGCGGCTAATGCAAATCTTTCGTCGTTTGCGTTTAACGTTTTGCTAGGATTACGTCCTTCGCCTGTCGTGTTGTCCATTTCCGTACTCTTTGCTCCGTCGAAACCAGTACAGGCCCATCAAAAGCATCCTACTGCGGCGTGAACACATACAATCGTCACCACAACAATTGATCATTCACCGTATTCTCCCTTGTAGGTAGGGTCGCTGGTTAGGCGTCTTTCGCTGCCATGCTTTTGGTGGACCTGGGCGGATTTGAACCGCCGTCCGCAACATGTTTCCTTCAACTTCATACAACAATATTTTATTTAGTGATTATATCATGCTTCAACAAATTGTTCAAGTGCAGGTGCTTTCCAATGCTTAGGTTTCATCACTTTACCATCAGAATTTTTTAGAACATATCCTGTATCAGGATCAATCTTATCTAAATTACTTCTTGCAACTTCTTCCCATGCACGTTCTACATTCCAACCTTTCATATGACAATAACCAATAATCACCCAAATCATGTCCATACATGCATCCAATTTCTCTGCGTCATTCTTTGCATCTATGTATTCTTCAAATTCCTCATGAATTAGTTTATCATACAATTCTATATTTTTAGGTGTGCGAAGTTGCTCACACGCTTGAATAAACCTTACTACATCGTGAACCATTTGTTGACTCATGCATTCCCCTTTATGTTTAAAAAATTTGAAAGAAATTTCTTTCCGTTACTATCACTATATTGTTGGACTTCTTTCAATTCTTTTTTTGGCGGTACAAAGATAGGTCGGTTCTTTGGTATATCGCCACAATATTTCTTAAATTCTAAGCACTTTCTACATACACCACAATCGTTATTTGTATTGCACCAGCTCACATACTTTTTCACATCGTCTGGTATTCTTTGCCATTGTTGCGTCTTTGTTTCAAATTCTAATGGCGCCCAAAACTTAATTGTTGGATGAAGTGTATACCATGCTGTCATGATTCTTTCAAAATTTTTTTTTCTTTCTATCGGATGATTAAAATTTCTATGGGATTCGTTATAATGCATTCCCCACCAAACTTCATTGATATCATCTCTTGATGCTACAATTAGATATGATGTAAATACAAACCACATCAATTGATTCGTCCATTTAGATCCATCAATTTGATTGGGAAAATCAAATTCCATAATTTCATTTCCGTATACAGATGCTATTTTTTTACACTTAGCATAATCTAGCCCGTATGTGTAATTTTTTCTAGGTACACCACATATCAATAACAAATCTTTTTTATCTGCTATCGTGAGAAGTGCTGTGCTTTCAACACCGCCACTAAAAAGTATGAGTCGCCTCTTCAAATTTTTTCCTGTATTCTCTAAACAATTCGATGTAATCATTCCGCTTTTTGACAAAGACTTGCGGTTCATCATTTTCAACTGCTATCACAACCGCAAGTCTTGAAACTGGTATTTTGGTACGCTCTTCATACATCACAGCATATGCAGCGCATTGCATGAAATAGTTGACAATCCAATCTTCTTGTTTTGGTTTGCTTGAAGTTTTGAAATCTATCACAGATAACTTACCATCAAATTCACCGATGCAGTCTACACGGCCCGCAACTTCTAGATGGTGAGAATATAGTGGGACTTCAATCGCATGAATATTATTGATCCGTTCATCAAGAATTGGTTGCACAGTCTTAAACAATGCAACAGATGATGGCATATGGCCTTTGATATAATCTTCTTCATTTTTCAGATAATTCTCACATATGGTATGAATGCGAGTTCCTCTTCTTGCTGCTTGAGTAGATATCCGATTTGCTTCTTCTTCACCTACACGTTTTCGCCATTCAAGAATCCCTTCTTTTCCATGTAACGATGTAATTGTTGTAACAGACGGATAAGCATAGCCCTCAGGCGTAAGATAAAATCTTCGCCCGTCTACTTGTCTTGTTTGTAGTTCGTAATCAATGTCAACGCCTACATGATCAAAATAGATGCTACGCATTAGAAGGTGTTGATGTTGCCTCTTGGATGTGCAGCCTTTGCTTTCTGTAAGACTTCACGGAAACCAGCGTCAGGCTTCCTCAACCCTAAGCGAATAGGATCGCCTAAAGTCATTCCCAAGTGTGCTATTTCAAAATCAGGATTCGCATCAAGCCAATCCTTCTGCTCGGAGATTTTCATCAACCGTTCTATGATCTCTCCAGTTGTCTTGTGTTGAAACGTATATGTTGGCATGTTTAACCTTTAAATTAATTCCTTCAGTATACCATTGAGGGACCATTCGTTTAGTCCATTTTGCAAATCGGCTCTTGCTATGTATATAGTACTCCCGATACGACTGGATAGCATTACCTTTTACTTTATATTCATCGGGCATTGCAGGTGGCGGTTCAAAGAATGATACACTTTTAGGAACATTCATAGGATTAAAAAATAATGCTTCTTCTAATCCTGACCTTCGGATCACGTGGATCTTTTCATAACGAAATGTATACTCATCAAGACAACAAGTAAGCAAATCATGTAGCCAACGATAATTCCATACAGATTGCCGAACCCAAACTGCTGAAGGATGATTGATATGAGATGCTTTATACAGAATCGCTTCTCTGTCATCTCCCATCCTCCATCGTTTGATTTTACGATTGTTAGCAGTAACATCTATATATTCTTTTCCGTCGAGCATCCGATGCGCCGTAGACAACAACTGTGCATATTCAATCACCATTTTTACAATATGTTTATCACAGTGCTGCCTAGCAGCAGATTCGGGATTGTCGGAAAGATAAAAGATGTTCATTGCGAAGAATTCCTGATATCAGTAACGATATGATTCCATACATGATCTCCTGCCATTGTGTTATTTTCTTGAAATAGATCCATTTGCTCTGGTGGCAATGGCTTCAATGGTTCTTCAGGAAATTTTACAGTCCATCCAGGATAAAGATTGGTTTGTTTAGCTTCTTGCTCTTGTGAGTCTTTTTTGATATCATCAAACAATTCATAGAATAGATCATAAGTTTGTTCAGTGTTTGTTTTCATCAATTGGAGAATTCGCCAGAGTGCTAAGCCTTCATCGGTTTGTGATTTTGCGAAATCGTTCATGTGCGCTTCCATAACGGATTTAAAAATCGCTAAGTTTTCTCGCATATGCATCACTTCAGTTTCAAGTAAGTTCAATCTCTCGTAGTGTTTCATTCAGACATTTCCTTTATCAAATTGCGGACTGTGGTTTCAATTTCATTTCTTGATAGTTTACTACAAAAGCCAGACCGGGCGCAAACATAATTCACAACGTTGTCGCCCGTCAAACCTAAACCCCATGCTTCTAAAATGAGAGGAATCAGGCCAGAGATGTTCATGATGTCACAAAGCCTTTACATAATCTTCAGCAAACGACCGATCTTCAAATGTCACTAAGTCGATGTCAATCTCGTCCAGGATGTCCACTGGCTTCGTTGAAACCGTCGAAATCTCGTCGGATTCCATCTCTACCGGCTTCGGCAGCTTAGTCTTAGCAGGTTTAGCTTTCGCTGCTTTTGGCTTAGCCGGTGCCGGGACCGGTACTGCGGCCGCCGGTGTCGCTGGAGTAGCCAAAGGAACCAGTGCAGCCTTAGCGTTTTTCTTGACCTTCGGTGTTTTGACGGTGCTGGTATCAAATGCAACCAGTGCTGTCAGCATAGCCGGACCGTTCAGGAGTTCGTATCCAAGCACTTCCCGGCCACTTTTGTGTGGTACGATATCAGCGCCGAATTGCTTTGCTCTCCAGAGGTCTGGTGCGATTACATAAGTATAAGTATAGTTCAACCCAGCGGAAATCTCCGGTAGAGTCTTCATACCCGGATTATCAGCAAGAAACCGAACAAGACGGTGAAACATGCGAGTGGTAGCGGTACGTGCCATAATTATCTCCTAATCAAATTAAAATTTAACATAACCAAATCAAGCTGTCAACACATACGGTTTGGACCATTTGCCGACTTGCAAACCAAAGAAATAAGCGGTGTTAAAATAGTCCGTTTGGATGTCGGATTCATCGTAGTAATCGGCACCCTTTAGTGCTGCGAATGCTTCAGTCAGGAATGCTTTAGCATCGCCGGTGAAGTGATCCTGGAACCAGTAGGGATTCACATCAAGGGTTCCGTACTTCCGAACAAAGGCTTCGTCCGTACACTTGCCATCCTCGAGATAATTCTCAATGAAGTCAATTTTACCAGACTTTACCGTGAGGCGGATCGTGGAATGATTGTGGACTGCAAGGCTGCCTTTCAGACCATACTTAGCTAAGACTGGCTTCAGCAGTGCGGCAATCTTCGCTTTTTTCTCTTGGTTCATATAAGCCATTATACATTCTCCATTTCAATGTCAGCGGCATCGGCCAGTGCAGCAGCAGCGGCCCATTCATTAATCAAAGCAATACCATCATCGGATTCTGTCAACCAGTGCCGGTACGCAAGTTCAACTTCAGCATTCCAGCGATCATAGTCAGCCAAATCTTCGGGTGTCAACATATCAAAATCATCCATTTCGTTCACCATGAATTCAGTATAGCAGGGACCTGGACCAGAGTCAAGCGTGTTGTTTTTATGCAACAGCATGGTCCCGAACGGAAACCACGTTTTCATGGTCAATCAACAACCGACTGGTAGGCTCAGCTCGCCAGCGAAACTTGATTGGCTCATCCAGAATTACGGTGTGCTGGACACCACCACCGTACTTAACACGGCTAGACTCAACATAGCCGGAAACGGTATAGTCACCACCAAGATAAGTACCGGTAACATGCATTCCTTCAAGATTCCACATCATTCGCTCCTTTTTTTCGTTCATCACAGGTATATAATAACAGGACTCGGACCAATGTCAAGCGTGTTGTTTTTATGCAACATCTCGATAATTATCAAAGCCGGCATTGAAGTGCGGATCACCCTTAATGCTACGATCTACATGATGCCAGACGCTGTGGCTTGATATGGAAACAAGGAATTCCAGCTCCTCTCGTGCGTCCTTTTCATTGTAAAAGCCTGATGCATCATAAGAGCCATCGTACAATTTAACATAGTAGCCACCAACTCCTGGGCTATGATTAACATCAAGCCCATACTCACCGAAACCATCAATCACATAGATTGCCTTATCCATATTCTGGTCCTTATTCATGATCCGTGTCTATGCAGACATAACGGTAACCATCGTGCTCTACAACCTGCACCATGTCAGCCTTTACCGGACACTGATACTCCATGTTCATTGCCATTTCCACGTCCAGATCCTGGTCCATCTTTTGAAGCACTGCTATCAGCTCTGCTACTTTCATCATTTTTCCCCTTTCGTTCACCATGGCTCTAGTATAGCAGGACCAAACTCGGTGTCAACCATGTTGTTTTTATGCAACAACCTGCTGGAGTTTTCCAATCAGCTCCCAATCAGATTTTCCCTTGATGGTAACCATCTTCCCAGCCTTCCGGACTCGCCGGTAGTCCCGCTCCAGCATCTGGCCAGTCAGTTTTTCTAAGTATGAAATGGCTTCCTGTTCAGTCTCAAAGGTCCGAGAATCATTCTCATTTAGTAAATTTGGTTTCGCTTTCCACATCATTTTTCAACTCCAAAATGTTTATGTAAATCAGCCCTAGCATCCTCATCTATCATTCCAACATTTTCGTTGATCCAATTGGCACATTCATCAACAATCAACTCGGCGAATCGTTCCATTACAATACGCTGTTTGGATTCCTCGGAGTTGGCGAGAAACTGCACAGACTTCTGTGCCTCAAGGAATAATTTTTGGATACGTTGGTTCATAATCTAATTCCGAAATGTTTTTTCGTAGGTTTGTGCAAATGCCAGGCATTATGACCATTACTGATGAGATTCTCCTGTACTGCCAAAACCTCTAACACAATCAACTCGGCGAACTTCTCCGTATAAGCATGTAGGAAAGTAAAATCTATTTCTCCACTGTCATCGACAAAACTGCCAAACTCTTCTTTAGTTTCGTCCCAAGCCTGTTCAGCAAGTTCTCGAATTCGTTCGTTCATTCTTCAACTCCGAAATGTTCTTGTATTTTTGATTTCAGCAAATGCACCGAATCTTGGCAACATTCCTGTTTAAGATAGTGTAAGCTCAAAATTTCATCACCGAAGCGGTCGAATACATCCTTCAAAATCAACTCGGCGAACTTTTCTATATTACCTTGCCCACAAAACCAACCATTATATAATTTAGCCTGTTCAGCAAGTTTTCGAATTCGTTCGTTCATCATTATAGCTCCCGCAATGCGACCATTAAATCATCATAATTTTCATATACTCGGTTAGCAACACCACTACACCGAAGAATCATAAAATTCCTATTATAGATTTCCACTGTAGCATCAAGTGTACGAGCACGACCAAAAGTCACACTCTTAAACTTGGTGCCTTTTCGATTGATATGCTCACCTTGTAATACGCCATAAGGTGCTGTAAAGTCGCTACGACTCATTGCGTAGTTATACACAGCATCACTGATTTCTTGGCTATTCATTGTTCAACTCCGAAGTGTTTTATGATTTTGTCTCTGCAACGTTTGTAGAATCTTTGTTCAAACTCATAATCAATTTCTTTACTATATAAATCTGGTTCTAGGGATAGTAAGCATTCTTGAACAACTAACTCGGCGAACATTTCCTGATCGAAATGCCGACCATCTAATCGCTGATCCCAACATTGTTCAGCAAGTTCTTGAATTCGTTCGTTCATTCCAAACCCTCTATCTTGATGCCAAAGTGATCAGCAATATACTTCATGCTATTCAAGTCATCGCAATTAGCAATACATTCTTTAACAATCAACTCGGCGAACTTTTCTATATTACCTTGCCCACAAAACCAACCATTATATAATTTAGCCTGTTCAGCAAGTTTTCGAATTCGTTCGTTCATTTTGAGATCCGTATCTGTTGGTTAATTCAATCATAAACACAGCTTAAAAAATCTTTTCTAGAAATAACTAACATTTTTTCATATATCATTTCAATTGTATGAATTATTCCATTTAGTGGACATTTAAACCATTCTCCGTTTAGCCTATATTGACTTAAAAAGCTATGAACAATTTCTTCGGTGTGTCTGGGGTCAATAGACTCTAATATAAAATGGACTTTAATCTTAAACCAACATCCAACCTGCAATTCTCTTAATCTAGTTTTGACATCTTTGGTAATACCTATTTTAAATGGTCCGTCTTCGGGACCTATGACATAAATGAAGCCCCTATCTTTATAGTCTTTATCAAAACTATTTAAATGTCGATACACATTTGTTGAATGAAATCTATGATCCGGCATCTGTATAACATTACCATCTGATAAAAGAAAATCTGAGGTTTTCAATTTCTTAGATTTTAAAGATTTAGACTTATTTGAAGATTTGTCTTCAAGGCATTTCTTATTTGAAGGTTTGTCTTCAAGGCATTTTAGACATATACAAACCTTCCGTTTGTTTCTAAGAACGGAATTTAGTCTTGTGGCTTGAAAATAAGTTTTAGTGCCATCATAGATGTTTTTACACTTCGGGCACTCAATCGTAATCATTTATAACCAACTCCCAAACAGCACATACGGTTCATTACCTTTTTCATAAACATCAATTTGCCTATACTTTCGTTTAAGCTTCTTGGCATAGTACCTCGCCCTACCTAGACTTGGCGTGGAAATAAAATCACGCCAGCCACCGTCGGGGAAGGTATGGGGCTTGTTTAGTGCTACATAGTACATTTTTTTAGGCCAACAGTGTTTCATTGCCCACACCTACACTAATCCACATATGTATCATTGTACTCTAGCAATTTGTTCAAATTGCGTTCCATCACCACGAGGACAGCCGTACACTCTAAACTGTTTCCATTCATTGTAGCCTGCTTCAACAGACTACGGACTTCTTCCAACTTGGCTTTGATATCCTCTTTCATTCTATATTATCCTTCCAACATCGTACCAGCGGTAGCACAATCAAACATTTCATCCAAAAGTGCATCAAAGGCAGCCTGGCTTTCAAAGCCATATTCTTCAGCAAAATCACACGAAGACGAAGCCATCAAATTCCGAGCAAAACCGCCGACTGCAAGGGCTGCATCAGCAAGCACCTCAGGATCAGCAGACTTGACAACCAAGTTGCCGACACTAGCGTAGAGTTCAATGCAACCATTCTCAGCAGCGATAAAATCAATCATTTTCTTTCCTTTCAATTCTTTATCAATCACCATAACTTCATTGTAGCAGGCCTTGGCCATTTGTCAACCCTGTTGTAATTAAACAACAGGAACCATTTTCATGCCGAACGGACCAACCACAAGGTTGCATTCAACCAGGTTGACTGCGGGATCAGCAAGATCGGCTGCAAAAGCTGCTGCATCAGCAGGGTTTGCGAAGATTGCAAGGACTTCGTTGCCGAAGGGCTGGGCTTTGGTAATCATTACTACTTTCATTTCGGTTTCCTTTTGAATCATCATGGTTTAATTATACACTAAACGGGATTGGTGTCAACCCCGTTGTATTTACGCAACAGGAGTCCAGGAGATTTTGTTGAAAAACCAGTCAGGAATCGAGACTTTCACGCGAAAGTTAGCACCGATAAACTTGACAGTAGCAATGGAAAGCGGAATCCACGCTTGCCGGTCGGTTTCTGGGTCAAGGAATAGGACTGCTTTAGCAGTCTTGGCTTTTGACACTCCGAGGAGATGGTAGATTGTCGTGGTACGCATGATAAAAACTCCAGAAGAATAAAAAAGTTGTTTAATTACAACAAGTCAACTTGAACATCCACACGGATCAGCTTGCCTTCATCGCCAGTCACATCCGGTAGTTTACGGACATCATAAGTGGTGGCGAAACCTGTAGGCTTTTCAGTCCTGGCTAGAATACGCTTCAGAGCGAGATTGGTGAGAGCTTGGACCGCGGCCACACGATGGTGGTAGTAAACCAGATCAAAAGCACCCTTGACTGTGGTGTGGAAACCAACACCATCAACGATAACACGGATTTTCTGACCGTTGTCAAGACCATCAATCATTCGCTTCATTCTCATTTCAGATTCCTTTGTTAATTAATCACTACAGAATTAATTATACGCTGGTCCTGATAATTGTCAACTGTGTTGTATGAAAACAACAAATCAGTTTTTGAGAGGAACTAGATTGTTCCGGAAGATTTCCCACGCTTCTTCCCATGACCACTTCAGACTATGCTGATGGACTACGTTTCGGTCCATGACCAGGCATTCGGTAATTGCTTGTTTAAGATTTTCTCTAAGGTAGCCAGTCTTACCGTTTTCAATGATATCCTCTGGGCCCTGGCAAGGATATGCTGCAACAGGAGTTCCACATGCAATTGCTTCAATCATAACAATGCCGAATGTTTCCCATCTTGAAGGAAATACGAACACATCTGCATTTGCGAAATATGTTGCTAATTCTACACCGGTTTTGAAGCCGACAAATTCCACATCAGGATACTTTTCTTCCAATTCTTCACGATATGGACCATCACCGACCATAATTTTCTTTGCACCAAAATAGTCTAGACTACAAAAATCTTCCAGGTTCTTTTCTTTACTGACTCGGCTCACACAAAGCAAAGTTGGTTGCCCGTTTGTTTTTGTTCTATGCTCTGGATGAAAAATGGTCCGATCAACTCCTCTAGTCCACGGCACAATGTCAGCAACTAAACCTTTAGCTTTCAATTGTTCTTTCATTGATTCCGTTGTTGTCAGCACTTTGCCTGTATGTTTATGAAACCACTTTATGTAACGCCAGGTAATAGACTCAGGAAGTCCAACCAGAGTTTTGAGCCCTTCAGGAAATTTAGTATGATAAGCAGTATTGTAACGATAATGATGTTTTGTAAGATATGCTCTAGCCCACAAACCAACAGGACCCTCTGTGGCGATATGGATATGATCCGGACGTATCTCCGCAATCTTCTCGCCCATATTCCTTGGATAGGCAATCTTGACTTCGTTGTATACAGGGCAATCAAAGTGGCGGAACTCATCGGGAGTAATGTAAACAAAGTTATAATCATCACGAACCGCACACGCCTCAATATTTTTGTATGTGGTAACAACACCGTTAATTTGGTCTGGTAAATTGTCTGTTATGATCAGTATTTTTTTCACACTTCCCCTCCACTTTGAACCACGGGAATTTTACCCAATAGTTTGTGTTTTGTAACGCTAGTTCACAGCTAGCTTGATCTTTGAATTGTAATTGTATACGGCCCGGCACATCCGATGGATCGTATATGTTAACGACTATCAGAAACAGAATCCACATCGTCTTCACTCTTGTCCCAATACACAATTTCCCAACGGCCATCTAAATGCTCAACTAATGCTGAACACGATTCAACCCAATCACCGTCGTTCATGTAGATGACGCCATTTATTGTTTTGATTTCTGCTTTGTGGATGTGTCCACAAATAACTCCGTCAAAACCACGCTTACTACAATAGTCAGCAAGATTACGCTCAAACTGAAACATAAAATCAATAGCCCGCTTGACTCTGTGTTTAAGATACTTAGATAAACTCCAATACCCGAATCCAAGTTTGTGCCTCCACCAGTTAAATTTAGTATTGATTGAAATGAGCATGTCATAAGATTTATCACCGAGAAAACTAATCCACGGTGCTAATCTAGTGATACCGTCAAAAAGATCGCCATGTATCACTAGATATTTTTTGCCATCTAGTCCTACATGCGTACATTGATTTGCTACTTGGATGCGACCGAAGGTTAAACCGTAAGGTATCATTGGTCTTAAAAACTCATCATGATTCCCTGCTATGTAAACAACTTCAGTGCCACGTTTGGCGTAACCTAGAATTCTTCTCACTACGTTGGAGTGGGCTTGTCTCCAAGCCCACTTATTTTGCTGAATTTTCCAACCGTCTACTATATCGCCTATAAGATATAATTTATGTGCATTGCTGTTTTTAAGAAAATTACTTAATATTTCTGCTTTACAACCCTTACTACCTAAATGTACATCCGATATAAAGATGGTACGGTAATCCATTTTCTCATCAGATTACTTGATTTTCCTCTGCATGATCTTGTACAACTTCAGTGTGATTTTCTTCTTCGTCTTCTTCTGCAACTTCTTCATCAGCATCTTCAATTTGTGTGATGCTAACATTTACTTTTTCAAACCGACTCAACATATCCAAAAGGTCTCTAACTGTTGTCAAAACTGAAAGTTGATCTTCAGTGTCATCATCTTCTAGCTCTAAACGAACATCCATATCCCATACACGCATCTCTAGTTTCATACCATTCCCCTTAAAAAGATTAATACATACGAGAGTTCCCTATACTCTCGTATGTATTTAACATAAAAATGATATAAAACTGATTACATTTGCATTAAATTTTCATGAAGATTTGATGACAGTTTAAATCTTCTTAATTCTAAATCTTGTATCATAAATTGCGGTGCACATCTTATCATAATCTTCGTCAGACAATGATGTTCTATACATTGCTAGTCCTAAAGTTACAAGACTTGCAGCAAGTGCTAAAGGATTATGCTGATACAGTGCTCGGTTGATGTAGTCAATCGTATCAGCATATACTATATCGGTTTCCTTATCAAATTCCACTTTTATTCCTTTACAAAATCATTCTCCATTACTTGGACCCAAATCGTTTCTAGAATGTCTGAATGAACTTCAAAAAATGTATCATAATAATCAATTTCAATTTTAGGAATTGAATCTTTACCTTCACGCAATGCTGTGACACGATTCTCTAGCCAACCCCTCACTTCTTTCATTAGATAAACTCCTTTATATTATACCATTCAAACCTGCTGCAAAATTGACAGCACTGAAGAAAAGGGCTAACCAACCTATATGATCGATTTTCATTTCAAATGCGTTCTGCGAAACGTTCCATAAGTACCACGCACCGATAAAGTTAAAAATTGCCCAAAACATTTACATATCCTTAAAAATTATATCACCTGCTTCATTTAAAAATTTACTGCCGTAGTAAGCGATACGTTCACGGTCTTCAGATTCACTTTTTCCTGAACCAACTCCAATATAATATTTAATTTCATTAGTTAATGTTTCAACTTGCACGATTCCAATCGTACCTGTGCTATTTGTTGACCAATAAGATTTAAGTATCTTCATTGCGTTCCTTTTTTATTTTAAGTTAAAAGTGTATTATACTCTTTAAGCCAGAAAAGTTCAACTGATTTCTTTGCTGAATACTCGTCAATGAAATGGCCTAAAAACTTTTCGCTTTCGTTTGTAAATGGAAAGTCCTCTGTGTATATCTTTGAGGTCCATACTGAAGAATCTAATGCTTTATGCCATACAGCACCTAAAACACGACCGTCATCTTTTCTATAAAAGTAGTCCATGCTATTTGTGTGTTTCCAATCATTCATCGTTCTTGACTTTCCACTTTCTGATGTAGAACAATCTCCCTATGTAGTCTATCTCTTTTTGTGGATATCCTTCTTTCACTAACCATTCCATGACATTCAAGCCACAATCAGGATCGTAGATTTTAGGGAAACCATATTTCCATCCACTCGGCGGATCAATCCATACTTTCATTTGTTCCCGACGCTTTGCTATATCACTCATTTTCTAACAGATGAAGTTCTTTCAACTGCCCTTTATAAAAGTAAGAAGAATACTCTTCCAAGGTGCTAGTTTTCCTGTTTAATAATCTATAGAACCGAATCTCACCGATAAACTTTTCGCAAAATGTCCAACGAAGATTTTTCTTTTCTATGTGCCCCAAAAAACTGCCTCTTTCTGCATCAATCCACTCAGCATCATAATCTTCATACCACAATTGATTGTTACGAATTTCATAATTATCTATGCTTTGTGATGGAGTATTCTTTGTCTGATATTTATTACCATTATAAGTAATGTAATCAAACATTCCCATAACCGTTCCTCGTCAATTCTAGAATGTACTTTGCTTTGCCGTAGACCCAAGGATCTCTCAAAGGCAAATGATAACCCGATGAACCATCCCAATCTTTAAAGTGTTCATCATAAAAATCCATATTGCATTCATCAGGATGATTTTTTTGCAATTCTGCGAGTTCATTGGCCCATTTTTGCCATGTATGATCGTCAACAATGCTCTCATTCATTTCATAATAAAGACAAGAATGAATCAGCATTTGTGATCGGCGTTGTTTAATCTTTTCACCGATTTGTGTTAACAATGATTTTTGGTTACGCTTTTTCATGTTTCACCTCAAACACATAATGACCGCCTCGTTGGCTACTGTACCAGCAGAGACTCCAAAAAATATGATTGTCCTTTAGTGCTCTAATGATACTCTCATTGCCGGACCAACCACCTGTACTCAATCTGTATTCCATTATCCAATCTTCTTTTACCAGCACAGCCTGCTGAGTCCAATAACCGAAGTCCGAAAACCTCCAGTATGGCTTAATCATATCCATCAATTCAGTAAAAGGTCTATCTCGCCAGATTTCAATACTTGTTAAAAACTCTTCAGTAGGATAGCCATCTTCGTCCAAATAATTATTCTCAGTGCTATTCATTATAGAATTAAAGTCTTACAAAAGTATTGTTTGACTTCAGCCAATCGCTTAAACTTCATAGACTTTTTTCGGCCAGCATTTACAAGTTTCACTTCAATGCTATTTGGCTTGTGAACAAGGACAGCACCGTAAAAATCTTTAGATCGGCCGAAATGCAACACATAAGCATCCGATGTTGCGTCTAGTTTTTTCTTTACATAAGTGCCTGCGCTTTTGATTCTATCCAAATCTCCGAATCGAATGGTGTCTAGAATTTCCGATGCAATGCTTTGTCGAGGACCCATGTTTTCAAGATACAAACTCATACCGTTCCTTATGCTTAGGTGGTTTTCTCAATTTGCTTTCAACAACGCGCATCCGATACTTAGGACTTTTGAGATCCTTCGCTATCGGATTCCTCTTCTTGATATTCGTCGTATTCACTTTCTCTGTCCTCTAACATTTCTCGGAGATTCCAATTCTCCACTAGATGTTCTGGAATGTAATCTAAATCTTCTAAGTCTTCGTATTCGTAACAATTATCTTCACCATCAATAAATTCACCAACAAAACCCATACCTTCTTCTAAGTATTCTGCTTGAATTGATAAGTCTTCAAATTCATTTGAAATATACTCGTACAAAGTAATCGGTGGACCCCATGCTGAATCAAAAGTAAATGAGATTTCGCCCTCAAAAGCCGTCCAATCAACTGCATTACAATTCCACTTAGTGCCCCAATTATTAATTGCCCATTCATACCATGCGCCATCTGTTTTCTTAATTTCTTCAGGCATCGGAAGAAAATAATCAAACCAATTTTCACCTTTTCGTTCTTCAAGAAACTTTTCAATCTTTGCGATCTCCGCACTGCTTCCATGAATCGTAATATTATTATAACACCAGTTGGGCATGAGATATCTCCTTCATATTTGATTTAATTCTACAATAAAAAAGATGCGCTGTCAAGCGCCCTGTTGTTTTTATGCAACACGCCAATTGACTAAGATTTCTTTCAAGCAAGATCATCCGATTTGTCTTAGGCGAATCATCAAATTTTCTTCATGTACTCTTTCAATTTGTCCCAGTCAATGTCAAAACTGACTAATTCACCGTTATTATAAAGACTTTTACTGTATTCGCCTTCAAAGACACCATTTTTAACTTCGATGGATTCAGTCTTCTTCACTTTTAAAGGTTTAGGTTTTATTTCACTACCTCTGTCAAGTTTTTTCTTTGTCGCCATAATACCTCCAATGTAAATATCATCTTATTTATCAATCACCGAAGTCCTCTAAGATGTATATCAATTGTCATAGGCATTTCAATGAAATTTTTTTATTGCGCTGATAGTTATTGGCACCACCGAGAGGAGTCGAACCCCTATTCTAGGTTTAGAAGACCTATGTCCTTTCCGTTGAACGACGGTGATAAAATTAGGATCGGCTACTTATTCCCATAAGCCCCGAATTGAGTTGTTACCCTGTCCGTACCATCTTAGGATGGTCAACTTTGCCATTATCTTTTACCCTGCCGGATGAAAAGCCCGGAGGGAGGTTGCATGGCTAACCTAGACTACTCACGGAAGTCTAACCGCCCACTCGCTAACCGGCGTAGGACCGGGGATTCTATAGAATTATGTATGATGTAATGCGCTCATCATAATATACTTATCATTATCTGTAGGTATCACACCAGAATGTGGATACATCCAAAAAGGTGGAAACAAAATCATGCTTCCTTGTTTTGGTCTACATGAGTAATCAAGTGTTGGAAAAAATGTGTTGCCGTTGTTATCATTCAAATACAAAATGAAAACCAAATATCGTACCGCAGACTCTTTATCGGCACTATCGATATGTGTTTTAAATTGATAGTCAGAATTCTTCAAGTATTTTTTAATTCTAACATCTTCAAAAGCATTCATTTTAATGAATCGATCAACATTGAATTCCGCTGAATAATATTTAATGAGCGGAATAATTTGCCTTATGAAAATTGTCGCTAAAGGTTTTAGATCAGTCTGATTTAAGTTTAATTGATCAAATTTGTAAACATCATTATGATGATGATCTACCAATTCTTTTCTTGCTTCAAACTCCCCAATGATATTATTGCAAGAGTCTTTACTCAAAACATTATCATATATTTTAATTAAATCAGTAAGTCTCATACAAACTCCTTTTTGGTAACCTCTTGACAGAATCGAACTCATGACTTCTTTCTTACCAAGAAAGCGATCTACCACTGATCTACATCAGCTAATCTACTTCGTGTCGAGACTTTTTCATCTCGACACCCCCACCCTGCTCCATAATTCTTTTCTTCAGATCTTCAAGAAGAATAGGAGCAAAGTCGATACACTCTACACTCACATTAAAGTATCTCGGATCAATCTTATTATCTTTCATCACTCTTCTATGGTGAAGATGTCCATGAACATTGCACCCAAATCTTTCGATGGAATCAGCATGTACTGGAACGTGACTAAGAATAAGACCAGACATCACATGATAACCTCTGATATCTCTAAAGTGTACGGTGTAATCATGAAGTTTAAAGATATCATGGTTACCTTTAATAAGAACTTTGTCTCCGTTAAGTCTACTAAGAGTAGCAAGACTTTTACGAGCAATGACTACGTCTCCCAAGTGATATACTTTGTCATTCTTATCAACACGTTCGTTCCAACGCTTAATCATTTCCTCGTCCATCTCTTCGGCATCTTTAAAGGGCCTAAGAGGGTAACCATCGTCTCTTTTGAACACAGTACAGGTTTTGTCATGCCCGAAATGTGTATCGCTAATAAGCCATGTCGCTGGCATGTTAATCTCCTTACTGGCCTGACCGCCAGGATTCGAACCCGGAATAGAATCTTAGAAGGCTACTGTGATCTCCATTTCACCACGATCAGATAAAACTGGTGCCCTCTGACAGAATCGAACTGCCAATTGATGATTACAAATCAACCGTTATGCCATTTAACTAAGAGGGCAAAACTGGTCTCGGATGTGGGATTTGAACTCACGACCTCCTGCTCCCAAAGCAGGCATTCTAACCGGGCTGAACTAATCCGAGATACATCTGGCTCCGGTCCCTGGATTCGAACCAGGCTTCATGGATTAACAGTCCACTGCCTACACCTAGCTTGCTCGACCGGAATAATTCCCATATTGAAACACACTTGAGGTAACCGTGACAAGCGGGGGCTTTTTACACCTCTCTACCTGCATACTCACCGGCGAGTCACTTCCGTTCTGAGGATGCTTTCGATTAAATGTGCTTCAATATGGCCATCGTCTTTCCGATGTGTCAGTGACCTTTAGAAATGATCTGGTGCACCTCGACCTTTATCATATTGAAGCACATTCATCTCACACCGTCAGACAGGCGATCAACTCTGACTGCTTATAGGCATCAAAATGTGCTTCAATATGGTCCCGAATAATGGTAACGATCCATTCGCCTCCGCCTTATCAAGACGTTGCTCTACCTCTGAGCTAATCCGGGAAACTATTTATAAAGAACTTCTCTACGCAGTAATCCAATGCATTTCTTGTTCCATCTTCAAACTTTCTGAGCCGTCATATTCTTCAATCCGAAACTGCATTCCTACTGGCACCCAGACAATTGATAGGCCATCTAAGCCACCGTAATAGATTTCATCACCGTATGTTTTTTCACAGTATTTTTCAATTTCATATATATCAACATTCTTCTCCAACATTTCAGCAATCGTCGGTTCAAATAATAGGCGTTCATCGTAATGCCATGAGTACCAACCAGCACCGAAGCCGTGAGAAACAAGGACAGCAACTCTGCCATCCCGAATCAGTTTATTCACCATATTTTACCACCATGAAGAGTAATAGACTGCACGACCACGATTGATTTCCGACAATGCTTTCGCAATGAACAACAAATCTTGCTCATCCGAATCCTCATCAGGAGGCCTGATACCAAAGAAAAAACCTGTAGTCTCAGGCAAACCATGCGCTAGAATCACGGACTGAAGTTCAAACAAATCACTTTGCCGAAGTCGGACAGGCACACAATTGAATTCTTCCGTTCCACCTTTTTTCTCATAAAGTTGTTTCATCCAACCATGAAGATTGTGATGCTTTCGCCAGTAAAAAATTTCCGTTTTAGTATCCGGCTCTTCAGCATATTCAACGTCAGAAATGGCATCTTTCTCATCAAGAGAAAATGCATACATATCTAATCCCATAATTTTTTACTCCGTCAAAGTTGAATTATACCGCCCATGATTAGTGCTACAACTACAATAAAAGCTACAATCAAACCAACAAAAACATCACCGTCATTCATTTTATCACTAAGCTCCATAACAATTGATTGAACCAAACTCTTTCGCAATCACATTACCTCGTGCAAAATTTCGAGCGGGTGCATTCCAACTTGCAGCCATTAGAATGTCACCTTTCTTAAATTTGCCAGTGTCTTTTTTGCAAATGAAAGTGTGTGCTGAACCGCCATGGGTAACGATCTTAAGATACTTGCTACCCTCTTCAACCCGAAGGCCATTATTGAAATTTTCAACCATGCTCTTGGCAACATCGTCAGTCCGATTTGCATAATGTGCTGCAAAGTTTTCTTTGATGAAGTTCAGGTACGTATCTAATACGTCAATCATTTCGTTTCCTTTCTCTTTCAACATAGTTCTATTGTACTCTGATCACGGAGAAAGTCAAGCGTGTTGCATAAAAACAACAGTTAGGAATCGTACTCCTCAGCGATCTGGAAGTTTCCTTTTCGCAACTCGTGCCGCAACCTGTCTTTGTGCTTCTTGGATTCATTGAATCTTTGTTTTTGACGTTTGTTTGTTGAAGACTCATCTTCCTCATAAAAGTCTTTAAACTTTTTATACTTATTGTTAGATTTAAGAATGGTTTTAGACATTTGAAATCAATTTTCTCCTCTGAAAAGATCGGGCAGTGCTTCCTCTACAAGTTTACGTGTGATATTTTTGTAAGGACCGATAAGTTTTTTGTTTTTTATCATGAGTACCAGGACTGCTTCTTCTGGCGATAATGCTTCTAACATTTCAATGAAAATCTTCTCACGTTTAATCGCATGAAGTTCGGTGTTGTTTACAAAGTATTTAAACTTTCGAATTTCATGGGGTAATCTGTTTAATCCCATGTTTGGTGGCACTTCCATTGTTTTGAATGGAGGATCACCTTCAGGTAGAGTAAAGTTATAATTTTTGTGATAAGTGTAGCCCAAAACTTCTCTGAGTATAGGCTTCAACTTTGAAATTTGCTGAATCGCATCGACACGGTCTTTTGCTGGCAACTCTGAGATATGTTTCAGCGTTTCATGTACCGTCCATTTTGAAATGTCCATAAAATTAGAATTCCTGTATGTGTTCCATCATCAGTTTCATCCGATGCTTAATGAAATAGTTTAACAATTTATCCCTACCACGCTTTGGCGCATCATAAGCGATATAAACTTTTGATTGAATATCTTCAGGCACCTTAGACAAATCAATCAATGATTCGTTTCTTCGATAACGCTTCAGCATGATTTCATCGCAAAAATCTTCTGGATTCTTGCCGATGAATGTATTTAGCTTTTTCTCTGTTATCGGTTTCTGCCGAGTTTCAGTAACAAAGCAATCATCACCGCTAAGAAAATTAGGAATCCCATCACCAGTATCTCCACGAATAATATGCTCTTGCAAGAATTTTGATGGGCTAGATTCTTTGAGGAATTTCTTGGCCATTGTACTGTACTGATACACATTTGCAAACTTTTGCAACTGGAGAAAATCTTTATCGCTCGACAAAATCAAAATTTTCTCCACACCCTCACTCGACAATTCTACACCATACTTATAGCACAATGTACCAATGACATCATCCGCTTCAGCTTTATGAATCTGAATGACTTTGTAAGGAAAGTTTTCTTTCAATTCATCACGGACTTTGTTCAACGTTTCAAAGATTAGATTCCAATCTAAAGGAGATGCTTCCCTCGCTTTTTTGCGACTAGCTTTATAATAGGGAAACAAGTCTCTGCGCCAATATTGCTTATCGTCAGCGCATATGACAATCTCACCAAACTCCTCACGGAATTTGACGTTATACATTCGTAGACTATTGAGAATCATATGTCGGATCAGATTCTCGTCCACTTGATTGCCATTTTGACCAATCTGCATCATCAGATTGGAAATCATGACCTGATTTAAGTCAATCAATATCATTTGTTAAAATCTTTTTTAAAATGGAAATCATATATTGCATTTGTGCTTTTTCATAATCACTTTTCACGCCAAATCGAATTTCAGAATCTAAATTCCGAATCCACTGTTCTACGAAATCTTTATCTTCATCATTTAAAATAGACATTTATTTCTCCACACGAAGGATCAGTGTATCATCGTTCATCCTTCCTGTCAAGTTCAATTCCATTGTTGTCAACTCTTCTATGATCTTCTTCAACTTCACTTTACCAAAATTCAACACGTTTGGCAACACCACTTCAGGCTTTCGCAATCGTTTGCCGATGGATGTTTTCTCGTCAAAATTCTGGAGTGTGCTACCTTTGACAGTCAATCCTTTTGCATTGTCGGAATGATACACTGCAAGGACCTTTGTCTTCACGTTATATGTCCACAGTTGATTTGCACCAACCACCTTTTCTGGGGCAATACTCTTGAATGCACCATCCTCTTTAAGAAATTTCATCTTAGAAACCAGAACGTCAGGAGACTTATCTTTTTTCTTGCGAAGTTTCCGCACAGGCTTATTCTGCTGAGAAAAGGTATTGCACTGCTCAACAATAGCATCCAGCATGTCACGATATCGCTTCAGTTGGACTTTAGTAAAGTTGCTGTACCCCTCGGCCAACTCTTTATCCGTCAGTGCATTAGAAATTTCTTTTGCTTTAGGGACAAACTTTTCACAAATTTTACTTGCTACAATTGCTGTAACATTATTAGATTTTAAATACGCTTCCACACTAAACGGTTCTTTACAACCGCAAAGCATGAAATCGTCAAGCAAGCCTTCAATCTCACCTGCATGTTCGGATGCTTTGTCTTGGATTCGTTGCTGAACATTGACAACTGAAGTTGTCGGTGCAATTTCCGTAGCGATCGGCTGTGGTTTCACCAGAGTTAGCAATTGCTTGTAGTGATTCACAAAATGACTTTTCAAACGTGGTGTCGGTGTCAAACCACGAATCATCATCCTTGCAATCCAACCTGCTTGCTTGTTGAATGCGTTATCAGGCAATGACTTGATGGACGCTAACTCATCTTTGGTTCGACCAATGCTTTTTGAGTATGTAAGAATAAATTCTTTTGCTTCAGTATTGCTATAGAAATAAGAATACCAGTTGAACGCTTTTGAAATTGCAATCCGCTGATCCAACTCATTCAACATCTCAAAATTTGAAAAGGTAGGTTCATCACCAATATACTTCACATCAATGCCTGGATTGGCCACGATTTACTCCTGTGCTATCGTAAAATTAACCCGCTTCACTGAATCGTATCGAAAGGATCGCCACTCATTTTTATCCAAATCAATCACTGCAATAGAGTCTTCGCTCACTTTGCGAGGCTTCTTTGGTTCAGTGGTGGACTTGGACTCAATCAAGTATTCATCCCGTAGAGTACATCTCATTTCTCTCATTGTACCATCATTCTTTCGGAATGTCAAATTTACAATGTCGCTTTTTAGCAACGATTTGAGCCAACTCCGAAATGCTGCCCTGTCTTCTTCACCCCATGTTGAATATTGAGATGATTCATTTTGGTTCACTGTCGTTTTTGTCGTCGTTTTCGCCATATTCACGCTCCTTTACTTCATTATAAAGATAATCATATAAATCTTTGACTGTTCCTACATATTTTGTATTATGAAATATGTGTGGTACAACTCTAGTTCCTGGAATTAATCTTTCTAATTGATCTCTTGTATAGTCCTTATCTAAAAGAAAGAGTCTATACGGAAATCCTGTCATTGTCAATAAATATTCAGCTTTTTCAGTGCCTCTGCCACCCTCTGCTCCGTATACGAAAAACATACGCTTATTCCAATACATGAAGGGTGGTTACAATTTTAAGAGTAACATGACTTCCAGGATCACGTTCCATAATCAAAGTTTGTACTGTGTCACGATATTCAAATTTAACACGATATCCAGTAATTCTTTGATTGAAGACTTTATCAGTATAATTCTGACACCTCTCAATCTGACGATTTCCTTCCGTCGTAACACTACATGATTGTTGAGGCACACGATGGTAAATAGTTTGAATTAACGGCTCTACTGATAAAACACGGCCATATGCCATCTCTTGAAAATTACTAGCATTTGCTGTTAGCGTAGTTGCCGCTATAAAACTTGCAATTAAATGTTTCATTTTCCGGTATTTAAAGTGTTTGCTGAAAAAATCCCTTTAAGCGTCATTGTCAACCATGTCACTGCTATGATTGTTTCAAATGTTACCGGTATATTTAGATCAAACACAATATTGATAGAAAGAATCGTTAGCCATGATCCAATCAATGCTATCAAAAATATAGTAAAAACGACTAACATCAGACCTTTTACTTTATCGCTCATATCGCACCATACCCTTTCAAACCAATATTTTTCATAGTTACTTGTTTTCTACCCGTATTCGCTATAGAATAGCGTTTTGCTGTGAAAGTCTTTTCAGACTTTCTCGGTGCATATGTCGGAAGAATTGTTACCAAGACACCGTTTTCAAGATAAGTCTCAATTGTGTTTTTCATACTACACCTATATAGAAGAGTTTATCAATCACCACACAGCCATTATACGAGGAAATCCGGTATTGTCAAGATGTTGTTTTTATGCAACATTACTAAATAAGTGTAGTTCTACAACAACCATAAAGGATTCATAGTGGAAACATTAGCCGATGGACTAGGTAAATTATGGTTTTTAGGCGCAGGCGTTGTTGCAATCGCTGCATATGCAGTCACAATCAAAGTACGATTAGACTATTTGGAAAAAAATTATGATAAACAAATTACAGCACTTTGGGATCAAATAAACAAATTGAATAAAGAGAGATGATTCATCTCATCAAATTATCATCTATAAATTTGATTTGATCTACGAGCGCATCTGCGTCCGTTTTAAAGTTTTGAAAATCAGTTCTACTGATTGTTTTATTTAATTCTTCAATTAATTTTTGTGCGTGATTGTTATGTTGTGCCCTCGCAGCATAGAGCCATCTGAACGCATTCTTTTTGTCATTAATTTTAGTATAATATTCGCCCAGTTTAATCATAGCATCAACATTCTTTTTCATAGCTAATTCTTTTAAATCATCAAGAATGGCATTGATCTCAGCATCACTACTTGTTGGATCATTGAATATCATAAGTGCATATCTCTGCTGCGCTTTATCGTCGACTTTTGCTGCTATCTTTACAAAATCTAGTGCTGCTGAATTATAGTTCCAATTTTCCATTAAGTCTGCTATAGTAAGTAATCTATTGCTATCTAACTTAGTACAAAACTCTCTAATGACTGCTGAAGCATAAACTTTAAGTTCATTAGGAATTAAATTTTTGATGCCAAGACTAATTAATTCATCAACGGCCGCTTTGTCTTGCTTAGTCACGCGCCACATCAACACTCTAGTTGCTGGTCCTAATTTGCCATCTCTTTTTAGTGTTTGTGCATCATGAAGTGTTTTATTTCTTGCAGCTTGATCATTGATTACAGTTTTTAATAAATCTTGATGGCTTTTAATTGTATCTGCTGAAGTTTCTTGCTTAGGTGCTTTGTTTAGATATGGATTTGGTGTTGCGCCGGGAATTACTACACTCCAGATTTCCATTGAATTCACATTTTTAAATTCTTGTACACCACGACTTACAAATTCTAAAGTTTTCATTTTACCTACAATCATTTTATAAACTGTATCAGTCATTGTCACACCACCATAGTCTGCTAAACTTTCAGTTCTTGCAGCAAGATTCACAGCATCTCCCATTAAATTAGTGCCATAAATCCAGACTTCACCCATATGTATACCAATTCTCCAGCGCATACCATTATTTAATTTACCAATTTGTGCTTGCATTTCAACACCAAATTTAACAGCATCAACTGCACTAGGAAATTCAATTAAAACACTATCACCACCCGTATTAAACAGTCGGCCTTTAAATTGAGTAATTAACGGATCAATGATTGCCCTACATGCGTCTAATTTATGCAACGTTCCTATTTCATCGGCTTGCATGAGACTACTATATCCAATTACATCTGAACAAATAATTGTGGCGAGTTTAGTTTCCATATTTTTCCAAATTTATAAATAGAACGACTTATTTAGAAAACAAGAGAATTTATGACTGAAGAAAAGAAATACGAAAATTTATACGATTTGTATGTTGCATATTTTATTATGATGTGCTATACTCCATATATTCTTATGCAAGGAATGTCAAAAAATGAAGAAATATTTAATCGCTTTACTATTAATAGTATCCGCAATTCCAGCATTTGCGGGTCCACACCACCATAGGCATCACAGTCATGGATATGGTCATCATCATTGGAATTATACATATCCTGGGCGTTGGATTGCTCCAGTGATCATTGGTGGCGTTATTGGATATACAATATCACAGCAATCTGCACCGGTGATTGTTCAACAACAGCCTGTAATTATTGGGTCAGTTGTAAATTGCACCGAATGGAAAGAAGTGATGCAACCAAATGGCGTTATAGTTAGAGAAAGATTCTGTAATTAAACAGCTTTCGCTCTAGATTTTTTTGATCTAGATTTTTTAGCAGAAATAGATTGGATTTCAGAAGACTGTTTATTTTTAATGTCTGATTCCTGCGCTTTAGTCAACTCTTTATTTTGTTCCTTTACAGGAATAGGTTCTTTATTTGACGTTTCATCTAAAATCTTTTCCAATTCTTTATTAATTCTATTGACTTCTTCTTGCGAAACTGTCGGGTGAACAGGTGTCACATCTTCTGGTGTAGATGCTACACCTTTCTCGCCTACAAATAAATTTCTGAGCCATTTAAACATAATTTATCCTTTCAGAATGTGTACTGCATGATTATAGTGATTAATGCGATCTTGAAGACCAATAAATCCGCCGTTAATTCTCTTTGTCATAAGTTTTAAATCTTGGACATCAGCCAACTCATTCAATCTAGTTGCTGTCCAGAACCAACATGCAGAATGAATCGCATAGTATGTATCTAACAATAATTCAGGCTGTTCAACTAAAAGATTATCTTCAAACATTGATTGAGAACATCTAACGTAATTGTTCTTTCCTGTAATTTGAATTATACCACGTCCACGATAATTCCATCCATCACCTGATGATTCTGGCCCGTTGCCCATGCGATTCGCATAGACACGATTGGCAATCATTTGTGGTTTTCTTGCGTATTGATTTGCTAACTCTACTGAGGGAAAATACTTACCAAATATTTTTCTCAAACCGTCAGCGGAGTAATTTAGATTCTCTTGCATAATTGTAAATCCACCAGATTCATGACCACATTGTGCCATGAACGCTGCTACTCTATGCGGAGAATCTATTTCATAAAGAGGAAGAATTTCAAGTAGATTAGCATACCAGTCATCAAAGTTTTTAACTTTTGGTATAAGACTTCTAACTCTATCTTCAGTAAAGAATTCCATATAAAAACTCCCTGTAATATGTATGGAGAGTATTTATAATTTTAGTCCCAGAGTCCACGATAATATTTACCGAAAAGAACAAGTCCACGATTGATTCTATCATTATGCTTTTTATGACCCTCATAGTCAAATTTTGAAGTGTGATTTGGTCCTTCTATCATTCGATATAACTTTGGTTTATCATTTTCATTCCATTCACAAACTTCGCTCTGTAAATCATATTCTCCTGTATGATACTGATCTTCCCATGTGTTATCGTTTAATTGTTCAAAAGCCCATATCATTTCATTAAGAACATAGTCCCAACGTTTGTGTAGATTATCGTCACTGTCCCATTCATTTTCTCTTGGTGGCGCTGAAGTAGATTTGATTTCGTCTGGAACGTCTTCATCATCTACCATGTGTGAACCGTGTTTAGTTTCTTTGAGTTGCTTCAGCATCGGAAGTATGATCATAGAGAGTGTACTATCCATACTCCATGTATCATACTTATCAATTTTGATATAGATGCTACGACTTCTTTTTGATTCTAACCATATCAAAAACTTGTACAATAAAGTTGTTTTTCGTTTCTTATTGAAAAGGCTCTTAGGATTTTCTTTTGTTGGTTCAGGTTCTATGTCGCCGTGTGCTAACCACTCACCAAAATTATGAACCCAATCTGGTGTCTTAGGAAATCCGTATTCGTCCTTTTCTTTTTTTGCCCAGAAACAAAGTTTCTCAGCAAGTTGATAAGGACCTAACCAGTTTTTATAAGGACCAATGTATACTTTCATATATCACTCATGCGCCTGTAATGTCATCATCACTCTCATCAAATAATTTTATATGCAAATCACCACGCACACCTGAATGTTCAACATTTAGAACAAGCACTAGACCATCATCATGAGGCCATTCATTGTGAAGTACGAAGTGACCATCTTGTTCATTCAAAGATTCCATGAGAGCAATTGCTCTTTTAAGTTCATTAAGCGTTACATGCATTTTCTGTCTCCTCTTTGTAAACGTCTACACGCCAATAGTCTTGCGCTGCATTAAGTTTGTAGTAAATATTGTATGTATCACAATTTGGTATTTCACCTGAAGTTTTTAACGTCTGAATATGTAATTGTGCATACAAATGCGGATCTTCAACATCACCCAATTTAAACTCAGTCAACTTTTGCATTCTCAACTCCGTCAAGTGTTACAACTAAATTTTCAAATTTCTTGTCTTCAGACCAAGTTTCAAGATAATCATTATCTTCATCACATTGTTTCAAAACTTCTTCTCTGGTTAAGACCCTATCTGAAACAATGATTTCATCTAGATGTTTTTGACTAAACTCTTTTGGTTTATCCATTGCTACAATGTCTAAAGCAATGTTTTTTTCTCCTTTGGGCACTTCAATCACATATCTGATTCTAAACATTGAAATAGTTTCAACTAAAACAAATTCGGTTTCCATAATATCTCCATAAAGTAAGTGGTGGTGCCCCCTCCGTGAGTCGAACACGGCACCAACGGATTATGAGTCCGCTGCTCTAACCATGCATGAGCTAAAGGGGCTATTCAAAAAAACGATTTAAATAATCTGCTGCATCTTTTACTCCTTCGATCTCTACTAAATCATCAATGTCATTTAACAATTGCATCGTCAAATTTAACCATAATACTCTAAGTTCATTCGAAGACATTTCATCAATGCTCCTTCTAAATTCTTCATCGTGGAATGGCTGATGCATTTGCTACACTCTGTACTTTAACATGATGCGTCTCCAGTGTCAAGACTTGTGTTGTTGAAATGATACTAGCAAGTAGCAAAAGAATAAAAAACATACCAGGCAAAAAGTTTTTCATTTCAGTCCAAATGAAGCAAATGTGGATATTTGAGCAAAGTGTCGTTCCTTAAATATTGCCAAGAATCAAAAGAATCTGAATCGTCGATGCTAGCCTCTTTTAATCTATGTAGTGTTTGAAAATAATTTATGAAATCACTATCAGTCGTATATAGTGAATAATCGTACGGCCTAACATAAACGTTTAATCCAAAATTATCAAAAGTAAACAATTTCATATATGTTGAAAACAATCTTTCAACAATAAATGGAAACATGCCAAGCGATTTATCTCTGGAATAATTAGCACTGCCATGATATATAACATTTAGTTCGTCAGGTAAACGATCAAGAGTTATTTTGATTGTTTCAACAAAATGCATGTAATCACGCCATACAATATCAGATGTAACAAAGTAACTACAAAAACACATGTGCTTTTCAGTCATGATACTATCAATAACAGTATGATCGTATCCATTTTTGTCTAATGCATACAGCATAATTTTTTTAATGCCTGGATGAAAATATTCGCCTTGTTCCCAAACATTTAAAAATATAACACTTTGAATTCGTGCATGATTAAATATGTACACTCCTTTTTGATCAGGATTGGCAACAATAAAATCATAGATATCTTGTCCGTCGTATCTTAATTTTTCTTGAAATCTTGGACCAAACACACCGTAAAGTTTCGATGCATTATTCTCATCTATGATTCTTTTAAAAGAATGATATTCTCTGAGTTCAGGCCTTAAATTTTCAATATTGTCAAATGGCACCATTGGTGATTTAACTTGATCAAGTTGATGTTTTTCAAAGCATATTTGATATAGTGTTGGATTCATTCTTGTACCATCATTCCATTTGGTGCTATGTTACCCTCAATACCAATTTGTGGTATGTTATAGACTAGTTTAGAATCTAAATGTTTAAAAAGAAGATGTTCAATATCTATATAACCACCCTCATTGACTTTATCCATCATATTTTTTAGCATGTTATGGTAGCATTCTTTGATGTATGATGTCAAACTCGCATCGAAACTCCAAAGTCTGCTCATATATTGTTGAGTAACATCTCCTGTAATTTTTGAACTAAATTGGCTTTTAAATGGTCCTCGAATGACAATTTTATCAGCCTCTTTCATATGATCATCAAGATTAAAAGCATTATTCAATCTGTATCTGCCACTAATCTTAAAAATTCTTTTATGATTTCTAGAAAAAATTTCGGCGTAATCATTTAAGAATATTGAGAACATATAAAGTTCAATAAAATTTTTAACAACATCGTGATTATCTATTGCCTGAACATTAATAACATTTTGATTTTCAGAAAAGTTATAAAACTTATCAATAAATTGATCTAAAATAAACCCCTCTTCATCTGTTATATTTTTATAACCACCGTCTAAGACATAAATTTTAGCATCAGGGACATAGGATCTAATTGATCTACACGTTCTAGTTGTTTGAACTAATCTTTGTTCTGTGTTATATATGCCATGCTTCACATGAATAGCAGATGATAATAAAAATAACACATCACTCTTTAGGTTTTCTAGACTTTCTACCATTTGAATTTTTCACCTTTTTATTGATACTATCTTGTTTATTTTTTAATCTTTTAAGAACTTCTTCTCCGTCCATCCATATATCTTTGTTTGCTAATATTGAATTAATTTCTTCGGCGCTTAAAAAATCTTTGTAAATACTTTTTAAAATTTTTTCTGACCATTTTCTTTCATGCATGATGTTGTCGTATAATTCGCCACCTTTACCCATCACAATACTAGAATAGTTATGGAACATGAAGACGGAGTGTTCAGATATTTCAAAAGCATTTGCCGATAAAAAAATCATTGTGGCTGCCGACATACAAGCGCCTTCAACTGAACATATAATTTGTGCTTGGCATTCAGCCATAACTCTCATAAATTGAATTGCGGTAAACAATTGACCGCCTGAAGAATTGATGTGAATTTTAATGATGTCATGCTCTGAAGCATTTCTCATCAGATCAAATATTTCAACATAATCTTCAGGAGATTTAATTTCACCCGACAAATAATATGTGTGTAAATGTGCTAATGATTTACTCTGAAATTGATTATTGCTTCTATCAAAATTAAAAAGTTCTAAAATTTTATTGTCATTCATTTTTCAAAGTCTCTTGATGAAATCCATATTTACAAACATAGTATGAATCAATAATGTCTGATGATGGATTCCATTGATTTTCAGTCATGTTTAATATCTGTTTAATGTCTTTACTTGTCTCCTCAATAAACGCTCGTTGCATTTTTTCTTTATTTGCATTGCCTTTACCTGTAGCAAATTTTTTGATTGTTGCTGGTGGTATCGCAATAAAATTGATTCCAAAATTCCACATTCTGTGCTTAAATATTCCTGTGTTTTCAGAAATATTAAAAGTTCTACCTTTAGATCCCATTGAATATCCTTCAATATAACATGTTCTTACATTATAGTCAAGAAGCATATTTAAAAAATGGGATGAAATGGTATCGTACCGTTTTATTTCATTATCATATTCGAAATATTTACCGAAAATATTCTCTGCCGCTATATCATATTTTTTAAGTGTGGTTAAATAAGAGAATATGCAAGTTTCATATTTAAATTCACTCAATGGTGACAAGCATATTGCGGGGCTTGTCATTGAATAGTCTACGCCCGCAATCATCGTTTAATCCAAGGTTCACCCTCATCATCTTCATTCCAATTTTCAGAATCATCATCCCAATCATCATCTTCACCTTCGCTTACATCGTCTGTATCAAATCTAATACCACAAGATGGACAAAATGCTGGTTCATCATCGGTATATATTTCACCATCGGCTTCACATCCTACACTGCAATAAAATTTATACATTGGCATGATCTTCTCCTCTACGCTGCTTTAGCCCACACATCTTGCCAGTCACCGGACAAGGCGCCTTTAGCATAGTCTGTAGCACGATTTTCAAAAAAGTTAGTGTGTGTTGGCGCATTAATCATTTCTTCAACCCAAGGCAAAGGATTCTTTTTTACTTTCATGATTCCTTTAAGACCCAAACTGATAAGGCGCCGATCAGCAATATAGCGGATATACCGTTTAACGTCAGTAGCGTCCAAGTCAGCCACGCGTACCATGCCAAATGCCAAGTCAATAAACTTATCTTCCAAATCAACCATCTTAGTTGCAATGGTATAAATTTTAGATTTAAGATCGTCATTCCATATCTCTCTGTTTTCTTCTATGTATGTTCGAAATAACTTGATCATTGCTTCGGCATGCATTGTTTCATCTACAATTGACCATGTCACAATTTGACCCATGCCTTTCATCATACCGTGGCGTGGGAAATTAAGAAGCATGATGAACGAAGAAAATAGTTGCATACCTTCAGTGAATGCTGAGAATGCTGCAATGTGTTCAGCAGTAGATTGTTTTGTTGAATTCTGCGAACTTAAATTTAAAATGTAATCATGCTTTTCTCTCATCTCTGCATATTCCAAAAACTCAGAGTAAGTCGCTTCAGGCATACCTAATGATTCAATCAAATGCGAATACGCTGCAATGTGTAACGCTTCACGACCAGCAAAGCCAGCTAACATCATTCTAACTTCTGGTTGTGGAAAATAAGGTAAATAATTATTTACATAACCACCAGCAACATCAATGTCACCCTGTGTAAAGAATCGAAAAATATGTGTGAGAAATTTCTTTTCATCTTCAGACAGCCTATTCTTCCAATCTTTCACATCTTCAATCATCGGCACTTCGGTATGTAGCCAATGTGCTTGTTCATGCTTCAACCAATACTCATACGCCCAAGGGTAATTAAATGGCTTAAAATTATTTCTGGTATCTAATAGATTGCTCTTTTTTACTTTTTTTATCATTCTTGTTTATCTCCGTACATGACTTCGGTTGAATCTCCTAAGGCCCATTTAGGGTTTGTTTCTACACGATATAATTTGGTGCACACTTTAAAATCTGGAAAAATTAAATCCTTTGGATTTGACGCTGCATCAAAGAATATGCATCGATTATTTGGTTGCGCTGCATATTGACCATTATTCAATTGAATGAAGTTGAAAGACTTATGATCTTCAGGATCTTCACTAAATGTTGTATCTATAACATTAGGATCTGGTGCTGCATTGTCAACAGTAAACATATAGTCGCCATGATACCACTGTTTATCTTTAGCTAAAAATTTACATGATAGATTTTTCAGAAAAGATTTCTGAATCACTGCTACATTATAACTGAAACAATCCCATATTTGCAAGTGATCTAATGGTATACATTCTATATTCTCAGTTCTGGAAACAAAAGCATTGAGTGGCAGCTTATCATACAATGCTCCATAATTTGGTAAGTATGCTTCAATACGGAATGCTTGGCCACGAATTGATTTCAATGATACCCAAATGCAAGGTTCAAATTCGCCTTCGCCTTTTGTAAAATCATAAAGAAATTCTCTTCTTACATAGCAATGTACTGGTGGTATGTTTGCGACTAAAAATGACATTAAGATTCCTTTTTCGGTATGCTTTGTAGTTTTTCATCTTCTATCATCTTTATGATATTTTTTGTTAGTGTTAGATCACGTTCTAACCAATATATCTTTTCTTGAAGTTCTTCTAATTTTTCTTTATAAAACAAAAGTTCTTTTTCCTTTTGTTCTTTCGTTTCATAAAAATCTTTTAATAGAACAATTTTACTCATATCTATCCCTCACATGCTAAACATACCTCTTCAGTTACTAATGCTTTCATATCTAATTCTTCAATGACTTGACGTTCTACTTTTTTAGAGACTTTATCAGCCTTCGAAATCTTCTCGCTGCGGCAGTAGTAAAGCGTTTTGAGTCCTTGCTTCCATGCCAGGAAGTGTACTGCATGAATATATTTGATGTTTGAATCTGGTCTAAAAAAGAGATTAAGACTTTGCGCTTGATCAATAAATGGTTGACGATCAGCAGCATGTTGTACAATCCATCTTTGGTCAATTTCCATTGAAGTTTTGAATACATCTTTTGTCCAGTCATCAAGAAATTCAAGATGTTGAACACTTCCGTCGTTCGCAATAATACTTGACCAAATTTCACTATAATCTAATTTAGAATCAGCAGCACATTTATCTTTAACAATTTTATCAAGCCATTTGTTTTTGTTTAACCACGCGCCACTGAGGGTGTCTTGCCTATATGCATTTGCCCTGTATGGTTCAATTGAGGGAGATGTATTGCCCATAATAATTGAAGAACTGGCGTTAGGAGCGATAGCCATAAGATGGCTGAACCTACGGCCCGTGTCTTTTGCATCAGGTGCTTCACCCCTTTCTTTTCCGATTTCAAGATTTGCATGATCTAATCCTTGCCGAATGTGCTTGAAGATTTGTTTGTTCTTGCTGACTGCAAGTGCAGATTCAAAAGGTAATCCGCACTTTTGTAAGTAAGCATGAAAGCCGAGAGCGCCAATACCAATGCTACGCTCCCTTGAAGCAGAAAATTTAGCCCTAGATACGGTGTCAGGTGCATGATCAATAAAGTAAGACAGAACATTATCAAGCATCTCCGCAACGTCCCGAAGAAAATGTTTATCATTTTTCCATTCATCATAGTACTCCAAATTCACTGAAGACAGACAACACACCGCTGTTCTTTCTTTATCAGTAGGCAGAATAATTTCGCTACATAAATTAGATTGTTTAATTGAAAGGCCAAGTTTCTTTTGAAATTCAGGCATTGCTTTATTACTTGTATCAATGAAATGGATGTATGGCTCTCCTGTTTGCATTCTAAGTTCTAAAACTCTTTGCCACAATTCTTTAGCAGATACAACTTCGCGTACTGCGCCATCGTGTGGATCAATGAGAGGCCAATCATCATTTGCTTCTGGATCTACCATACATCTTTCAATGATATGCATGAAATCATCTGTGATATTTACACCATGGTGAAGATTTAATGCTCTCATATTAGGATCGCCAGTAGGCTTCCGCATATCAAGAAACATAAGAATGTCGGGATGGCTGATATCCAAATAAGCAGCGTAAGAACCCCGTCGAGTACGCCCCTGTCTATAAGCAAGCGACGAAGCATCATAAGTCCTAAGGTGAGGCATAATGCCAGTAGACTTATCATCAGCAGACCTAATACCAACACCGATTCCAATTCCACCTCCTAACATTGATAACCAATTTACTTCCGATAACGTATTAACAAGCCCTTCAGCAGAATCATCAAGATAAGGTAGAAAACAAGAGATAGGAAGACCTCTTCTGGATCTACCAAAAGAAAGAATAGGAGTGCTATAACTGAGCCAATGCTTAGAACTATATTCATATAATCTTTGCGAATGCGCCTCATTGCTACCAAAAACATTCGATACATACGCAAATCTTTCTTGTGGACTTTTTTCATCATCTTTCATGTAACTTTCTTTTAAACGTTTGATGCCCAACTCATCAAATAAGGAATCTCTAGAGAAATCTACCCTAATCCCGTGAACAATATCTGCCATACGACCTCTTTTTATTATAGTGATTTAACGACTGGAAAAATTTTTGATATAATTTCTGCACACGCTTTTGCTATTTCCATGTGCTCTTTTTGTGTTCCGTTTGCTGACCGTAGTTGTATGTAGTGTATCCAGGATCTGATTGTGCCGTTCATGTACATCTTACTGATTGTATTACCTTCAGGCAGCACTGATCGTGCGACTTCTTTTGCGATACCATTTTTGATAGCCCATCCATATGCTGCTTTTGCTTCATGTATAACACGCCTTTGCGCCCAATCCCATTTCTCCTGAAGATTTGCGCCCTCTAACGTTGGCGGCAACTCTATAGAATTTTGTCGGTTATTGGTGTCTTGATACCTCGCTTCTCTAAGAACAAAATCGAGTTCTTTAACTGGATCAGCATATCGCTGGCTGAATTCTTGAAATGAGAAACTTCGATGTCGGAGCATTTGTCTTGCAATATCTCTTGTGGTTGTGATTTCAAGACATGCTGAGACCATTTCAAATGGCGACCAGTGTTTGTGTTTGATAAGGTATGCGAGTAATTTTTCTGAAGTTTGGAGATTGAATTGATTGGAGGGATTTGATACTCTCGCACAGAAGGCCACGAGGTCTTGTGCGCTTCTTGGGTAGTCGGTAAATTCATCATCGCTGAATGCACCTATGTTAGTTTGTGAATAGGAAATTAATTTTACTTTCATACTTTCTTCCATTTGTTAAAGTTGATCATCGCTTCAAGGCCATGAAAAGTGTTTTTATTTATTATAGTGAAAATTTCATCTTGCGTTTTTCCTGCAAGAATCATTTCGTTAATATCTTTTTCTTTAATGTCGTTAGGCCAAATACATACGTTAGCATCATGTGCAATTGCTGCTTTAATTTCATGAACTATCTCTCTATTTCTAGGCTGATTATCGTAAATCAAAACATGATTTTTCACATGATGAAGTGCAACCGTTAGATTTGAACTACCGACTGCAATTGAATTTGGTAAAAACATGCTATCAAACGGACCTTCTGTTACATAACATCTTTCTTGCATATTCACATTCTCAATGTTATATAACATTTGATTGTTATCTTCTACGATTCGCATTGTTATATAGCGAACACGATTTTCTGAAATTGATCTGGCCGACACACCGATCAATTCTTTTTCAGAATTATAAAAAGGAATAACAATTCTTGGCTCGTGAGTTGTAATCCGATCTTTATAGTTTGGATTAATTTCAGCCAATCGAGAGACGTCATTGACATAAAATAGGCTATTGATTTTTTCTTCTGGTAATTTCCTGGTTAGTACATAAATCCATGCTTCATGAGATTGAGTTAATTTACTCAGTGGCGTAAGAATGTTCGGATAAAGATTTCTCGTTGTAAATGTTACCGGTTTAAACACAAAAGTTGTTTTATGTGCTCCCTTAACACCATTCTGCCCATCTTTATATCGTTCTAAAGAATACTCTTTGTATAGTGATGGGTCAATTTGCTTTATTAATGAACCAAGAGACATGCTTGCGCTGCAATTATGACACTTATAAAACATACCACCTTTCTTAGCAAAAAGATATCCTCTAGCTTTGTTACGATTTGTTTGACTGTCGCCGCAAATTGGGCATCGGAAGTTGTAGAGATATTCGCTTTTTCTTGCAAATTTGTCTAAGCGAATAGAGAGTGTACCAATGTACTTTTGATCTAACCACATACTCATAGTAAATGTATTCCATTATAAAAAACAATCAAATATGACTGCTTATTGTAGTATAAGCAGTCAAATAAGTCAAGTTAAAATAATTTTGATAAAGCCTCCAATTTCACATGTGAAAGTAACCATGCAACTGCTATGATACCACCTGCTGTCATCCATTTGAATTCCAAAATCTTTTTGAGTTCATTGTCTTCTTTTTTATTATGGTCAGCAATGTCACGTTTTAGTTCTTCAATTTTATCCATAATCCGTCTTTCAGTTAGTTCAACTTTTTCTGAAAGATCCTTAGTTACACCATTAATTTTTAGATGCAATTCCTTTACATCTTTATCTTTTTCTTCTTCTCTGTCTCGCATATCGTTATAGATTTGATTGACAACTTTATCGTGATTTTCTATAAGTCTATCAATCACCTTATCCATTTTCTCACAAAGCTGTGTGATTGTGATTATTTGAGTTTTGAGAACCTCTACGTCAACTTTAAGTTGCGTTGTATCTTCTGCCATAGGCATTACATGCTCCTCGCAATTTTACTTTTTAATTACCGCTTCCACCTGTTGTGGTAGTAGTATTAGTAGTATTTGTCGTTGTGGTTGTGGTAGTTGTCGTATTCGTTCCTGTGAGTTTATTTGCGAGATTTTCTATTATTGCCCTATTTGCTGTTGTTAATGTTGTAATATTATTGCTGGATTGAGTGCCTAGAATTTGTAAAGTATTATTATTGCTAGCATTAATACCAGATATAGCTGTTAAACCATTATTAGCAGTATTAGTAACACCAGTAATACCAGCTGTACCTAAATTTGTTGCTGCTGTCAAGCCCGCTGTAGCAGTATTATTAACACCAGTAATACCAGCTGTACCTAAATTTGTTGCTGCTGTAAGTCCATTTGCTCCAGAAGTAACTACACCAGTAATACCAGCTGTACCTAAATTTGTTGCTGCTGTAAGTCCATTTGCTCCAGAAGTAACTAGACCAGTAATACCAGCTGTACCTAAATTTGTTGCTGCTGTTAAGCCTGCTGTAGCTACATTTTGTGTAGCTGTTGCACCGACAGCAGCAGTGTCTTTCATTGCATTAAATCCTGTCGTTGCTACAGTGGCAAGTGAACTGCCAACAGAATTCATAGCATTGAAGCCATTCTGTGCTATATTAGCGTTGCTGGTACCCATATTTGAACTCATTGTAGCAAAAGTTTGATTTGTGCTTTGAGCAATGGCCGCTTGATTGTTGCTTTGTGTGACGGCGATTTCCCTATTTGAATGAATGCCATACAATTGGGTGAATGTCGGTAGTAAAACACTTGCCCATTTTAGAGCAGTATCGCCTGCACTTGGTGGAGCAGCGACTTGCTGTTGCTGTCTACCTTGACCACCATTACCCATTTGAATACTCAATACCGCTGCTACTTTAGATGCACTATCTCCATTTTTTGCTATTTCTAAAAGAGCGTTATATCTTGCAGTTTCAGTGACAGCATTTGCTTGTGCTATAGCTTTTTGCGTTTCTGCATAAAGCTGATAATTGCTGGGTCCTGTGCTTGCACAGCTCGTGAGTAATAAACTGAATGAGAGAATAAATCCAAGTGTTTTATATTTCATCATTTGCTCCAAAAATTATACCAAGGCTTAGTTTTTTTGTCTGGTATTATGGTTTCGTAAACTTTTTTCTGAGAATCATACCACTCATTCCATCCGTCAACTTTAGTTGAACATTCATAATGAAGTGTATAGTTCTCTACAATAACTTTCATCATGTCTGTTATAGTAACTTTGTCACCAACAATTGTTTTTAATGTTTCGCATTTTTTTCTTAATTCTGCTGGAGCATCTGGCCATTTTGGCGCAATTGGTACAGGTTGTTTATTAAACATAGAACATCCAGAAAGCATGACAATAAAGGAGAAAATTATAAATTTCATTTTTTCTCTCCTTCTTTAGAGTTTATCATAACTGCTTGATTATGTAATTCAATGATATCTTTAGGTATGGAACAGTGTTCTACATACTTCACAACTTCTTCCTTATTTGTTATCACACGATCTACAAATTTTATAACTTCCTGACCTTTCTCTTTAATAACTCGCGTTTTCTCTACAATCTTTTCTTGAATCTCTACAGTTTTTTCTTGTCCTTTTGCTTCAGCGACAATAACTTTATCCTCAAGCTCTTTTATTTTTGCTTGCCACTTTTCTTCATTAGCAATTACTCCTTCCATCCATATACTAAAAATTAAAATCAATCCCATCAAAACTTGAAATGGTAATTTATATTGATTGAAAAATGGTAGTTTTCCAAGAAAACTTATACCTGCAAGGCTCATTATAGCACAAATTAATAACAAATGATAGATCCATGCAGGAACGAAACTAAGCATCCAGAGTAGTTGTTCCATATTTTATAGTCCTCTTAAATCAAGATCAAATTGTTCTCTAAACATACCCTTCTTACCATATCTGAGAAAAATCATTGATCCTGTTTTACCGTCTTGTAGAATAATTGGTTTCTTCGGATACTTACGACCAAATTCACGAATCGCATTACCAACATCGTCATTTCCAACATAAGTTTCATACTTGAGATATTTTCTTTTACCTAATCTCGCTTTTAAATATCGTTCCGTGTCAACAACAAAAACATCATTATTAGCAAATCTTCTCATCATAACTTTAGATGGTACAGGTGGATCTCCTGTTGTACCAGCAATACCAGATCCTGTAACATTTGAAATTTCTTCTTTTAGTTGTTGGCTGTTTAGATATGTGATAAATCTTTGTTCTAAATTGTCTTCAGTTAAATTCTTCTCTTCTTTGATTAGAAACAATGCTGCACCGTATGACGCAAGTTTAGTTTTACCGAAGGGCAATTTACTAAGAATTTTTTTCAAATTTAAAATCAATACATCTAAAGTTGTCAATGCATATTTATCTTCAGCAGAAAGTCTATCGTCAGATTTCTTAATGATGTTTCCCTCAATGTCAATAATTTTGCGCTTATATGCTTCCCACTCTTCAAACGGAGTGGTAAGTTTTCTTAATATTCTGTAAACGATATATAAATCTACTAAATTCGCCATTAAATTTTCTTCTTTAGACTGTTATATAAATTTAAATCTAAAAACTCTAAATCCTCAGTTTCAATATAATTAAGAAAAAGAAAAAACGCATTAAGCACATGATGATTTCTTTTTTCTATCTTATAATGAAGCATGTTAACGGTAGCTTCTACACCAAAAACATTTGATAACGATATGATATGATTTAGTATCAATCTTTCTTTCAAATCTTTTTGTGCGACATATTTGTTTATTAATCTTTTGACATACTTTATAGTTTTCAAATCATCTAAAAATTCTAACACCGAAGTACAATTAGGATTTCTATAATTTTTTACTGCGTATTCATCAAAAGTATCTTCATTCAATTCAATGATCATTTATTTTAGAATGTCAACAAAGACGCCCTTTTGATTGTACCATCTGCAACTGCAACATAAATGTAATTTGTATCCCATCTAATTGTGCCAGCTTTCCACGCATCTGATGAGGATGCAGGTGTAGATGATGTTCTAATTCTAATTGAATTGGAATTTATATCTATAGCGGTGTTAGGATCATTGCATAAAACTCCAACTCTATCAGTTGATGCATCAACAAAAAGTGCGTTTGCTGAATTGTCTGATTCGATTCTTGTATCAGAATCAGCGCCATCTTCATTGATGACTAAGCCACGTGTGAACGTTGTGCTTACATTCGCATCAAATACAAAATCTTCAGCAGCAAGAGTAAATGTTGAATTTGATGCAACATTAGCAGATGCTATGGTAAGTCTTGTTGTGTTTCCTAGCAAATTTTCAATTGTAATTTTTTTACTTACAGGAGCACCGGATGGATCATCAACAATAAGTAATATGTCGTTATTTGCTGGTGCTGTAAGTGCCGTCAACTGTGTGACTTTTTTATCTGCCATTTTTTCTTCTCCTAAATTTTATAAACCTCATTGAAGAGGAATGCTACTCCTGGGACTCAGGCCAATAATTAAATTAAGTATCTTGAACCGTATCATCATCCGGTGCGTCGCTAGTAAGATTTGTCATTGCCACAATAATTTCTGTTTTCTTTCTAGCATTACCATGCATATCGGTATATCTTTTGTGTCGAATCCAACCTGGTGTTGAAATGCCGTTTGCATTGTTATTTGCAATGAATGATTCAGCATTCGAAACACCAAAAATTAGATTGCCGCTCACATCTGTAGCGTACAAATATTTTGGTGTGTCTTGACCAGTAATTGTTGCGCCAGATTGATTAGCAGCAGTCCATACCGGATCAATATTCAAATATGTATTGTTTGAAACTGATACGACTTTTCTTCTAATTCCAGCGATTACAAGTGTATCACCGATATTAACTTCTGTTGTAAATGCTGTACCAGTTCCTACAACCCAAGTATCATTTATTGTATTTGTTACTGCTACCGTACCTGTGATTGAGAATGAATCTCTTGTTCCCCATAAAGGCATGATTTTCTCCCTTTTGTTAAAATCCTAATTTTCTTAATTGTGAAATCGTATTCAGACTATTTATATGTCGTATACCAATTCCACCTTTTGCTTCCCACTCTTCAATATTTTTAGCATAATCATCTATCAGTAGATTGGGTTCTCCGTTTTCATTTTTAGCATAGTCTTGTTTTTTTTCTCTAGAAACAAGATAAATTTTACTCACACTTCCTAAATGCTTTCTTATCCATTCTCTTTTTTCTGGTATGCTTGTGGGCATTCTTCTTGAAGGTGTAGAGAGAATATAAGGATCATATCTTTTAATGAATTTCCATAATGTCATTCCATCTGGCATAGGTTCTAGATTAGCCCAAAACTTAGGAACTTGTTTAAGTATTTCCCATTTCTGATCTTTTTCTAGGTGCTGATCCTTTGCGTGAAACTCAGCTTCAATACCAGCGTCACGCAAAGCCTTTTTTGCACCACCTAGAAAATTGACTAGAACTTGATCTAAGTCACAATAGATTTGAGGTAACTGATTCATTTTGTTGGATTCATCTCCGGAGAAACTTCAATTGGCTCCGCTTTACCACTTAATGCTTCACCTTTTTTTAGTTTATCTTTAGATGACGCTTCTTTCTTTTTATCTTTTTTCATTGCTTCAGAAAACATTTCATTTCTTAGAGCAGCACGCTCTTTTTTCAATTTTTCACGTTCACGATCATGTTTTATTTTTAAATCGGCTGATTTCATAGCGATTTGTGCTCGTTTCTTTTGATCTATAGATTGTTTTTCTGAAGGTATAGCTGTACCACTACCTTCTGCTTCATTCATATCCTCGCCTGCCTTCTTCACATCCTTGAAGGCAGGCTTAGCTTTTTTTGCTTCGTCAATCTCCAGTTCTTCTTTTGTAACGTTCTTCATTTGACCAGCAACAATTCTGTCACCATACTTTGTTGTGCCAACTTTCACATGAACTTTTTCACCATCAATCTTATGGACGGTGCCTTTGAATCCTGCACCACCTTTTTTGGCCATGCCAACGTGAACGGTGTCACCGACTTTGACTTCATCAATTTGTTCTACTTCTTCTTTAACGACTTCATAGCCAAGTTTTTGTTTTTCTTTGACACCAGATGGAACAACAGAAATTTCTTTGCCCGAAGTCTTATGACGCATCATTACAGGTTTTTCTTTGCCTTTGTTTACTGGACCCATGTCACCAGATTCTTCAATCTCAACTTCTTCATTTTTTGACATGAGATAGTTTTTGCCTTTACTGCCTTCGCCACGCTTCATAGCATTACGACTTACACGATTCTTTGCAAGCCCAGAAACAAACTTGATTCCTGCATCAGCAAGACTTTCTAAGTCTTTCATGTCCATTTTATCAAGCATAGCGATCAATTTCTTATAACTATTGCTTGATGGATCAATGCGATCAATCTTGCTATACTCTGCTTTGAGTTTTGCGACCATTGCAGGAGAAAATGCTTCATCTAAAACTGATGGATCAAATTCTTCTTTTTGTGGTGCGCTCTGTGCTTTACCTTTGACTAGTTTACCTTTTGCTTGAACTGCTGCGAATCGTGCTGCTTTATCACTATGGCCAGGCATGAGACTTGTCATGGGCACTTTGCCTTCAGGACTCTTGCGTTCGTTCTCAGGATTATCATATCCCTTGCCTTTGACAACTTTTTCGACCACTTGTTCAGCATCTTCTTTTACATCTTTCTTCTTATCCATCTGTTTTTTCAGTGCCATTTTTGCTAAGTGTTTAGCCATAGATGGACCTGAACCATGCTTACCAGGAACGACATCCGATTTTTTCTTTGGTGGATCTGGATCAAATGGCGGATCATTTTTTTGCTCATCCAAATCCTCTTTGTACATATTCAATTCATACCGTTGATTGTCAAGATTTGCAACTTGTACTTGAATCGCTTTCTTGCCAGTTTTATCTAACAAGCGATATGCGTTTGATTTGCCTGAAGACGGCTTCTTAGGACCCATTGCAACTTTGCGATCAATCTCAAAAGGATCAATCTCAATGTTATATTTTTTCTTTGCAAAGTCATAAGCGTGTGCCATTGCTGAAGAAAAGTCTTTGTGATAGAGTTCATAACCTGTGCTAGACTTGCCTTCTTCAATTTCAACTTCTTCACTCTGAAGTTCTTTTTGTGTCGCACCAGCTTTTCTAGCAGCCTCAGCATCTTTAGGATTCTTAGTCTTGTGATACTTTGCGATTAATTCTTTTCGTGTGCCGCCTTGACTTTTTGGATTGTAATCTGTTACACCAGTGGACTCTTCTACGCCTTCATTCTTTGCTGCGGGTCGCTTATTTTCTTCATACCAATTCATCAGCCACTTAGCAGCATCTTCCGCTTTAGCAAATTCTTGCTTCACAACAACTGATCCATGTGCTGCTAAGAATTTACCATTCTCATGCTTGAGAATTGTCAAATCATATTTCGGTTCACCTTTAGCGCCCATTGTCACAGTATAAACTGCGTCATAAGGTTTCATGTTATACTTATTGAAATCAGTTTTTGTTTGAGCGTCTGCCTTTTTAAACTTAGAAAGCATACCTTCAGATAAACTGAATTCTTCTTTTTGAAGTTCACTAACTTTTTTCTTATGAACCATTGCACCATATTTGTCTTTTACTTTTATATGTGCAATTTCACCGTCAATCTCATGAACGGTTCCAGACTTCTTAATTTTTTTTCCTGGAGCAGATGTCATTTCATGGTCAAAACTGACCTTATCACCAACTTTGACTTCATTTAATTCAAATTCTTCATTCTTTGCTTTGTGTGCAGCATCTAGATCGTTAAAGAATTTTTTCTTTTCTTCAGGCGACAAGTCACCTAAGGACTTGATGCCTTTCTTTGCCATGTGTGCTCTTACTTTAGCTTGATATTCAGTCTCTTCTTGTTGAACTTTCTTTACGGCATCAATAAGCGACTGAGACAAACCAAATAAATTCGCATTGTCTCTCATTTCTATTTCTCCTTTATTTCTAAAATTAAATTGTTTTTACCTCTCAAAATTCTATGATACTCTTCTGCTTTGATGTAATACGTTTTTCCAATGATCATTTGAATTGGAAGTTGATTGTCGTATTGTAAAAACCAACCAATTCCGTCCATAACTTTTATTTCTCTATTCTTTTTATCACGATGCCAAATCAATTCCTCTTCGTTCACATTTTCTGAAAATGTGCGAATAAATGTATTCTCTAAAGGAAAAATATCGTTATATGGTTTCACCAGTAGAAATCCCCACCTCCTGACAATCCTAGTTGTTTAGCATATCGTGGAGTATTGCAAGCCCAATATGCTGCGCTTGTTCTATCTTTTTGCATAGAGCATTGATGTCTTGCTGCAAATGACTTTCTTGCTTCAGGATCATTCAATTTGACCGACAATCCTGTCGTATCGCCCCATGTAACCTTTTTTATATTACCTGTACTAGGATCTTTAACGTACACATAGAACTTCTTTGGTCCACCACGTTTTGGTTCATTGAGTGGTGGATTCTTTTCGTCTTCTTCTCTTAGGTGTGCTTTGCTTGAAGGCTTTTTTGCTGAAACAACATACTTGCCTTTAGGATCATCTTTTCTATAAATTTCAAGCCATTTATCTTTTGTTTCTGGAGTTACGTCACGTTCAATTCTCCATAAACCAGTCACAGGATTATATTTCCAAATGTTAAGGCCTTCTTCAAGCATTGGGCAATCAAGTGGCACATAGCCACCCTCATGTTCTACAATTTCACCTAAATCCGTTTCTTCAAGAATCGCTTTATCTATTGGATCAATGTTCTCCATCAATCCTTCATTATACATTTGTCTTGCTACACGCCAGAATTCAAAATATTTTTCTGAACCAACACGATACACTGTTTCGTGGAGTGGTTTGCTTTCTTCTTGGTGCCATTTGAATGCTTCAGATACATCCGAGACTTCAGCAAAGATATCTAGCAACTCTTGTTCTTCGCTATAAAGTTTATAAAGTCTTTGTGTGTTAGCATTATTCATCACATCTAATGCAGAGTTTGCTGAATACTTAGCCATAAGTATATCTTGCGACTGACCTGGCGTAGCAGTAGCATATGCTTTTCTTAATTCATCGGTGCCCCATTCTAATGCTTCAGCGAATTTTGAGAATGCTTCGTTAGTGTCTTTTGTCTTTTTAACTTTTGCTGCTAGATCGCTATCAGCACCACCCCATGTGCCTTTACCTTTTGTGATAAACGAATTGACTCTTGCAAAAGCCCACTGTTGCGCTGTTGTACCTGGTCTATGACCTGTTTGCCATGCAGCCATACCACGATTATACACTTGTTTGAGAATGCTATAAGAAATACCAGACTTCTCCGCTTTCTTCTTTAAGCCTTCAACTTCTTCAAAAATCGCTCTTAAATCTTCATCATCCTCAAATTCTTCTTGTGTCATAGAAGCAAGATAGTCTTCAACTTCCATTTCATCTTCCATACCATACTCACCGTCATCCTCTTCTTCTTCACCGTTCTCATAATCATAATCATCTTCAAACTGAAGATAGTCTCTGACACTTGAAATATAATCTGCTGCTTTAGTGATCTTAGATAGCACCCATGCTTCAGGCTCTTCATCCATTTCATCCATCATTTCAAGCAAATCTTCAGAATCTTGAATGATGTTTTCTATTTCAATTTGAGCCATTTCTAGGCCATCAATTTCTTCGTAATCGTCGTATTCGCCTTTTTCTACTACATAAGATTCTTTCTGAAGTTGCGTCTTTGTCATTCTAAACAAAGCATCTGCACTTGTTACCATATCTAGAAGTGTTGATAAAAGGTTATTTGTAGCATCACGCTCTTGCGGTGACATTGTGTCACCTGAGTTTAATTTAGCGACAGCTCTTTTAATTGTAGAGAGCATTTTTGCATCTGCTAAACCTAATCGAACCAACTGTTCTAATCTTGAGTTCTTTTGTCTTTCTTGTGGTGCTACTGCTTCACCGTACATCTGCTTATACTTTTGAGTATGCTTAGATTGCGGCATACCTTTTTCTCTTGCTTCTTTATCTCCTGGTGCGTCCACATACGCATTTGGATCACGGTCTGACATTGGTCCATATTTACGGAAATGGGCCAATCGTTTTTCTTTTGTATCTTTGTCTAAGCCTTTGTAATAAACTTTAGGTTGTGTGCCTTCTTTGCCTTTAATGTGTGGATCTTGAGGCACTTTAGTTGCTTCTACAATGAAACACTCAGCGAAAATTTGATTTAATTCTTCAGCCCGATGCATCATCATAGATTGTCTACGCTGAATATCTTTCTTTCTTGCTAGCGGCACAAGTCTTGAAGCAAATTTTCGAATCGCTGGCACCATTTTTTGCAGTCTTGTATCAATCATAATTTTTTCGCCGGCACTTAACGAAGCATAATCTTTTCCACCTGCGGCCCTATTTCTAAAAAACTGATATGCGAGTTTGCCAGCCCTACGTTTTAATCTTTCTGGATCAGCAGCACGTTTCGCTTGAAGCATTCTGGTACGAAGCAATTTTTGCTGCATACGCTTAAATCTAGCGGAACGCTGCCTTCTTTGTGCGAAACTTACAATTGATTCGTCTACTTGTTCGTCTAGTTTCATACCTTTTCTCACTGCTGTAAATAACGCTTTTGCGTCAGCGTCGGATAGTTTGGACGGTACACCTTGTTTAAACTTTTCAAAATCGTTAGCGGAAGCGAACGCTCTCATTTTTGAACCAGACATTCCTGTAACACCTTCTGCATCTGGATCACGCTCTCCTGCTGATACGACTTCTATGTTCTCAAACTTATAATCTTTACCGTTATATTTTGTGAGTAAAGATTGAAATTCTGAAACTCTGTCGCTGCCTACAACGACAATGAGATTCTTATACTTACCTGTCAATTCTTTTGCAACTTCTAAAATTGTTCTCGCTGGTGAGTTTTTTACCATTGGACCAAAGGCCTTCTTAGCGAATTTGACTTTTGTGTCAAAATCTAGCGGATCTTTCTTTGGATTTGTGGAATGTGATAGATAGAGCATAGCATCACCGTGTTTCTGCTTTGCTACTGATTGAAGTTTGGTTGCAAGTTTCTCATGACCATTTGTCATGGGATTCATACGACCAAATGATATAATAACGTTATCTTTCATTCTCTGGAGTTTTCCTTAGACTTATCCGTTCAGGTTTGCCTTAGCCTAACTGATGTTTTATTTATACTAAACGCTTCCTCTGGTTTCAATTCTAAATGCGATACTTGAAATACCACCTCTAGATTTGGCTCGTAAATCCATTTTAATCTTAGGTTTCAATTTTTTAACGTATGCATCATCAATTTCATAAAATCCAGATGGTGAAATAATAGAATTTGCAACGGCGCCTTTAAAACTTTTAAGAGTTTTTTCACCTGTCAACGCTTCGTATATGATTGCGCTGTAGTATTCGTCATTTTCTTTAACAAATTTAAGTAGTGCGCCTAGAAGATGCGGTTTATTATTTTCTAACCAATACTCGTAACTTTTATCTTGGATAATCTTACCATTCTTTATAAATTCTTTTATGATTTTTTCATTACCTTCAGACACAATTCTATCAAAATTGCTCGTAGAGAGTAATCTTGTCGGCATAGTTTTTAATTCTTTCACTATAGAAGTGAGAACTTTTCTCTGATTTGCATTTTTTAATGATTCAGCAGCAGACTCAAAAAGTTCCGCTGTTGATGCACCCTGACCGGATGCAAGTTGTATGCCACCTTCCATTTTAACTGATACAAAATATTTATTTGATTTAGTAAATATTACAATATCAGTCTTAGGCTCAGGTTTGGCGTAGATTGAACCTATACCTGGCACTTGTTCGTCTGAGTGATATATATCAAACGTCTTTCCCATTTTCTTAAATATATGATCTACGCATTCTTTAGCCTGCGTATCAATTTTTGAAGAATAATTTCTAGTCGTTTTCGTTTGTTTGTTTAATCTAATTCTAGAATATTCTACAATTGCCCATTCTAAATCTACGCCTTCTGATGCTGCCATACTATCTCTCCTTATTACCTAGAAATTTCTTCCCAGTCCATGGAAGCATACACACCTTCATTACCTGTTTTTGATGCTAACACTAAAGAAATTTCATATGGTGTTTCAGTCAAACCATTTCTTTCTAGTTGAAATTTGAATAATGCTTCTTTAAGAATATCAACAGACACACTGGTGCTCTGAGTTGCAGTAAAATAGCCAGATGCTAATGTTTTTCCGCCTGATGTGCTAGTTCCTGTAATGTTATATTCAACAGCACTATCTGTTCCAGCACTCACCCATGCTCCTCCACCTGTTGTACAGTTTGCACGAACTTGCCAATTAAAATTACTGGAAGTATCTGCTATCGTAGAGAGTGCTGTAAGAATCACAACTGCATCTAATGCTGTAGATTTTAATCTTAATGAAACAATTGGATAAAAAGTTCCTGCTGTAGTCAACGTTCTTGCTGCATTAATTGCTGTACCTATTGCTTGCTGTGCTCCACGGAGTTCATACCCACCCTCAGTCACAACCGAAGAACAAATTTGTTTCATTGTGCTACCGCCAGAAACTGTACCAACATTTTTAATTTCATATCGCAAAGGTAGTGATGCTGTCGTAATATATGTTGAAGTTATTTGATTTGCATGGCGAAATGAATGACAATGAATAAATTGACCATTGATAACAAAACCACAACGAACATCGCCAACACCCAACCATTCAATATCTGTCCAGAAAATTTGCGCTTTTGCTAAATCTAAAATTACTCCAGATGGACCAGTGCCATCTAGTTTATCATAATTCCAATCTGTTTGAATTGCTAATGTGTCTACAACTGAACCAGTTACAATAGACCTTTCAACAAAACTGATTGTATTTCCAGATTGTTCTAAAAAGATTCCGTTGTTTGCGCCAAAGTATCCAACACGCTGCCTTAAATTTTCCTTCGCTTCATTCATCACCATAGTGTTCAAAATCAGTAACGATTTTCCTGGTTGATAGGACATAACTTTTGTCGTTTCACGAATAATTTCATTATTTGCTGCACCATTCGTCAAAGTTAAATTAATTAAACCTTCATTTGATGAAAACGCATAAGTTGTATTTGCAGTATTTGCAGTCGCCCAAAGGCCATTGTCTTTATAGCGATGTGACGAATCAAAAAGCGTTAATGGTGTCGATACTCTCATTCTACCAAACGCATCAGTTGCAACGCCTGTCGGATTTGCTGCGCTAATCCGATTGCCGTATTGATCGGCAAGCATGACAACATCAAAAAGTGTTTTTGATTGATTTAAATATTGCTGTGTGTTCTTATTGAATAGTGCCATGCTATCTCTCCCATCCTTTGATTACATCTGGAGAAAAATTAGCATAACTAAACTGTAGTCTATCTACAATCTTCACGGCACCACCAGTCAATTTGTCAATTGCGACATAACCCTCAACACCAGTGACTTGATATCCAGATTTGGTTAATAAAAATGTGTTTACACTCTTTACTTCATCTAATTTCTTACTGAGCATATCTTTAGCGTCAACTAACAAATTCATTAGCGTAAAGATATGTTCAAATTGAACTTTGTATTTTGATTTTATCATACTTTTGATAGCATTGACTTTGACTTCAGCACGTTTCTTTGCATCAGGCTTTTTCTTGCTATCAAACTCACTCTGATAATGTGCTAAGAGTGCGTCAAGCATTTCTGTTACATGACTATGAACATTTGTAATTTTTTGGCGCTGTTTAATTTTAGAATTATTGAATGCTTTAATTCTTGTATTCAACTCTTCACCGAAGCCTGGATAATCTGAAAGCGAATCTAAAAATCGGCCATCAATTGCATTGAAAACTTTTCCTGCTTGTGATAGCACCTTTGTCACTTCAGCAGTCTCCTCTTTTGTCATGGACGCTTTGCCTGAAACATCTTTATAATCTGCATTGTCAAACCAGACATTTCTAGACTTTTTCATACCAGCAAGTATATCAGTTCCGAAGACTGCTTTCATATTTTCTAATGTATCGCCTTCATATCTAGTATGCCATACAATGCCCATTTTTGAATTGCGGATTGTTCTTCCAATGTCACTATCATAAGGCACCGCATAAACAATGGTATTTGGATGAAATGTTGTATACTTTACACCATCAATTGTTACATTTTTTAGATCACTTTGAGTATACATTAAGTCGCCTTGGATGACACCTTTGATGCCAATTTCAGGCAAGTATTGAAGACATGCTTTGAGTTTGTCTGCTAAATCACCTGAAGTGTCTGCATCAATCTCAGCATTCGTCTTGTAGAGTTTTGGATTTTTGTTGAAGATGCCTTTCTTTGCAACAAAGAATTGACCGTCTGACGGATCTTGACCAGCAAAAATGGCTGGAGAATTATGAATCAATACATATCTACCGGAATTTGTTTGCACATAAAAATTATTAGATGACGTACTAATATCATACTGAGTATATTTTTCTTCTAATTTATTTACTCTTATAACCCTCATTTACAAATACCTCCCTAATCTTATGTGTTATTTTCAAAAATGACTCGTGATCAGTGTTTGATTTAATTGAATTGACATATTTCAAAACGAAAATCAAGTTAGTTAAATCACTAGCTTGATTTGTAGAAAAGCCATTTAAATAACAAATAATTACTGGAATTTTATGATCAACACTTCTCTTTCTTGGATCATTCGGATTAACGGGACCCTCAACATCTGCAAATTGTATTCCTGTGTAAAAACAATATTCAGGTAAATCAATATTTTTTATATTAAGTTTTGTTTCTTTTTCAACTTGATTTTTGTATTCTTTATATTCTTCATTTAAATAAGATATTTTTTTATATGGTATTTTATTTTGGCTTTTGTAACCGCCATCCTTTGTTTGTCCCCAATTAATAACACCATATTTTTTCATCATTATTTTTTCATTATTTTCAACTTTCTTTTTCAGATAATTTGGTCCATTTAATCCCTCGTATATACCTTCTTCCTTTAAAAGATTTATGATTTTTTTTCTTCCAATTCCATCATTGAATGTTCTTAAAATTTCAGAAACCGAATATGTTTCTTTATATTTTTGAATATACTTTTCTTTCATTTCGTCAGTCATCGCATTCTCCTTTTTATTTTATTTATAAAAGAAGACATTTTGAGATGATTACCATCACACTTTATAATTCGGTAATATCGTCATCTTTAGTCAATTCACATGCTTTTACCCATCCACGATTAGCTGTATGCACCTCATGATCTTCAGTCATTTTATATTTTGTTCCATCTTCTAGTTGAATTTCAACCCATTTTTTATTTCCATTCTGAAACATTCCGCCCAAAATAGGAACCATGCGATTAGGTTTTGATGGTAGATCCAATTCCTTGCCCATGACCATAAGACTATCGTCCCATTGACATCGCTCTACTATTTCTTTGATTGTCATATCACCAAGATTTGTGAGAACGATTGTATCTTCGTGGATACATCCATCCCATTTGACTGTGATATTGACTTTGGATTCGGAATTGCCCGCAAGCATGTCACGGACTTTGCGTAGGAAGTTGATTGCTTCCCTAGCGCCGTAGACGCCGCCATTGAGAATATTATCCTCAATGTGCTCCATATGTAGATTTTTGCCTGATGTTGCTTCGGCTATGTATTCTAAAAATTTCATTAGTCCATCCAGTGATTGAATGGACTATTTATAATTCATCGGCGCATCGTCGCTTGATCCTTAGCTTCCTCTTCGCTGAAGATAGGCACTGCATTGGACTTGTGGAGAGTCCCTATGCCGATCATTTTAGTGCCAGTGTACACTTTACCCTCAACCGGCTTTGTGCAAGTGGCTGGTAGCGTGGTGGAGTGACTTGGATAGACTGGTAAATCACGGACATAAGTCTTTGGAGGCGTGTATGTAGACTTTTTTACAGTCTTCATGGTGGGCTGATTTTTGCTTAAGAATTCTTGCCACTCCGCTTGAAGTTCAGCATCCTTTCGCTTTGCGTCAGCGGAGGACCACTTCTTCTTGCCCCTGAATTTGGTCGGTGAGTGTATAATCATATAAAATATAGTACGATTAATAATACGGTTGGTGGTAAAAACATTTCAGTCAATGTCATATTGATGCTAGAGTAAGCATTCCAGAGCCTCATAGCAATATCATATTTCAGTATGTATTCTATCATATTAGTGAATCGTTTCACCATTTGGAGGCATCAGCATTTCAACTTCTTCATTCATCGTCTTTAGGAATAATTCTAAATCACCTGTGTCAATGATTGATGCAATAAAATCACGATAAAACTCAATCAAAAGTTCTTTCTCAGCCATGTCAATTTCTCCACTTTTAATCATACTTACATGATACTTGAATAAACGTTCTTTGTCAACATCACGTTGTTTTTACGCAACACTTCTCCAATCAAGTCTTTATCAAGCATTTTCATAAAACAGTCTTCTTTAAATTTGGAAAATGCTACGACTTGTTGTTCAAAAACAACATAGTATGTATCTTTTACAAGGAACATTTCTGCACCGGTACACGCACTGTAACCGACTTTATGTAATGGATTGAATGTCATGATCAAAGTTACATCTTAAAACCATCAAATTTAGAAGTCTTCTTGCCCGTCGGTGTGCTGTCAAATGCTGGTTTATCTACTTGCCCGTTGTCCATCAAACCGTTCTGAGCCACTTGTTCTACATCATACAGCTTCATCTTCGCCCTGTCAACCCCTATGACAAATCTTTTGTTTGTCGTCGGATCACTGTAGCGATTTTTCAACTGTTTGACCATGATCTGATTCAAATCAGCCAACTCCTCAGTCGAAATCAAAGCAAACATCAAATCCGCCGTGGCCGGCAATCCAAATGACTCCGAAGTGTCTGTTAGACTGACATCAGAATTATCGTAGCCACCTCTCGTGGTTTGCGTGGCCGAGATCACCGGCACCTTTGTTTCAACTGCTAATCCACGAAGTTCTTCAGCAATCGCTTTGACATAAGTATAAGAATTGACATTGGATCCTTGTTTGATGCGTGAAGATGAACAAATATTCAGGTAGTCGATGTAAATGATATCTGGTATAAACTGCTTTTTCAGTTTCAACTCATTGAGTAAATGTTTGAAATGAGAAACATTCGCACTTGCAGTAGGATACTCTTTGATAATTAGTTTACCTGTAGTGTTGGATCTTAATCGTTCTATCTTTTTCAAATAAGATTCTTTCGGTAATGCGATCAACTTATCTAAATCAATGTTCAATAAATTAGCATCAATTCGCTCTGCAATTCGTTCTTCGGCCATTTCAAGTGTAATATACAGGACATTCTTGCCTAGAGTTAAATTAGATGCTGCACAATGACACATAAACAAGGATTTTCCGACACCAGTGCCAGCTAAAATAATATTCAGCGTTTTTTCTGGTAGACCACCCTTCGTGATGCGATTCAGATAATCAAGATCAAAAGGAATTCGCTGTTCTATTTTATGATAAAACTCGTACCGTGGATCGGCATCATCGAGGAAATCATGACCGATATGATTATCGAAAGCAACTGATAGAGCGTCAGCAAGAAGAGTAGGAATGCTCCCTTTGTCCAGTGTGCCTTTACTACTTGCGTCAAGAATCTGGATACTTTGCATGATAGCATTGTAGACAGCTTTGTCTTTACAGAAGGACTCTGCTGTGTCAATGAGCCATTTGGTATCAGATGTTTCTTTATTCTGAACAATCTCATCAAGTCTTCCTATCGTTTCTTTGTATAAGGATTCGGTTAAGTTCTTTTTGTCAATCTCTATAACCAATGCTTCGTATGTAGGCAGTGTGTTATACTTAATGATATAGTCGTTGATTTGTGTGAAGAGTGTTTTGTCTGCACCGTCATGAAAATATTCACTCTTCAGAAATGGTAATGTTTTGCGTGTAAAGTCTTCGTCTAGTAGTAAGTGTTTAAGAATCTTGTTTTCGATTCGCATTCTCGTGTTCTCTTTTTTCAAGGTTATCCATAAGAATAGATAATACTACATCGCCCATCATTTTGTCAAACTCAGCTTTGTCTTGCTCTGTCAAAGTCTTTTCATAGTCGCCGACTGTGCTATATTCAAAATGAAGAATGCCCTCATCATTAGCTTCTTCAACGCTCATTGTACCGAAATAGAATTTAACACCATCATGAACACCACCGATTAATTCTAAAACTGCGGTATTCGCTACGGTGTGATCGTAGTCGGTTATTTTAAAATCTTCATTCAGTTTCATTATCTAACTCCTCAGCTGGTATTTCATTAAGTTGACCGTACATGAATTCTTTCTTGCATACTTCATCAATCATATCCAGGAGTTCTTTGGTCCAATACTTTTCTGGATTGTCGTTGATTGCTTTACCGAATACTTTTGATCCGTCTGGTAATTCGTATCGTGTTGATACTTTTTTGAGTATGTTATATTTTTCTGCGATGTCGAGGAGACCATAGTGTCGATCCAACCCTTTGTCATAGGTGATTTTGACTTCCACATCTTTATTTTCCTTAGTCAATCGGCTCTTATACAATCTTGCTTTTACAATGTTACCAATCACTTCAGTGCCGTCTTTTTCTTTCTTCTTTGAAAGATATATAATTGTGGATGCTGTATACTTCAAACCTGAACCACCACTCATTTCTTTCGTTGGCACATAAGAATTGTGAGATACTGTGCCATCCTCTAGAATATAATGATGTGCATCTTCAACTTCAAAATCAAAAACTGAAGTATTTTCACACTCAATTTTTTTAATGTTTTTAATTTTTAAACCACTAGTCATTTTAAAAACTCCTTTTTTATAAATAATCATGTCTACAATATAGTAAAACGAACACATCTATGAAACATATTCATCACATTATCCCAAAACATATGGGTGGATCAGATGATTCAGAGAATTTAGTAGAATTAACTATAGAAGAACACGCAGAAGCGCATAGAATTCTTTGGGAAAAGTATAGAAAAATCGAAGACAAAATTGCTTGGGAATGTCTTTCTGGTAGAAAAATGACTGAAGAAGAACGCATATTATTAGCTAATAATGGATTTAATAAATTTCTCTTAAATTCAAGCAGAAAAGAAAAATGGATTAATAAGATACGAGAATCCAGAAAAAAACAAATTATTACTGATAGTCATAAGCAAAAAATATCCGAGTCATTAAAACTTGCTTGGAAAAATGAAAAATTTCAAAATAGACATATTGATGAAAATTTAAGAGAATTAATGAGAGAAAATTATATAAAAAATAATATGTCTCAAAAATTATCTGATGCGAGAAAAAAATCAGATAAATGGAAAAACGCCATGTCAACAGAATCTTCTAAAATTGCTAAAAGAAAAAATAGTCCAAAATCTAAGAAAATATCTGTTGATGGTATCATATATGATTCTATTAGAGAGGCTTCAAACAAATCACCATACTCCTATTTTCATCTCAGAAAAATATTAAATAGTTCCGACATTAATGACAACATCTTCTACTGTTAAATCTTTTACTTTTTTCCATGTTCCATCTTGAATCATTAATTTGTGTTCTTCAGTCAAATAATATTTGTAATTATTTTCCATTTCGATTTCATAATAATGGTCACACTCATACTTAAAAGTTTGAGTTACTTTTTTATTTCCAACCATGGTTCTTACATAATCGCCAACCAAAATATCTTCAATATTTTTTAATTTGTCTATAGTTTGAATTTTAGTTCCTGCCAATGCACATCCAACAACATCATACACATGATTCGTTACAATGAGTGGCACATTGATCTTTGCAAGTTTCAAATTAAGAACACGAAACGTTGCTTTGATCAACTGAGATTTTGTCATGTCTCGTGTTTCTTTACCATCTGAACTATCTTCCATTTCTTTCGTTGAAGATAATTGGCCTTGAGAATCAAGCACCATCATCATAGGCTTTCGTTTATCTTTAGACTGTGCAGAATACTTTTCTATAATTTGTAACGCTGTATGTCTAAACTTTTGAATTGTATCAGGCTCAGAGATGACTACACGTTTTGTATCAATACCTCTTGATTCCATCATGTTCTTGGTGACTGCTGCTTCAGTATCAAAGTAAATCACACCACCTTCAGGATGATCATCTAAAAATCGTTTGACAACACCCAAGACAAAAAAAGTTTTACCAGTAGCAGATTCGCCTGCAAATGCTGTTACTTTATTATTAGGAACACCGCCATAAATACTACCGCTAAGTAGAGCATTAAGAGCATAAGATCCAGTGTCAATACAACCAGTGTACTCAGCAGACGCACCACCATCCGCAAGAATTTTCGTATCTTCATCTTTCAACTGTTCCACCAAAGATGTGAAAAAATTGCTCATATATTAATCTCCAAATTTCGTAACGTTTTTCAGTTTCTCTTCATCCATTGCAATCGGCTCAATGGTTGTTACACCAGAATTTCGTATTTTAAGTGTATGATTTGCTGCGATCAATAATAGAATAGCAAGTGGATCAAAGACACATATTAACACAATAATGATCCATTGTACAGCTTTTTCTATCGTATCAAAATCATTCTTACCATAAATCAACTCAGCGACATATCTGATCGCACCAATTTCAGCATTGCCTTTGTTCTTCTCTACTTTAAGCGGTAGAATCTCTTTGGTTAAAATCTCGATTTTGTTCTGCGTATCTGAAATTTGTCGCTCCAATTTTTGATTGGGTTGAGCATATCCAGCAGATTGCTTAAGTAGAATCTCCAGTCTATTTTTTTCAATAGAAAGTCTCTCGTTAAGGTTGTCGATTCTTGTAGAATTGGTAACATAATCCACACCTGAACCAGAATGAGACTGAGACAAATAACCAAAAATGCCAAGACTAGTAATGATACTAAGAATGATAACAGTAGTAGTGAAGTAAATCCGCAAAGTAATGTGAATACTATACCAATACCGATAGAGAAAAGATGCTGTGACAAGTTTACCAAGTTCAAGTGAACCTCCCATGATTGCGATTGCTATAGGGCTTGCTGTAAAGATTGATATCAAACCTACAATAGAAAAATACGCTGCAACCGCTGATATACCTATAGCGGTGAAGAATAGAAGAAGTGTGAACATTATCTCGTCAGTGATAACACTTTATCAATTTGTTCTTGAATCTTTTCTTTTCTGTTTGGCCAATAGATATATTCTTTATCAGGATTTTTCATGAGATTCACTAACAAAGGCATAATCAATTTTTCAAGTTCAGTCAATTTACCTCTGACATCTTCTTGCATTTGCTTTCGCTCTGCATCAAGCCCCAATTTACCATCATTGTATAATGATAGAATTTGGTCCATTTTCGCTTCAATTCTTGTAACTGCTTCGTTTGAAGTAGAAACAACTTCACGAATGACGGTTGTCTCCAATGTATTTTCATTGACAGTTTGTTTGACTTCAGTTTCATCTATTGCACTGAAACCAAAATCTTCTGATGTTCTCAGTCCTAAATATTCTTGCGGTATCGTAGTCATGCGAAAAAACTCTCCAGAGATGCAACTGATTCTGTAGTCCAGTTGATAGTTGAAATGATGTTACGCAACGGCTCAACAAATGTCTTTTCAAATTGTGTATCGTAATCAATGTACTGTTCAATGCCAAATTCTTTAGGCAAAACTGTTGCAATAGATATCACATTTTCTTGGAATGAGTTCGGCGTCTTCATGTAGCAGAATTTAATCTTTTCACCTTCTTTGATTGTCTGATACTTCTTTGTCAGTTTGTGCTTTTCTAACAAATGATTATAGACAAGTGCGCCACGAACATGAATCGGTGTGCCTTTTGCATAAAGATCCTTTGCGTCACGATATTTAGTTAGACCAGAAACGCCTCTAGGAAATGCAACATCTTCAAATGATAGTGAATGAAACTCTGTTCTAAAATTTGCAATGTAGTCTTGCAATTCAGATTCATCACCTTTCATTACAATCTTTAAAGCGTCTTTAATTTTATCACGGCATACAGCAGGCGTTGAAGATTTGACTGCTTCAATACCCATGATCTTCATCTTTGGTTCAACAAAGCGAACACCTTCAGAATCATAGACGTTTAGAATGTAATGCTTCTTACCAGTCCAGATACCTTTGTCTGCAATGACTTCACGCTTCATTTGCATTTTCTGGTCAAATGCATTCATGTAGTTTGCAAGTTCTTGGTATGATTTATCAATGAATGGTTCAAATTTTGTTTCACATGCTTTATTGATAAGCTCCACGATTTCTGACGATGACTTATCTGACCAAACTTTGAATACAAGGGGACCTAAGTTTAGATAAATGGAATCTGTATCAGATGCTATTACATAATCTTGGTTATCAGTCTTCATCAGTTTGTTCATAAACTCATTGAGTTTGTTTTCAATCCAACGAATAGATAACTGACCAGAGAGCGTGATACCTTCTGCTTGCCGAATATCAAAGAACCTAAAATATTTATTGCCAAGTGCGCCGTAAGCGGAGTTCAATTGCACTTTTTTGGCCAATTGAAGATTCTTATATTTTGAAATTTGTTTTTCGCATTCAAATTTTTCATCAGCATTCTTAGCAATCTCTTTCTTCTTTTGCCATTCAATCATCAATCGCTTATACTTAGACCGATCATCATACATCATTTGCATCATCTCAGGCAGAAAGCCTTGTTTATCTCGCCTGAACAAATGTCCGTTTGCCGCCATACAATGTTCACCATGATAAGACTTATTATGATCTAATAAATTATCAATCGTGACTGAGTAGTGTTCACCGTCTATAATTGTGTCAGGTGAAATATTGTATTGCATGATCAAATGTGGATATAGACTGTTCAGATCAAACGATACAACCCAATCATACATACCAATCTTCGGCTCTTTTACATAAGCACCTGCATACTGAGCATCTTTATTGGTATTGACTTTTTGAGGTACAACAATCTTTTTGTCCATCAAGTGATTATGAATTAACGTATCCCACATTCGCACCTGCGTGAACACATCGGTGATATTGACTTTTGCGTCATATGCGAGCGCAAGAACCATGTCAATCAACTTCATCTTATCTTCAAGCCGATCAACAAGTTCAACGTCTTTGATGTTATACTCAATAAATTTTTGATGATTTAATTTATATAACTGATGAAGACTTTCATATTCGGAGTAGTCAAGTTTCTTTTCACCGAGTTCAACGTTTGCGATGTGATCTAACCGATATGATTCTTGTTGCGAATATGTAAACTTTCGATACATCTCTAAGTAATCAAGTGTAGCGATACCAGTCAATTCAAAGACTGTTTGTGTTTTACCATTGATTGTTGTAGTTCTTTCGCCGATGAGTCTCCATGGAGAAAGGCGTTTAGCAGTTGTTTCACCAAACAATCTAAAGATTCTATTGTACAAGTATGGTATATCAAAAAATTGAATATTCCAACCAGTAATGATATCTGGTGCTGTTGACTCCCATTCTTCAAGAAACCGAAGAATCAATGATGCTTCATCTTTACATTTTTGATACCATACATCGTCACGATCATTGTTGAAATCGCCTAAGCCGAACACTTGAATCTTACCATCGCATTTGAATGTGATGGCCGTGATTGGTTCAACAGCATCAGCTGGCTCAGGGAATCCGTTTTCTGATCCGACTTCAATGTCAATGTTTGCAATTTTAATTAATGATGGATCATAATCAATTTCACCAGGATATGCTTCGTTGATATAAGCATAATGGTAATTAGTTGTGCCGTAAACTTTGAAGTTCTTTACTTCTTCATACTTCTTAATAAATTCAGAGGCGTCACGCATTGTACCTTGTTCTACAGGAGAAACAAAGTATCCTTCAATGGTCCGATAATCAGTCCTTGTTCGTGATGGTATATAAAGCGTTGGGCTGTATTCAATTTTATCTTTGAATCTAACTTTATCTTCATAACCACGGACAAGAATCTGATTACCGCATCTTGCAAAATTGGTATAAAATTTTGTCATGTAATAAGTTTGCCTTTAGCAACAACAATTCCAGAACCGTATATCTCATTATACTTGTTTTGAATCTCAATTGCAACACTCACATCAAACATGACATGCTGCCGGTTAATTTTAACCACCTTCTGCTCAGAAAATATCAGCATAGGTTGCATGTTCAACGCAGGCTTACCAGATTGTGTCATAGCAAGGCCTAGACTACATGGATTTTCTATTGTATAATGATTTGCATCTTCGTTTGTTATATCGCCAACTACTTCTTCACCCGTTAAGAGTCTGAGGATTCGTAGTGTCATGATAATTCCTTTCTTTCAAATAAATTTCATCTTTAAGTCTGAGTTTTTTCTTTTTGAGTTCACTGATTGCTTCATAGTATTTTTGAGGATCCATTTCAAGAACGGAAATTGCTTTGTCTAGTTGGCGATGTTCGCCACGGAGATGTTCAAGATATTCGTCATATTCATGCTTTGTCATGGCTGTCTCCTGTTGTAGTTGATGACAACACTATGTATAAGGGGGCTTGCAAGCCCCCTCTTGAAAATCACTTCATCATTATATTTTTCGCCTCTTGAATTTTTCCATAACGTGCTGCTATGGTTGCAGCCCTTGCTTCTCCGATCGCTTCAAGCCATGATATAAATTTATTCCAGTATTGTTTCATAGAATGCCTTTATATTTGAGTTGATTTTCTCTGTAAGCAAAGTCTGCTCTGTCTACAGATTTGGCTAAGTATGCTTCAATATAGTTTTTAGATGCTTTCATGAAGTAATCGGTGATGATCTTAAAGATTGCAATCATCTTCTTCTACTAGCAACTGTTTCTTTGATGAAGACTTACTTTCGCCGTTTTTAACTTCAATCTTCCGAGGCTTCTTATGATCTGGAATGATACGCTCTAGAGCAATCTTGAGCATACCATTCATCATTTCAGCATTGTCAATAACGATTTGATCGTCAAGAGCAAATGTTCTAGTAAATGCACGATTTGCAATTCCTTTAAACAAGAAATTTTCTGAATCGTCGTGTGTCTTACCTGAAATGATAAGTTTGTTATCTTCAAAAGTGATTTCAACATCCGAACTAGAAAAACCAGCAACCGCAAGTTCAATAACGTATTTGTTATCTTCTACTTTGCGAATGTTGTATGGTGGGTAGTTTGGAATATTTTTTGTTACGTCATCGTGTAGTTTTGACAACCTATTGTAGGTGTCATCAAAGCCGACAAAGAATTTGTCAAAGTCTTTGAATGCTGCTGGCAATTGTGGTACAAAAGTCATAACGTTCTCCTTTATTAAGCGAGTAAAATTGAAATACTACCCCGAAGGCGTAGCGATTTGGCAGATTTGACTAGGATGCCAGCCTAGTTCCCATCCCTGGGATAAACTTATTTATACGTTATCGAGCACTTTTTTCGAAACGTGTTTGCGATTTTTGTGTGACTTCGTAAGTGGTATTACCGCTTTTGTTTTTTCCAGTCACAACAGTAAAACCTTCTTTTCTAAGTTCACTCATACGTGCGCTTAGATTTTGAATTCCAAATCTTGCTTTTGCTTGTGGTCCAGAAATACAGCGACCGGTATTTTTCAAGTATGAAATCAAATTCTCTTTTTGTGTCATGTCAATTTCCTCATCAAAGTTAATAACGAAACTAAGAATTATTTCTTAGCTGCTGATTCAGCGGGTTTTGCTTCCGCTGCTTTTTTAGCTTCAGCTTCAGCTTTACGCTCTTCCGGACGTTTCACTTTTGGCTTTGCTTTTTCTTCCGCTTTAGCATCAGCTTTTGGTGCTTCAGCTTTTGGTGCTGCTTTAGCATCTGCTTTTGGCTGATCTGCCGCAACTGCAATCATGGGTAATGATAGAATCAATGCTGCAAATAATTTTGTCATGTCAAACTCCTTTAATAAAATATGTGATACATTATCACATTATATTTAACGCATGTCAAGAGATTTTGTTGACAATAAATTAAATTTTTTTCTTACCTATGTTATATTTTGTAGTCAACTGCCATTCGTCACGTTCTTTGTATGATATGATTTTGATTTGAGATAGTGGCGCAACAATATCTTTGGCAACATCACTTTTTACAATTTCAATTAAACCCCATTCTGCTAATAAATTGGCAATTGTATTTCTACGTCCTAGATCATTATCCGTAAAGTCAGTTGGTTTACCATCTAAAGCAAATAATTCTTTGAAGTGTACTATGTAATATTTACCTTTCTTATGTAAGATGTGACAAGATTGATATAAAGTTTTATCTTTTCTAGATGCTACACCAATTCTAGTTAGAGTTTCACGCACTTTTAAAAAATCATCTTCTTGTTTTAGACGCACCTCCAATAATTCATCAATGCTCACTGCCATTTTGTTTCTCCTTACTGTTCAAACCACCTTTTTCTAATTTTAGTTTCATCTGGTGAATTTGATCCTTAGTGAAGAGATTTGAAATGTCTTTAGCTTTTCTATAACTGTAGCCAAAGTATTCTGAAATCACTTCAACAGCATCAAGTTTTTCACTCTTTAACCATTTGCTGAAACGCTTTTTTGGTCTGATGCTATTTAGTAAAAAGAGAAATTGCGCTTTATTATCTAAGATTGAATTTAGATTCACCTCATTTGCGAACATAATCGTATCTGGAAAGAATGACAGGCCACGATTGACAATGAATGGTGTATATGCTTTCTCTGAAACTTCATCTACAATCAGATTCTCTTTTGTCTGATTGATCGCTTTTAAAAAGTCAAAGGGTGTCATGTTGTCAATAATTTGAGGTTGTGTATTTCATCATTTCAGCAATGACAGAATCTGGCACTTTATGTATCGGAATGACCGCTTCTTGTTCAATCGGTATCAATGCCATTTCATCAATCCATCCATTTGATCTTGTCACTTTTCTTATGCGACATTTGAATGTGTTTTCTATGCGAAACAACCAACCACTCCAGCGATACTTATACTTCGGTGCAGGAATTGTAACGTAATAGAATTCATCCACTCCTCTACATTTTGGTAGTTGGCTTCGTTTGAATGAAATAGATTTTTCAACGATAAATGGTGTGCCAACTTTCACTTCAACAGTTTTGCCATCTGCTGTCATATCTTTTTCGGAATCAAAATTGTCCAACGAATGTTGGACCTTGCGAGTCTCGGCAAGATAGTTTCCTACATACTTCTCACCCATCTTTCCGAGAATCTCAATCTTTTGCTCCCTTGTTAATTGCGTTCTCATGATTTAAACTCACAATCTGCCATAACTTGTGTAAGAAATGCTACTAGATTGATTTCTTGATCAACCACGAATGCTGCTTTATATTGATACTCAGCAAGATATAAAACAAGTTGTGGAATTGATCTAGATTCAAGTGCATCATTTGCATGATCAAAAATCATACGAAAGATTGCTTGCGGTTCATTGTCTAAATTTTCAACAACCCACTTTCTCATACCAGAAAAATCTTTCTCTTTCAATCGCTTGATAAGGTCTTTGATATTTGCATCCGACATATTAGACAGAATGCCACTATCAATCTTACCAGTTGGTGCATATCGTTGGAGTTCATTCAACACTCGGCGCCAATCGGGCAAGTGTTTCATAATGACTTCAGCAATTACTGCTTTATCATATTCAACGTTCTCTTTTTTGAGAATGTCTTCAACACGTTTGATAAACTGCGCTGCAAGTTTCTTTCTTGTTCCATTTACAATCTTAAATTGTATCACAGAACACCGACTATGTAAAGGTGCTATGATACGATTCAGATAATTACAAGTAAGAATAAAGCCACAATTAGAAGAAAACTCTTCCATGAAATTACGAAGGGCTGGCTGAGTGCTCTGAGGATTAAGATAGTCAGCTTCGTCAAGTATAACATACTTACGACCACCAACAAATGACATTGTAGACGCATAGTTTTTAATTTCATTTCTCAGAGTATCAATGTTACCATTCATACTTCCATTGATAACAATATAATCTGCACCGAGTTCTTCAAGCATCGCTCTTGCAACGGTAGTTTTACCAACACCAGGTCCACCAGCAAGAATCAAATTAGGTATGTTTTGATTGTTGACAAATTCTTGAAACGTAGCTTTCAAATCGTCAGGTAGAATCGTATCAGCAATCTTTTTTGGTCTATGTTTTTCAGTCCAAAGAAAATCTTCACGCATACCATCTCCACATAATAAAAAAATAACATTATATCACTTTGCAACGGATTCGTAAAGTGTTTCTAAGTCCTGTTGGTCTTGTTGCACTTGCGTGAAGTTTTGCTTATGATAGACTTTAGCAAGTCTCCGAGTGTACTTTTTCTTAATCTGATAGTTGTCTTCAACAGTCTGAAGAATATCTTTGATCAAGTCTCTTTCTGCTTCCATGCGAGTCAGAGAATCGGAGATTTCTTGCAATGCTTGCCGAATTTTTTTCTTGTCTTCTGGCGACGACGGAATAGTTACACTCATGCTTCGTACCTCGATCCAGGTTCCATTGCGATCCAGTATTCTAACGTCTTAGATTCAAAGTGTGCAATACCCTTTGATGATGCATTGACTTCATAATCTGTAGGAATCAATTTGAAGTTGCCGACGCCGAACACGAACCTAAAGTCTGCTGTAGTCTCACCAACTTCTAGTGAGAATGTATCAGAACCTTCGTTCTTACCATCTACTGCTGCAATGGTAATCTTTTCACGATTGCCTGTGACAGCAATATGCGGCAAACCGAGAATGCCTGAAAGTTTTAGGACTTGCACCAGGTGATCCTTTTTCAACGTGAATTGAACTTCAGCGTTAGACACTTTGATATCTTTATCAGGCGCTGCAACAATCATAGATTCATCTGTCAATCGATAGACAAGTTTAGCATTGCCTGAATTGATGACTGCACTGCCTGCACCACCGTCTTTAGTTTTTTGAATCGTAATTTCAGGTGCTTCTAGAGAACCTACAACAGAAAGAAATCGATTCAAATCATAGATACAAAACTCATCAGGAATGATGTCGTTGATAATCGCTTTACCGACTATCGCTTTTTGTGCTGAAATAACCCTCAACAAATTGCCTTTGCGAAACATCATTCCTGTGTTGATTGTTGAAAAGTTTTTCAAGACTTCCAGTGTCTTCTCGTTTAACTTCATCTTTCACTTCTCCATAATAATAAGTGTCGTGGATATAAAGCATCATAATAGCATAGTGAATTACTTTTAGCAAGTCTTTTCGATTACGACCTCCTTTTTTTCCATAACGTTGTGCATACTTAATCACATTACCTATAGTGAAACCTTCACCATGACCAGAGTCAATGATAAATTCTGTAGCTTGAAATTTATTTTGTGAATAGTGTTCACCGTATGTACCATCAATATAGGCTTCTATTTCCTTTAGAAGTGTATCTTCATTATACTTATAACCAATTGGCTTCATCGTTTCGGTGCGGTCCTTGATGCTGTTGGAGATGCACCAACTGCCGCAAGTGCAGATAGAGAGCCACCCCAAGTGTAAGAACCTGTGTGTTTTAATTCTAGCCACGGCAACATCCAAACTTTAAGACCAGCTTTTCTTGCATACTGACAAAACATGTAGTCTTCAGATAGATATCGCTTTGAATCAGGATCAATTACACAATCAAAGTAAGCCATAATTTCACGGCTACCATCAAATGCTTTTGTTCGTACATGATCAGGTTTGTACGATCTTTCAGGATATAATTCGCTCATTCTCTCAAAAACATTTCTTCTCACTAACATAAATCCAGTACCGCCTTCTTTCACTTCAGCGGGTTCACCTAGTGCAATTCTTTCTGTACCGTCTACAGGATTAAACACGTAGTCGCCGGTGAAATTTTCAAGTGCAAGTGGATCTTTATCAGCAAAGCCTTTATCAACCGCAGCCTTTACTTTTTCCCATGAGATTGCTTTCTTAGGATAAGGCCCACAGATAACATCTTTATCTTCATCTTCGGAGTAATGTAACATCACAAGAATGTCTTGTGCGTTAAAAGTTATATCACTATCAATGAAAAGCAAATGAGTATAGTCCGAGCGCATGAATTCGTCGGCCAAGTAATTTCGTGCTCTTGTAATGAGTGATTCATTGAACATAAAAAATAATTTGCATTCAATCTTATATCGAGTACAGAGGACCATAAAGTCTGCAATAGATTTTGTATAACCACCATAACACTGGCCGCCGTACATTGGTGTCGCAATGAACACCTTTTTCTCCCTGATTTTTTCAATGTCAATTCTTATTTCCATAGTAACTCCATTTTAAAGTTGTCATATTATTATTATATATGAAAAAAGTGGCCGATTTCTCGACCACTTCGTAGAATATTTTCTTCTTAGAAAGGTATGTCTTCATCGGCTGATGCTTCTGGTGCTGAAGACGCAACAGGCTCAGAAGGAACCAACTTGCTGTAGAGATCCATGAATGCTGTTTTGGTTTCAGCATCAAAGCGGTTGATACAATACTGAATCGCATCCTCACGGTTCTCGAAAATCTGGTATGCTTTCGCAATAGACACCAGACGGCGAGTGGAAATCAATTCATCAATCGCACCCTCTTCAAATGTCTTGCGGATGATATCAGCCCACTTTACCAGGATCTCCGAGAACTCTTTATCTTGGAGACCAAGACTATCAAACACACGAGCTAAAATTTTAGTCTCAACTTTGGTGTCTGGATACTCTTGCTCAACCGTGATTGGAAACCGCTCCAGGAATGCATCATCAAGGATTGTCGCAGCCATGAATCGACCAGTTTCATCGCCTTTACCTTTTGTGTTAGCGGTTGCTATCACGTTGAATCCAGGTCCAGGTGACACGGTTTCACCAGTCTTCTTTACGAAGATTGGCTTGCCCTCAAGAATGCCTTGCAAGCACATAAGTTTGTTTGAGCCACGGTCAATTTCATCGAGGCAGAGAATTGCACCGGACTTCATGGCCTGGAGCACAGGCCCGTCGAACCAGCGGGTTTCACCGTCAATCAAGCGGAACCCACCAATCAAGTCATCCTCATCCGTTTCCGGCGTGATATTGACTCGCATGAATTCTCGACCAAGTTTAGCACAGGCTTGCTCAACCATCATTGTCTTACCATTGCCAGACAGTCCAGAAACGAACACCGGATAAAATTGCTTTGAAGTCACAATCTTAAGCATTTTATCGTAGAAACCGAATGGTACGTACAATGGATCAGTCTTAGGCACCGTCGGACCATCATCGATTCGGAGAACCTTGGAGATTTTGGTTGCTGCTTTCTCTTGTGGAATTGCAGGTGCAACTGGAACCACTGGAGCCGCTGCTACCGGCTCAGGCTTTCGCATGGGCATAACAGTACCCGCCATATTGATGCCGTACTCGGCCAGAGGGAGCTGGTACAGACCACGGCCAATACGATACTTTTCGCCAGAGACCCACACCTGGCGCTTGATACCCTCGGAGTCCAACTGCTTCAATTGCTCCATTGTTACCGTAGTGCCAAAGCGGTTAAGAATTGTGGTGAGATATTCAATTTTATCTGCACGGCTAGTCATTTCAAAGTTCCTTATCAAAGTTCATAATGTAATCATACAGAGGTTTTGCTGAAATGTCAACACCATGTTGTTTTTTTGCAACATGGTGTTGTTGCATTTTTACGACACCTTCTCAATGAATTTTCGGAGCAACACACGGTTCGTCAGTCGGTTCTGATTCATCTTCAGGAATGCGCCACGCAATTTGCGAGCCGTAACATTCACACCTTGACCAATGATATCGTCCAAATCATCATCATCCACATTCAACTCATTACCACCAGGAATGATGTAGTATTCATCAAAGCCCCAATCGGTAATAACATCAACCTTCGTTTCTTTCCACTTAGCATAGGATTCTCTTGCAGTTTCAGGAGATTTGTATCTGCTATACTTAGTATCATTAGTAAATTTTTGCATAACATCAGCGTAAGCACTGCGCCATGGTTGCGTAATGTAAAAGCCAAGGAGATTACAGCCAGTTTTATCCTTGAGAATTTTTAGCAGTGCAATGGTAACAGCACCACGGCGACTCTCGGTTTTGTAACTCTTCTTGGTTTCGTTATCAATAATGATACAAGTTCTATTGTTTGTGCTGGATTGAATTCCACTAGAAAAACCGAATGTACCATTCACCGGAATGTGATCGGAATCTTCGCCGTCCGTTAGAATGGCTACATTCACAATTTGCAACCGATTCTTCATTTTAAAATCATTTACAAGTTTAGGAAGAACCATGACTGTTTCATTGAGCGGAGTGCCACCCAAACGAAAATTACTCTTCAAGTACCTACCACGCATTGCACCTGCGTTCAATAAATCATTACACATTTGCCGATAAACTTTATCAGGCATAGTTGATGAAAGCAGGTTCAAAAGATTGAATGAGCCAATTTGCAAGTGATTTTTTACATCAACGCCTTGCTTAAGTGGAACTCCTGAAATTCTTCCACCGAATTCATTTTTTATGTGATACTCAGTAGCAAAGGCCATCACTTCAAAGGGCACGTTGATTTTCTTACAGAATTGAGTAAGGGTAATCAATTGCTCAATCGTACCTTTAAGATTGTCGCCCATTGAACCAGACCAGTCAATCACAATGTATAGCCCGTGATTCTTGCCTTGTGAAACACTTGCAACACGACGGAAGATATCGTCATTAAATTTATAAGTATGCAACTTATTGGTATCAAGTTGACCAGTTTGTGCAACCGACACACGGCGAAGTTCGGATGCTCTCTTTCGCATTTCAAACTCTTTAACAAGATACATAAGAGCATTCTTGTTTTTGGCTTCAAATTCCTTTAGAAGACTAGGGCTGAATTGGTATTCAGCCTCTACCAATTTGCCGACGCAATTCTTCCAGTGAACAACAATGTTATCGTAATCAAAATTGTTTGGATGATGGAGATGACCCGTTACCAATTCGCCAGTGGTTTGACTGAGGCTTTTCATAGCTTCTTGAAATGCTGTATCAGTCTCGGACACTGGATCAAAATTGTCGGCATCGCCTGACTTGCTAGAATCTTTACCGTAACTAGAATCAGTATCGGATGACTCTTCGCCCTCCTCTTCTCCATCACCGTCACTACTGTCGGTAGCATCGCCTTGCATTTCTTGTTTTTCACCAGACTGTTCAGATGTTCCTGAAGACTCACCTTCGCCAGAAGAATCGCCAGAATCTTCACCAGTTTCATCAGGCGATCCAGCCTCAGGTTGTGGCTGTTGCTGAAGGTCTTGCATTTCCTCTTTGCAATATTCGTACAACTCTTTAGCCACTTGGTATACATCTTCAAAGGTTTCTGTTGCTTCAATTTTATCCAGAAAGTATTGCTCTTCTGGTTTGAATTGTACGTTGGCTGATACGCCTAATTTGAAGTGTACATTGATACGGTCAATTAGCAGAGAATCATTCACATCCTTGCCGTCTAAGCCAAAGAAATTTTTATCGCATAGTTCACGGTAACCAATCACAAAGGACTTGCGGAGCCCTGGGTAACGTGTTTTGATTTTCCGTTCAATCCGAGCATCCTCTACCACATTCAGGAAAGACTTGAATCCAGGCTTCATGTTCTCTACAATAGCATCATGCCAACCTTCAGCGGGTGTATCTAATGCATGGCCGACTTCGTGGCCGACCAGAAGATCATAGAGTTCTGGAGAGATATCTTTCCAGAGTGGAAGAATCAACGTCCGAGTATTGGGATTGAATGCTGCTGTTTCCGCTTTTCGGATCTCAATATTGAGATTCTCTGTTGCTAGCAGTCTGGCTAGCGTGGATTTTGTTGTTTCTAGGTTAGTCATTGTTCCCTCTCAGTTACCTATGTAGTTTACATGGGTTGGACAAGAAAGTCAAGACTGTTGTTTTTACACAACATCAGGCGATTTATAATTCGTAATCAGTCTCATTCCGAAATTGTTTACACCCTTTTCAATCTGCACACCGTTCTTGAGAATCAGCTGGTTTTTCTTGAATGGACCATAGTCAACATAATGATGCCAGCGGCCATATCTCCAGACAACTCTCGCAACATCAGGATGCAAGTCAGCAAGCATTTGGGATTTCTTGATGGTGCCCTGAGCATTCAGTCTACCATCTCGCCATTTGCTTTTATCTAGATCACCTTCAGCATGATAAAATTCTGCGGTGTTACCGCCCTTGACTGTTTGTGTTGCTGCTTTACCTTGAAGAAAAGCGTTGAATTGAATAGTGCAATCACCATCTTTCAGGACACGCAAACAAATATCTGTATCTTCATTGTACCGACCACGCCACCGATGTTTACAATCATTTGAAATAAGCAATGTAGAATAGATTCGGGTATTCTTCACATACGGTGGATACTTTTGATTGGGTGCAATGAAAAAGCGATATTGAAATCCAGAAATCGGAACATTCTCAAAGCGATCAATGAACTGTTCCGCTGCATAAAATATAACACCAGATTCAACTCGGATTCTTTTGTTCTCATTCAGACGATAAAAGTCTGCAATATTATCATCAAGCACCCAGTGCTTTTCAGCACCAATTGAAATCGCATGATCCCATGCATAGTTTCTTGCACGACCGGGACCATCACCATGATTTGAAAATGGTGCAACTAAGAGTGTTACATAATCACGGATGTTAAATGTATCTAATGCTGTATCATAACTCTTATGATCTTGTGGTTCAATCACAATGTAATGCGGCACTTTCATGCGTGAAAGTGACTTTGATGTAATCATCGTATCCGATCTACCTTTAGATACGATGTATACAGGATGATCAGGATTAATCGTCATACTTTCTTCCATATCGTAGGCTTATTATTCCATAAGTTACAATTCACTTTTTCATAACCATTCAATCTTATGTATCTATTGAATAATTTACTAATCTTACTTTGATCAACCGTCGTATGATCATACACATAAGTTTTATAATGGCCAATCGACCATGTGTTGAATGCATTTGCAATGATAAAATATTTAGGCTGAATCTTATCTACAATCTCTTGAAAATGTCTAGTTGGATTCTCAATGTGTTCAAAGTATTCGGAAGCAAAAACAAAATCAACTTCACCTGCAACTTCATCAACTGATTCAATCAAATGGAAATGATGAGTCTTGCTCATCATATCACAGAATTTCCATTGCTTTGTATTTCTCAAATTGATAGCATATGCTTTTGCGTTTGGAAATACTTGCTTCAATGCACATGTACTATAACTGATTCCGCATCCAATGTCAACGAACGATTTGGAATCCTTGAGTAAAGCAAGTGCTGTCGGAGATTTTATAATCCGTTTGATATAATCTCTGCTATAAGTTGCATAACAATTGAAGATGTCAACAAAATAATATTCATCATCATAGACACGATATGCATCTTGAAGTGTACCATTTTCTAATTGATGATACCATTCTTCAGTCAATCGCTTGAATAGTTCACCATTTTTTAGAAATGTCTTCGCAAGATTTTCATCAACATCAAATAATGTTTTATAATCTGTAATGAAATGATTAAAGAGGTCTTGTTTCTTTGCTGTTATGAAATTCATTCTTCAACGATCCATCGCAATAATGCATTCTCTGTTCTATCAAGTTTAGGATGCCAGATTGATTTAGTTTTGTCACTGAGATTTTGGTCAATCAGTTTCGCAAAATCTTCGTAGTCTTCTTTGTTTCTAAAATGAACGTAGATTGTTTTGTATGTAGGATTGTCTTCTTGTTTGAATTCTGGCATACCTTGCCAATGTTTCTTCCACTCTGCTTCTTCGTCAATTTCAACCAGTTTCTTTTCTTCTTCAGTCAAGTCCATCATTTCAGTTAGATCAAGACTTGTTGTCGCACTCTCTTTCACACCGAGTAAACTCTCATACTGAGTAGATTCTTCTACTGATTTCACTTCAGCTTTTTTCTTTACCATTTTTTACTCCACGATTTTTTCTAAAAAATTTTCTTTTGAATTCTAAGAATGTCATTCTATATTGCAAATTTGGATCTTCTGCAAGTGCTTTTCTCCATGCATCACATACTTTATATGTTTCAACTTTTTTCTTATATACAAATCTGTTAATTTCTCTAGAAGCATCGTTATATGACGCACCCTCATTTATAGATCGTCTTCTACTCATTCTCCAACTTTCTTACTAAGATACCACATTGTTTCAAAAATTTAATACCATCATTTGTCCTATAGTCTTCACTATAGAACACTTCTGTAATTCCACTTTGAAATATAAGTTTAGCACACTCTAAGCATGGACTGCAAGTCACAAACATACTTGCACCATCACCAGATTCGGTGGATCTCGCTAACTTAGCAATTGCATTGGTTTCAGCATGGAGAACTTCTGGTTTTGTTACATATTCACTTTGAAGTTCTGCTGTTTCGGTCCAATGCTCGCACTCATTTGTCCATCCACTTGGCATACCATTATAGCCAATTGAAATGATCCGATTATCTTTTACAACAACTGCGCCAACTTTTTTTCTGACTGCACTGCTATGCTCTGCAAAGAGTCTAGCAGTTTTCATGTAAGTGCCTAAGTATTTTTCTTTAATCATCTTTTTGTCCGTTGACTCGTCTTCTCAAGATCATTCTTTTTCTTAGGGCCCTTTGTGACTCAAATTTTGATGCTGCGTGAGTAAATACTTTTCCTTCCATATGATCATATTCATGAAGAACAACTCGGCATGTTACACCCATATATCTTTTAGTATGAATTTCACTATACTGATCTTTATATCGAACTCTAACCCACTCAGGGCGTTTGACATTTAAATATAATAACGGAAAACTAAGACAGCCCTCTTTTAAAGAAATTAATTTATCAGATACAGAAACTATTTCTGGATTGAACAAAGCGAGGGGTTTGTTTTCTTCCGTTCGAACAACAAAAACACGATATTCTAATCCCACTTGATTAGCAGAAAGACCTAAACCATCGTTAGCAATCATTGTTTCATTTAGATCATTTGCAAGTTCAATCGGATCACATGGCGGATCAGAAAAATCAAATTCAACACACGGCACTCTCAATATCGGTGCAGTTTCTTTTATCAAAGTGTATTTCATTTTGCAATCCTTGAAAAATTATTTACCTTTTCAAATTTAATTACGTTATCAAATCTATCTTGAAGAGCATCACCTTTATGACTGATCACAAATAAATTACTGTCATCAAGCATTGCGAGAATTTTCATCAAGTCTTCAGTGCCGTTTGCATCTAATGATGAATCAAATATTTCATCAAGAATCAGCAGATTGGTATTTGCAGAATTCTTCAACTTCGCAACTGCTCTCCATGTCAACATCAATGCCATATCTATACGTTGTTTTTCGCCTTCACTAAATGATGCATAACTAAAATCATCACGATGGCGAGACTTGATGGTTTCTTTAAAAGATTCATCAAGTGTGAAGTTAACAAAAAAGTCCATTGCTTGAAGATTCTTGTTAACTAATTTATTAATGATTGGTATATACTGTTTAACGATGCGTGTTTTGATACCACCATCTTTGAGCAATGAAGTTGCAGCATCGTAGTACGCTTTTTGTTCGTTGAATTGTTTTTGTTTTTCGTCAAAATCAATCAATTCATTTTTGACTATATTCAATTTTTCTTTCTGTTCATTCAAATCTGCTTTAGAATTTTTTGCAGAGTCTAAATCACGATTCAAAGAATCTAGTACGCTCTTCGCTGCAAATGCTTTTATTTGCCATTTAGAGATGGCAACATTATTATTTGCAATTGCATTTGCTATGCCTTCATACAAATGAATTTTGTGTTTCAATGCTACTGATTCTTCTTCAAGTGTTTTAATTGCAGTGTTCACTTCTTCATGCTTAGATTTTTTATCTGATATAACTTTTTGTTTGAAAGACTCCGTGATTGTCTGTTTACATGTTGGGCATGTTTCAGTGTCATGATAGAATGCAATATCGTTACAAATTTTATCACTTGTCTTTGATAGATTGACTTTGATTGTTTCTTGCTTTGACAATTTCTTTTGTGACGATGATAAGTCAACAATCTGTTCGGCCAACATTACATTTTCATCAGAAAGATTTTGATGATTAATTTTACACTCAAAGATTTCATTTGTAGTGTTTGCTATGTGACTTTCAATCGTTTTAATCTTATCAGCATTATTACGTTCTAATGTTTGTATCAATGCAACAATGCTTTGCATACGCTCTGTATGGATTGCAATGTCGCTCTTGAGTTGAATCAATTCATCTTTCAAAGTTTGTTGTTTGTTTTTTAGAACAACGTTCATCTTTGAAAAGATTTGAATGTCCAGTAAGTCTTCAATGATTTGTCTTCTATCTGCTGCTGATAGCTGCATGAATGGTGTAAATGATGCACTACCCAAAACAACAATCTGCGTGAAAGACTTATGATTAAGTTTGAGAATATTTTTCTCTAGATGGTCTTGATAATCTTTTGCAGACGCATTTTGTGTAACTAGTTCGTCATTGCAATAGACTTCAAAGATCCCCGGCTTCAACCCGCGAATGACTTTATAATCTTTAGATCCTAGCGTGAACTCAATTTCTACAACACAATCTTTTTGATTGATGCTGTTTAGCAATTGAGGTTTGTTGATGTTACGAAACGGCTTACCAAATAAACCAAAGCACAAAGCATCAAGCATAGTAGATTTGCCTGATCCATTTGCGCCTATGATGAGTGTCGTAGAATTACCGCATAGATTCAACTCAGTGAAATAATTACCAGTTGATATGAAGTTTTTCCATCTAAGTTTTTTGAAATTTATCATGCATTAGATTCAGTTTCAAGGGACAATGCTTCAACATAAAGATTGTGCATTACATTTTTTAATTTGGTTGATGATACACTCAATTCTTGGCCGTCAATGTATTTGGAAAGAATTGTCATCGTATCTTCCGCTTGATTAATTATATCATCGTTTGATTCTACTTGTGAAGTGAAATCTTCTACGATTTGAACATCTGCTGGTTCTGTTTTCATAACTGCTGAAATCACATCGTCAAATAACATTTGGTTTGTTTTATTCACTACAATGACTTTAACGTATGTATTTTTATAAAGATTGTTTGCTCTCATTGTGTACTGAAGATTACCTAAAAATCCATGTTCACCATATTCTTTTGCATCGTCGTAGTTGATCTTGTAGAACATACGATAAGGATTCTCAATGTATTCTATTTGCAGTGTATTCGTATCTAAAATACCAATATACTTTTGATCACGATAATCATTCCAGTAAAGTTCATATGGTGTACCGAGATACGTCACATTGTTTTTCTGTGAGAATGTATGAAAGTGACCACTAAAGACACTATGATACTTGGAAAGAAAGCCGTCGTCAAGCCCTTCGTGATGTGGCTGAACATTTTTGATCATCGCATAGTTAGCTAATTCAAAATGGCCACAGCAAATTGGTAAATTACTTTTCTGTATGTAGTCCATAATTTGCTGTTCGTTTTCTTTACATATCCATGGTATAAGATCCACATTCAAATGCTTTAGTGAAGTTGGATCTTTAATCACATGAACATTAGAGTAGTCGGCAAGCAACAATTCCGGTGAATTTACTGACACACTTTCTTTCCAAAATATATCGTGGTTACCTAAGAGCGTATACATCGTCATACCATATTCTTTAAGTGGTTCAAAGAAATACCTACGTGACTCCGCTAACGTTTGAAAATTGATATATTTTCTACGATCAAATAAATCTCCTAATTGAACAATGGTGTTTACACCGAGTTCTTTCAGCTTAGGAAAAAAGAAATCGGTATAATATTTTTCATAATAAGAATGAAATACTTTGCTATCATTTCTAACACCAAAATGTGTATCACCGAGTAGACATATTTTCATAACGTTTTTTCAACTTTGCACTGGTTAAATGTTTGTCTATTGTATCACGAATGTGTGTTAAATGCAACATCGCTTGTTCCTTTAAATCGTTCGGCGATCTTTTGTTATCTATAATTTTTAACCAATGTTCAACTTGTACTGGCAATGGCGTCTGCATCATCGTCCTCCATAAATTCTTCAAGTTTGCTCTTGCGTTTTCTAATCTTTCTGCGTTTGTTATCCTCAAATGTGTTTATAAAATCACGAATGAATTCTTCGCTATAACTATCATGAAGAATTCCATTTAGATGCCCAGCAATTAAATCTTCACCATTATTTTGTATCAAAGAATTAATCACTTCGTTTTCCATTGATTTATACTTCACATACAATTGCTTTTTTTCTTTTTGTATTCGGCGCAAAAAAGCAAAGTAAATAATTTGAGTAAAGTACGCAAATGGATTACTTGATTTTTCTGGATCAAAATTATCTATGTAGAGTAAGCAATTTTCAACACCATCAGAAATCATGTCATCTTTAAAAGTATAATTAGCAAAATTTGGTTTTCGTGCTAAGTGTGACGCAATTTTGAATATGCACTCACCAATATACTCCGGCACCCTCGGTCTTTCCAAGTTATTTGATTTAGCATCTATAACATTAGCACGAAATTCTTTCATCTGCTCTAAAAATTTTTCATTGTTCACATAATGTGTTTTTCCCATTTTCACTCCTTTGTGTATTGACAAAAAATATTTTTATTTGTATAATGGCTGTGTTGAGTTCAATGAAGAGTTCTATTTGATAGATTTAAATCATTTGCTTGAATATCTTCATCTAAGTTATCTCCAAGATCATTTTCTTTCATATTTTTCATCATCATATATTTTTGAAATGCTTGACAGTAAGATGCTTTTACGTCATCTGTTACAGGAGACATTGCCATAATAGTAAATTTGTTGAAATGAATAGGTGAATCATAGTCCATGAAGAAATCCCATCTCATCATTCCCATGCTCATACCAATATCGTTTTTAGCAGGCATTGGCACTATTTTCAAAGGAAAGTTTATGACAACTGTTGAAGTTGTTTCTTCTATGACTTCTCCTAAGATGTCATCCGATGATGATAGTTTCAATAGTCTTATGTTATCTGGTATCATTTTTTTATTCCTTTAATTCTATGGTATAGATTTTATATTCAAACTTTTCTTCGCCATATATTTTCATTCGTTCTGTAAAATGCATCAATGTGAAATTCTTTTTTGCTTTATATGATATGTCATCCGCAATATCATATAAGACAGCGGATTCTTTATTTTCACCAAGCCTTAAACCACGGCCAATAGACTGAAGTGTTCTAATTTTACTTTTACTCGGTGATGCAAATACTATGTTATGCAAATTTCGTATATTGATTCCTGTTGAAAATGTGCCATATGATGCAATAATTATTGCGTTATTTTGCTTTTCAGTTAACTGTCGAATATATTCTCTTTGGTTAACATCAATACCACCGTGAACAAAAAAAACTTCCCTATCACGCACAGACTGAGAAATCAAATCATATAAAACTTTACCATGTTTTTCAACAAGCTGAAAAAGAACAAGTGTGTTGCCTTTTAAACTTATAACAAGATTTCTGATGAATCTATTTCTTTCGTAATTGGAGACTAAATATTCTATTTCATCTTGATACTTATAATTTTTGGCCGTCTTACAATTTTCTTCACTATGTTTGAGTAACAATGCTTTAATTTTAAATGATGCGAGTCTTCCTGTGTCCATCAATTCTTTTGTTGTTGTCACAGAAAATTGTTTACCGAATAAACCTTCTAACACCAATTTATGTGTTTGTGTTCCATCTAGTGTGCCGGTTAGACCAAATCGATATTTACAATCTTTCATTTTAGATAACAATGTTGTAAGAGATTTTGCTTTGAATTGATGTGCTTCATCACCAATAACAACATCAAACTGATCAAACCAGTCATCTTTTAGTTTGTAAATAGATTGCCAAGTTGAAATTACAATTTGTTTATCTGGATTTTTATCTACACCAGCCATAATCTGATATATATATTTATCACTATCATAACCATAGTCTTCCATATCTTTTGATAATTGTGTAACTAAAGATATTGTCGGAACAATAATGAGTGTTTTAGCGTTATAGTATCGTGTAAGTAAATAAATGATTAATGATTTACCAGAGGCAGTAGGTGAAACAAGTAATGCTCTATTTTTTCTAACACATCTTATAAAAGAATTCAATTGATAATCACGAACTTGAAATGGTATGTTTAATTTATTAATAAAATCCGTTGCTTCTTTTATAGAAAATTCAGTTTCAAGTTCTAAATTATCAGATACTTCACATTTATACTCTCTTTCAGATGCAAATTTTTTAACATAATCAATCAGCCCAGCATATAGTGTATGATTCTGCGTATTGAATAAGCGAATCTTGCCGTCCCATAGCTTGTTTCTGAAGGCAGGCATAAATTTATATCCTGGAACGTAGAAGGTAAAGTATTCAGACAACTCCGCGGCCATAGATCGTTCACAGTTGATCTTTACGTAAACTTCGTCTAGTCTTTTAATGATTATTTTATTGTACACCTTGAATAAATTTCTTCCATTCTATAGCGTTACGGATTTGAAAATTTCTTTGATTTAAATTTTTGATCACTTCTTCAAGAAATTCCATTTTTTCTTTTTGGTTTACAATTTTCATGTTATTTTTAATGATATCTTGATCTGATTCGATGTGCATTTCAATTTCATGCTTCATAAGTTTCTTTTGAAATGGTGCCCATTCCAATTTATCAAGTTCATCTTGTGACATTCTACCGTTGTAATATTCATACTTATTCAGAGACAATTCTTTTCCGCTAAATTCAATTGCTTTAAGTTTTCTTCTCTCTTCGTAATAAATTTTAAGATATTTGCTGTGAAGTTGTGGAATTTTTATAGACTCTTCACCAAGTTCTGTCGGATCTATAACAGAATCTTTTGTCCATTCTTTCATGATCTGATCAAGTGTCATGTTCATCCTATAAAATATGTTACTTGTAACAAATTATAACATATTAATTAATAATGGTCAAGCACTATCCATGTCATAATAAGTGTATCCAAATGTAACTGCTGTTGTAGAAAATTCTTGGCCAGAATCTGTTGACGAAAAATTGATTTCTCCGAGTTCTACAGGAAATAAATCATAAAAATTAATTTTTTTATTTGGATTATTTGAATTTGTTTTAATAAAAAGTGATGCGTCAGATGTAATACTGTTATTTTTACCAGGAGTTTTTGTGAGTGTACCAATTTTATCGCGACCGACTGGGTTTCCAAGTTGTGTTATCCAATTATAAATTTCTAACCATGATTCTAAATTTTCATCCACTATAAAATTTGCACTCAATTGACCAAAAACAAGTTGAGTGCCGGGCAAAGGAGTCAGCACAAAAGGATTATTCACTGAAGGATTTAGCAACGTAATTCCTGGCAGATTAATTGATTGAACAAAAAAAGTTAGATTGGGCAATCTTTTAATAACAAATTCATACTTGTTATTTGAAAGAAAACTTTTATTCTGCGGTTCAAATGAAAATTCTGCCATTGTATCTCCTCTTTTGTTCTCTATTTATGAAAACAAAAAAGGGGATCTCTCGATCCCCTTAAGATCCGATATGCTTCGGATTACATCAAGTTTGTGATTGCAAAGCGACGGTAGTAAATATTCTTATTCGAGAAAGAAATTACACCATCAGAAGCGGATGTAGCAAATGGATTTGCTACCATGCCGTAGCGTGTTTTGAAACCAATCTTTGGCTGGAATGTATCTTGACCAACCGCACGAACCATCTGAAGAGGAACATATGGGCAGTAGAAAAGACCTGCGTCAAATGCCGAAGAACCTTTGTAGCCCATTGTAGCGTAGTGAACACCACTAGATGCTGCAAAATATGGATCGATATAAACACGAATACGACCATTAAGAACACCTGCGAATGTGTTGCCTGTGTCATCAACTTGTAGGTTGTTTGCAAGTGCTGGTGTATAATCTAGAACACCTGCCATCTGAAGTGCTGAAGCAACGTCAGAAGAGCAAATCATGATGTTACCTTTACCACGGCGTGTTGCTTTAGCAATTGCGTTTGCTTCACGCTCAATCTGGAACATCAAGCCTTTGAACTTCTCAACTGACCAGCGACCGTTAGCGTCAACGTCTAAGTCAAATGTGCCTGCAACTGCAACGTTTTCTTGTGCGCCGACTGTAGCAGAAAGATTAACTTGACGAACGACTTCACGATTGATTTCAGCAAGAATTTCTGTTGAAAGAATGTTAGCAAGTTCTTGCTCTGCATCAAGACCGTGAACTGCTTTAAGATCCTGTGCAAGTTCCATTGTGTATTCTGCTTTAAGTGCGCGGCTCTTAGCAACAACGGAAATCTTTTCAATACTGAATGCCATTTCTTGGAATGCATTGTTAGATGCGTCACCAAGTGCTTCAGCTTGTGCTGTTGTCATACCTGTGCCAACAGTATAGTTTACTGATGAAGCAAGTGCTGGTGTTGCGCCTGTCTGTGCTGTACCAAATTCGCCGTTACTGTTTGTAGCAGAGAATGTTGTATTTGCTTCGTTAAACAATGCTTCAGTGCCGCCTTGTGTGCGATAACGTGAACGCATTGCAAAAATCAAGCCTGTTGGGCCCGTCATTGGCTGAACGCCGCAGATATCATAAGCGATAAGATTTGGTGCTGCACGACGGATCAAACTGATAAGAACAGGATCATAAATGTCAATAGCGCCATCGCCTGCTGTAGAAGATGATGCGCCCATTGCATTTGTTGGTGCTGTTTCTAGCAATGATTGTGGATTGCGATATCCACCAGAACCATTTGTGCGTGAATCGATTTCTTGATTTTCAAGAAGTTGTGCTGTGACAGCACGACGATGTGGATCTTTAATAATTCCAAGATCCGGATGATCTAAAACTGGTGCCCATTTTTTAACTAGGGAATCAATGTTCATTTCTCTTTCTCCTTAATCGAATGAGTATTTTTTAAACTCTTTTTTTATTTATAAAAAACTTATTTTCTGAGTGTACGTGAGATGCTATTGACGTAATGCTGCATCAACGGACTATATGCTTCATCTAATTGCTGTGTATCATCTTCTTCTTTCTTTTCTGTGATCGAATCAGATTCAAAGTATTTCTTTTTAATCATAACGATTTTTTCTTTGTAATCTTCTTCTGAAATGAATTCTACATTTTCTGAAAGAGAATTTAATTTAGCAATTTGGACATCTGTTAGACCTTCAGCAACTTCATGAACAATTTTATCTTTTTTGAAATTATTAATTTCAGAACGAAGCGAAACATTCTCTGAAACTGCTGTGTTTAATTCTTGTTCCATCGCATCAATTCTTTCTGCGAATTCTTCAACCACATCAACTTTATCTTCAGGAATGTCAACATAATGCTCTGCGAATAAATTTTTCAAGCCGACCATGAAATCTTCAACGAGTTCAGCTTTAAGACCTTTTTCAATTGCAAGTTTGTTGTCTTCCATCCACTCAGAAACAACGTAGTCTAAATATTCATCGATTTTAGACACCATACCATCTGTAAATTCTTTTTGTGCTTCTTGAAGTTTTTGTTCAAATTCTTCTTGAAGTTCTGCATGTTTTTCTTCTACTTTAGATAAAACGGCTGCTTCAAAAATAGCTTTTGCTTTTTCTTTAAATTCTTCTGAAAGTTCTTCGCCTGAAAAAATCATGGATACATCGTCCATTTCTTTTTCCATGTCTTCATTTTCAGAAATCTCTTTTTTCTCAACACCCATGGGTTTCTCCTTTGCGTATATTGAATAAATCAATTTGTAATATATTTATAAAAATCATAGTTTTGAAATAAAGTCTTCAAATACACGCATTTGAACTTTTTCTAAGTCTTTTGCAGTTGTTTTTTGAATAGTCTTTTTGTACGAATCAACTTCCATTTCTTTGATGATGCCATTATCCCAAACCCATTCTTTACCTTCCATGATACCACGAACAAATGCATCAGGCGCGGATGGATCTGCCACAATATCTGCTGCTGTCGCTAACCAAAAATCATCTTGTACTTCCATTACACCGTTCTTTTCTTTAAGTGATCCCATGCCTCTCGATGAAACACCGAGTGTAGCGCCTTCTGACATAAGATTTTTAACGATGTTGCCATATGGTGTATCCATGATTTTCGCTCTACCGATATAATCAGAACCTTCTTTTCGAATGCTCTTTGTCATGTGTGATACACGCTCAAGATTGATTGTTGGCCCTGAAGGATGACCAAGTTCTCCGTATGCTCTATTTTTATTTACATACTCATTCATGTACCGATTTACTTCACGTTCCATGACTTGTAATGGATAAATTCTACCGTTACGATTTTTCAATTCTGCTTGAAGAAAAACACCTTCAATGAAGAAATCCTTTTTACCACTTTCTGTTGCTTCATTGATGATATTAACTTGTTCGTTTATTTCTGTGATAAGTTTCATTTTAACCCCGATCTTGTTCTAACTCTCATTGAAAGATTTCTTTTTCTGAGTATTTGTCTTAGCATTGGTTTTCTTTTTCTTGCGCCTACTACTTGAGCCCTATGTCTAGCCATTCTTTCTTTCTGTGACATACGAACTAGCTTACCATTCTGTACACGATATCCAGGGCGCAATGAAACGATTCGTCTTCTTTGAAGTTTTTGATTTCGCACACGATTTGTTTTAATCGTTGATCCTTCTTCTAAGAATTGTTTAAAGCGAATCATTTTTATGGCGATATACCATCGTCAGTTGTTTCGCGGCTTGAATATCCAGCAGTCTTCTTACCTTCAAGAATGATTGTGTATCCAGCACTTGCAGTGAAACCATTTGTTGTAATAAGTATATCACCATTTGCAGCTGGAGCATTATTAATTAGCGGCGCTTGACCACTTGTTGACAAGTCCCAGTAACCAGATCCAGACAATGTTGTAATCAACGTATTTGTTGATCCTCTCCAAAGCAAATTAACTCTTGGAGTATATGTCGGAGTTGTACCAGAACTTACATTCCAGAATATTTTATTAATTGTCAATCGTTGTGATGAACCATCTCCGTCTGAAGCGACTAATGTATTTGCACTCACTTTTACAACATTTGTTTCGCCTGTGCCATCGGAAATGTTCGTAAATTTATATGCCCATGCTGTTGCATGATCTTTTAATTTTTGTGATGTTACTGTATCAGCCATTTGTGTCTTCCAATGAATTAATGAAATCAATCAGTGCTTCTGGATTCTCTTCCAATTGCAACATGAAGATTTCTTGATTTTCTTCATTTAATTCGGTATAAAGATTGAAAAGCGCATCAACTTCAGATTGTTCTTTCATTTTGCCTTTAATTGTCTTGTATGCCTTTGCTGCTGCTTCAGGTTTATCACGCACCATCGCTGATGCAACTGCATATGGACCACCTTTATATTTGTAACCAACACCTTTTTTCTCAAATTCTTTGCCAATGGTGTGAGCCATTTTTGTTTGTTGTTTAGTGAAATCTGCTTCATCAACTTGCTGATCTTCTTTTAAACGGCCTTCTTTCTTCGCTCTAGTTAACATAGCATGTCTTGATGCATAGTCGCTAGTGCCTGATTTGATTTTTGCAGCGTCAGCTTTGTCGCCACGATTCTGTCTAACTGTGCCTGATTTAATATGTTTCAGAGTTGTTTTTGCTTGATGACTTTGTGAGCCAGGTTCTTCATCAACTTGTTCAATCTCTGAAATATAAGATTTAAAGGTTTTCATCGACATTTTCCTCGGTGTCTATTTGATTTGATGATTCTGAATCTTCAATTTCAGACTCTTCTGGTTCTGAAAGTATTTTTGACCCTATTTCCATTTTTTTCAATAGCATCGCATCTTGTATTTTATCAGCAAGCGCACTGTAAATAGAATCTTTAAAATCAATTGCTTTTGATTGTGCTGCGAATTCTATAGCATTCTTTATATGATCCATTGATGATTCTCCCATTTCAATATATTTATAAATTTATCACTTTGCAACTTAGAAAAATAATATAAAGTTGCCTGAAGAAAAACTTGTGACTTGAGTACTAAAAATCCATCCAGAAGTATTTCCATAATTAACTCCACCATTCGTTGTCAGTGCATACCATCCTGGAGGTGCACCTCCTGAAACTGCACTATTTGCAACACTTAAGTAACTAAAATTCATTGCGGTAACCGAATCATTTTGAGTCCAATTACCTTCAATGTAGTTTTGATTATTACTAGTGCCTGAAATTTGTAAATTGTTTATTGTAATTGCCATAATATTTTTTAAGCATTTAAAATATTTACTGTATTACTTGTAGCAAATATAGGACCACTAGTACTGCCTGTTCTAATATTTAAAATACTAGTTTCAGTACCTTCTGATAAGGCATCTAAAGCCACAGTTCTAGTTATTGTCGCTGTATTATTACTAACAACAAAACTACCTGATGTGTTTCCACCAACCCAATCACTACTACTAGTACTACCACTATCAGTCCAGTAAAGTGTGGTACCATCCGTAACATTAGTAGTCGTAACAGTCCATGTAATTGTATTGCCTTCATTGACTGTTGTAGAAGAAGGTGTTACTGTTAATGTTGCATTTAAAATATTTACCGCATTACTTATAGCGGCGGAAGTCAAACTGGTACTTTTTAGTCTAATACGTAATACACTTGTATCAGTACTTTCTGAGTTAAAATCTAAAAGTAAAGTTCTACTAATTGTCGCCGCATTATTATTAACAACAAAACTACCTGATGTGTTTCCATCGACCCAATCACTACTATTAGTAGTACCAAGGGCACTATCAGTCCAGTAAAGTGTTGTGCCATCTGTAACATTAGTAGTTGTAACAGTCCATGTAATTGTATCTCCTTCATTGACTGTTGTAGAAGAAGGTGTAACTGACACTGTTATTGTTTTATTTAAAATATCTACTGTGGCGCTTGTAGCAATTATAGGACCACTAGTACTGCCTGTTCTAATATTTAAAATAGTAGTTTCAGTGCTTTCTGAGTCTAAATCTAAAGCCACAGTTCTAGTAATTGTTGCCACATTATTAACAACAATAAAATCGCCTGATGTAGCATCATCACCCCAATCACTGCTATTAGTAGTACCACTATCAGTCCAATAAAGCCTAGTATTATCTGCCATATTATTAGTTATTACATACCAAGTAATAGTATCTCCTTCACTAACTGTAGTTCTACTAGGATAAACTGTATTAGCAGATATTGTGCTTTTTGAAACGGCGGAACTGGCTATGGCTTTAGAAAAGTTGCCACTACTTGTTCGTACAGTGCCAATTGTTCTAGGCTCAGTATGTACTAAATTTAACCAACCTATACCATCACCACTGCCAGTATGTGAAAATGCGCTATCATTTGTAACTATATTTAGATTATTGTCTCGAACAACAAAATTTTTATTGCCTGGGCCTGTTGTTACAATCTCAGATTGACTAGCAAATGGTGTGGGCGAAAATAGATAGGTGATAGGAGGTGAGGGGTTCGTAGATGGAGTTAAAGTTGCTGGATTAGTGCTATTATCTATAAAAGTACTATTTTGACAAGTTAATAGTAGTGTATTTCCTGAGCTGTGAATTTCTAGTGGTTGTGTAGGTAAATTATTAGCAAAATTGTTTGCATAAACTACAGCATTTTTTACAATTCTTACGTCTTTTATGAAACCTTTAAAATTATCACCTCCACCAATTGCTATGCTGTCGTTAGTATCTGATAAACCACCAATATTAGTTTGAAAAATATTAACACCATTTAAATATATAGTTAATATTCCAGTAGAGTTATTAAAAGTTACTGCAATATGATTCCACATATATGGTACAAGTTCGCTTGTTGAACTGTCCGATAATTGTCCCTGCCAAAAAAACCCAATATAGTTTGTATTTTCTTGTAAAAATATTTGCCATCTGTATAAAAACTCGTCTTTACCGATTATTCGAGTTTGGTCAGAATACGTATCCTCTAGCCAAACCCAGCATTCTATTGTAAAAGAAGCGTTACTCAGATTATTTTGTCCTGCCGCCGGGGTTGCAGACAAGTAAGTGCCATTTTCAAAATATGTGCTATAATTTTTTACACTACTAACAGCACTATTTGCTGCTACAACCCCAGTGTCAAAAATAGTATCATTACCGCCAGTGAGTGTAACCACACTATTACCAAATTCTGCATTACCACAAATAATTTTTCCTACAGTTAGATTTTTTGAATTTGTAATTAATCTAGTATTTGCTGTATCATTAAATTGAATCTTATTTAAAAAAAGATAACGAGATGTTGGATGAATAGTTATAGTACTATTGCTTGAAGAAATATTTTGTAAAGTAATTGGGTTACCACCATTGCTGCTTGTGGACATATTATATGTACTACTGATTATAAAATTATTTTGACTACTTGCACTAGGATCAAAAATAAGATTTAATTGTTCAAATCCAGCATTACCGCTAGCCTCTTCATAAAAATGACTTATTTTAATAGGATTACTTTGCCCAGCACCAGGATTACTTGTTCTACGCAGAAATCTTACACGATGTGGATCCTGTGTAGTTGAAGCAGCAAGTTGCACAGTACTTTCCAATAGTAAATTAGGTCCTGTGCCAGCTCCACGACTACTTCTACTGTTAAATAGTTCGTTACTTGTCCAGGTGGTATTGCCCGCAAAACCATAATTTGCAGGACTTACTGTTTGTGGATTTAATAAACGTAAATATCCAGATCCTTGCCAATAATAAGTACTAGGATCGGTATTATTCCAATAGTTAGTATAAATCGTTCCATCGACCTTAAAAGTTGTTCCTTGAACTATAATTTGGTCACAATATAGATTAGTGAGTGCTTGTACTATAACAGTAGTATTTTGAGTAGTCAAAGTTTTTATCCAATTCTCACCCTTTAATGATTTAGGGCTTGCACCGCTCATAGTAGCTGTATTTGGTCCCATATTAGATGTGAGTATAGCTTGAGTTTGATTAGGATTACTGCCTGCAAAATTAATAGTAACACCAGAAAATGATGTACCATAATACGAACCTAATTGATAGTTACCATAAACAGTAAGAGTACCTGTAGTATTTTTTATTCCTAAATTGGGCTGTAGAGTTCGATAAACAAGAGTTCCAGCCAATGTAACGGGAACATAATACACGATTAAATTTAAAGCATTACTTTCTGTTTGTCCATTTATAGTAACAGTTACATTATCTGCGCTGGTAAAGGTACCAGTTCCGGCTATAATTATACCGCCACTATCATTAGTTTGTCCAATAACTGTAGTTGTAGTTAAATTGCAATTTATACTTGCAGGATAACCAAAATAAATCGGGTTATTATTAAAGTTTAAAGTTCTAGGCACAGTAGCGTTAGTTATATCAAATCTGTCTACTTGCAAATTACTATTCAGATTAAGTGTTCCACGACCATCAAATAACAATCTATTAGCTGTGCCTGTACCTATTAAGTATGCGCCCTGAAGATTATAAACACAATTATCACTAGTACCAGCGCAACTTATACCACCTGTTGTACTAAAAAAACCGACACAATTATAGATGGCATTACCTGAAAAAGTTAATGATGCTGGTCGAGTTTGTAAAGCATTTAAATTAGTCAGTGTAATTGTTCCACCAGTGCCTGTTGTTACTAGTGTGGTAACATGTCCACCACTGTCTAAAGTGGCAGTGTAGTTGGGTCCTGGATTTAGGGTCAACGTGGTTGTTCTAATGGAATTTATGGTACAAGTGCCTAACACAGTAACACTGGGTATTACTGTGGGTGTTTCTATGTTAAATTGCTGGAACAACTCTCCTGGATTAGCAACAGCAGGAAAACTAATGGTTAAGCCTGTAAAAGGTCCTGTACCTCCTCCGCCATCGCCACTAGTAACTACGCCTCTAATATTAACGGTTATTGCGCTAGTTGTACTTAAAATAGCACCGCTATAAATATAGAGATTTCTTATCGCACTGCCAGTAGTAAATGTATTACTGTTTCTCCAGTGTACGTCAAAATTATTGTCACCAGTGGCACTTAATCCACTGGTGTTAATGGTGGTGCCTGTGCTCAGTATATCAAATCCGCCAGGATTTTGAATAGTTAAATTTTGACTAGTACTACCAATCGTAACTGTTCCACTTAGCGGAATTGTATAACTATTAAAATCAATAGTTCTTCGATTAGTATAAGTGCTGGTAAAACTAACTAAGGTATTAACTGTATTAGCGAAATTAAGATCACCGGCTACAAAATCGAGAGTATTTCGACATTGTATTGCGTTGAGAATATGTTGTGTGTCTGGTGTTCTAAACGTAAAAGTTAGATCATTGGTACCATCTACGCCACCTAAATCAGCTCCGCTGAGTACTATAGTGCTGCCGTCTGCGGGATAAGTACCTGACGTAAGAGTTGCAGTAGTAACGCCAAAATACACAACACCAGTACCAGTTTTTGTTACAGAAAAAAGTGCGTCTTCACCACCACCTGTACTTGATTTAACTGGCACATTGGTTCTCGTTTGAGCGGTGTTCACTGCGGTACCACTTATACTTGCAGGTGTGCTACCTGCTGCTTGTCCTCCTAAGCTATTCTTTGTAGCAGCAGTTACAGTAAATGTTAAATCATTAGTCCCATCTACACCATCTAAATTGGCACCACTTAGAGTAATAGTGTCGCCTACGGCATAATCGCTGCCTAGATTAGCAACGGTAATTCCACTATATGTTGTGCCAGTACCAGTTTTAGCTATATTGAAAGTTGCACCAGTACCACTACCACTAGTAGATTTAACAGGCACTTGGAATTTTGTTATAGCAGCAGCTACACTGGTCCCTGTTATTGGAGTCCAGGTTGCAGTAAAAGGATTAGCAGTAGTAACGCTCTGATAATTGTAAGTTGTTCCGGCACCGCCACTGCATGTAAGAACTTGTGCATAGTCGATATTTAAATTAAATGTACCAGTATTTTTGGTTAAACTTAGTGTTCTTACATATCCAATAATATCATAAGTTTGATCGTCACCCATTGATGTATTTAAAGTACTCAATGTTCCTAGTCTATAATTTGCATTTGCCAGCGAACTAGCATTTTGTAAAATTGTGAAAGTGCCGCCAGTAGAGGAAGCAATGGTTGCTGTAAGATTAGTTAAATTAAATGCTGCGCCTTGTTCATCCCAAGTAATCGATGCAACTGGATTGATTAAGTTTACGGTTTGGGCTGCGGCAAAATTAACTGACCCATAAAACTCAAGACTGCGTAGATTGCATCCAGTGATAGAAGCATTGAGCGTGGTACCTGCAAGTGCCTCAACTCTAAACCTCAAAGCATAAGCACCTTGCCAACTACCAGTAGTACATGTACCTGTAGTCTGTAGCCAAAAACCACCATTTTGTGTTTCACTGTCTGATGTACATACTGTGTTATTTAATGTGGCAATCGTAAGAGTACCCGTGCCGTTAGTACTGGATCTATGATTACCATTGATGTAGATCCAATATCCAAGAAAATTAAAAACTCTCTGATTACCGCTAGCACCAGTACCTGTAGCACTGGCAAATATTCTACAGTACATTGATGCTGCAAGATTTAAGGTACCTAAGTTGAAGTTTACTGTTCCTATAGTGTTAAAACTACTGGCAATATTGTGTACGGTACTGGAATCTCCACCAAATGTATATGCTGATGTAGTACTATTATCATAAAAATTTGTATGTAAATATGTAGATCCTGTACCGTTTGCAGTATATGTTAATGTACTAGTAGAACGTATTATGTTTTCATAATAACTGCTATTATTTCCACTACATACAACTGTGAAAGCTGCGGTTTGCCATGGTGCTCCAGTGGTGTCGTTGCCGTCGATCCATAAAAAATAAGTTGATGTATTACTGCTCAGTGTAAATGTCACCGCTCTAGCGTAGACAAAATAAAATGTTGGCGTACCACTTAGTGGATTTTGAGTTGTATAACTTGTTACCTGTGCCAGCCAATTTACGGTTTGTGTTACGTCAGTTCTACCTATGATAACAGGATTAGTTGTTGTTACATTATTATAACTTACAGGTGTGCCAGTCAGACTGCCCCAAATCTGCGGTGTACTAGTTCCTGCAAAATTACCGTTGACTTCTAAATCTTCAAATTGCCCAGTTACAGTATAATTTCTATTATTGCCTAATTGAAAAGTAGGAGGTACACCATTGAATGTTGCACCAGCAGTGTAATTACTAGCAATACCGCCACCCGTTACCACTATGGTTGCTGTACCACTACTAGGCTGAATATAAGCTGCACCACTTCTAGCAAATTTAGTCCAAGCGGTGCCCACAGCAGTGGTGTGACTGGTATTCCATAAGGTTCCCGAAGATCCTGTAACATAAATGGCACCATTAGCTAGATCAATAGTTCTATCTGTATTTCCACTGGCAGTAAATACTCTACAAGTTACAGTATAACCTTGAGTATATAAATTACCATTTGTGACGGTTAGTGTGGCAGTGGCAGTTCCTGTGACATTCCATGCAGCACCTAGAGTAAGATTTGTACCATTAGTTTTATTGATGGTGCAACTGGCAAAACTGTTTGTGCCTAAATTTAGCGTTTGACTGTTACCACCGGTAAAACTTACTGTCATGGTAGTCATGTTCAGAGTACCACTATTATTAATGTCACCTTGTATGGTAAATGCACCAGTACCACTAAATGTTACAGTGCCGCTGTTGACAGTGAGATTTCTTACCGTTCTGGCAGTGGTACTGACATTAGGTGTAGCGTCGCCAGTAAAAACTATATCGTCAGCAGCAGCTGGAACCCCCGTTGGTGACCAATTTGTTGTTGTAGCATATAAACCACCAGCAGCACCAATCCAAGTTTTAGTTGCCATAATTACTCGGCGGGTGGCTCTTCAATTAAAAGAGGTTGTTCTTCTGTAATGCTCAAATCGCCAGGATTTGCCAGCATATTTTTCCATGTAGAAAACTTTGTAAGCATCATTTGCATGATTTCTTCATCAGTATGGGTGTGATCGTCTGGCAAATTTACTGCATCTGTGTAAGGTTTGCCATCGTATGTCATCGTAAATTTATAAATTTTCATAATTAGAATCCAAATATTTTAGCAATGTATTGCCATTTAGTTGCGTCAGAGTTATATATGAAGCCAAGATAGTCGTATTTATTACTACCTGAAGAAGATGTTGGTAAAGGTAGATCAGTTGATCCTTGAAAAATTGCATTAAAACTAAATGTTAGAACATTTGTCGATTTAAGACGAAACATTATTTTTTGGCCATCACTTGGTGTTCCCGTTGGAGCATTAATTGTAAGTGTTCCTGAACCCGTATTATTCTGCGTCACCATATCTGACGTATTAGCGTTCATCGTAACACTTGATGCGCTTGAAACTGTAGTGACTCTGGTTCCACCAGATGAATTTATTGCAGAATTTGCAATTGATGTAATTCTGCCGTATGTGTCAACAACAATTTGAACAGTGTTTGAAGAATTACCATATGTTCCTGCACTAACGCCAGTTGTTGGAAGTCTAGCTGAACTTAAAGTGCCGTACATAATACTTGTAGCATTTATGTTTAGTAATCCAGAACCTTCTCCTATGTGTTCACCATCAAATTTTGTTGCAGTGATTGTATTTGCTGTGAATGATCCTGAAGCATCTCTAGAAACAATTGTTGAAGCACCATTTGCTGATGCTGCTGTTGTTCTAGCATTTGCTAAAGTGCCTGTTGTAATATTTGAAGCGTTTGTCGTATCTGTTGTTGCTGATGTTGCTAAACCTGAAACATTGGCAGCAGCAAGAGAAAATCCGACATTTGCCACGGAAGTAACTCTTCCGTATGTGTCAACAACGATTTGCGGAACAAGAGATGAACTGCCATATGTGCCTGCACTTACGCCAGTTGTTGGAAGTCTAGCTGAACTTAAAGTGCCGTACATAATACTTGAAGCATTAATGTTTTGTAATAAACCGCCTTCACCGATAAAAGATCCGGACACTGTTGTTGCAGTAATTGTATTTGCTGTGAATGATCCTGAAGCATCTCTAGAAACAATTGTTGAAGCACCATTTGCTGATGCTGCTGTTGTTCTAGCATTTGCTAAAGTGCCTGTTGTAATATTTGAAGCGTTTGTCGTATCTGTTGTTGCTGATGTTGCTAAACCTGAAACATTGGCAGCAGCAAGAGAAAATCCAACATTTGCCACAGAAGTAACTCTTCCGTATGTGTCAACAACAATTTGCGGAACAAGAGATGAACTGCCATATGTGCCTGCACTTACGCCCGATGTGGGCAATCTTGCACTGCTAATCGTTCCTGAGGTTAAATTTGAAGCATTAATGTTTTGTAATAAATCGCCTTCACCGATAAAAGATCCGGACACTGTTGTTGCAGTAATTGTATTTGCTGCAAATGATCCTGAAGCATCTCTAGAAACAATTGTTGAAGCACCATTTGAAGATGATGAAATAATTGTTGCTGAATTTTCAAGTCCGGTTACTGCTGAATATGATATTTGTATTGCTACGTTTGATGCTGATGTAATTCTGCCATATGTGTCTGTTACAATTTGTGCGCTGTATGATGAATTACCATATGATCCAGCAGTAACTCCTGATGAGGGAAATCTTGCATCATTAATTGTGCCTGATGTTAAATTTGAAGCATTTAGATTTCCAATAAAATTATTTGCTTGAAAATTTAAATTTCCTACGGACCAATAATCTTCTGTCTCATTCCATATTAATTCAACGTTTGAAGAAGATCCACGATTTACGATTAATCCAGCATCTTCGGTTGGTGAGCCAGTGTGATTAGAATTGAGTACAATTTTATTATCAGCGAGATCAATAATTTCAGTATTTACTGTTGTATATGTTCCACTGACAATTAAATTGCCTGTGATTGTAATGTTGTTTGCACTAAAAGAACCTGAAGAATCTCTTAGAACAATTGTGTTTGCTGTATTGTTTTCTGTAGCCGTTGTTCTGTCGTTTGACAGTGTGCCTGATGTTAAATTTGAAGCATTTAGATTTGAAATGTTTGCGCCATTTCCACTAAAAGACTCTGCTGTGATTGCTCCAGCCGAAAATCCACCCGAAGAATTTCTAAGTACAAGTGTTCCTGAAGTGTTTGATGAAGATCCTGTTGTGTTACCGGCAGGTGCAGCAGTTTGAATTGAGCCGTCTGAAAATGTAATACCGTTAGCACCAAGCGTGATGCCGTTTTTTACTTTAAAATTTGCCATGTACCTCGTCCCGTTTAAACTCAGAGGTTAAGGTGTGTCATATGACACACCAATTAATTATATAATTTACACTGTACTATAAACTGCTTCAGCTATTTTTACTGTGACTGTAGCATTTGTTGCTTGTGCTAATAGTCTCAAGTTGCCCAAACTAATATTTGATGTAAACGTAACGAGATCGTCATCTGAATTTGTAGATACCATTGCGTATTCTGTCAAATAAACATTTGTATCATCATGTACAAGATTAATTTTTCCTGTTGCAAAATATGGTGTTCCTGTTGTAGTTTTCACATGGTATGTGTATTCTGCTGTGCGATATGTGCCAATTGAAAAAGTGTCTACGATAGTTGCTGATGCACTTGTAATTCCTGAAGTAGTACTTTCTAGTGCACCGGTAGCACTAATTGTAATGGTATTTGCATCGGTGCGTGTAACAGTTACCGTTCCAGAACCAGTTAATCTAACATCATCTGTTGTATTATCTGTTCCTGATAAACGAATAAAAGCACCATTTCCAGACCCTGGTGTTTCTGCTGAAATAGAATATATTGTATTCGTGTATTCTGATGTTACAGGAATATTATGATAGTTTGTTCCATTGTTTGTAAACGTCCATCTGTCATCTGTTTCATTCCATAACAGTTTAACATTTGTGCTTGTGCCTCTTTCAACTTCAAGTCCTGAGTCTTGTGAAGGTGTGCCTGCCTCATCACTATTCAATAAAAGAACACTATCGCCGATATCAACAACGTTTGAATTAACTGTTGTAGTTGTACCATTAACAGTTAGATTTCCATGAATAATGGTATTACCGCTAGCTGTGAGGTCTACAACTGAAATATTATTTGCAGAAAATCCTCCACTGCCATCTCTAGATACAATACTTGAAGCGGTATTTGATGATGTTGCGGTTGTCGCTGAGTTAGGAATGTTTGTTAAAGATGCGCCAGAACCACTAAATGTTGTTGCTGTGACAATATTTGCAGTAAAACTTCCTGAAGCATCTCTTGAAACAATTGTTGAAGCACCATTTGCCGATGCTGCTGTTGTTCTAGCATTTGCTAAAGTGCCTGATGTTATATTAGTTGCATCAACGTCAGTTATGCCTGAACCATTGCCGACAAACGTTGCATTAATTGTTGTAGCATTGACTGTATTTGCAGTAAAACTACCGGTTGAATCTCTTGTGACAATTGTAGAAGCACCGTTAGAAGACGATGCGGAAGTTCTTGCGTTGTCTAAAGTGCCTGACGAAATGTTTGACGCATTTAAAGATGTTAGTGCGGAACCGTCACCTGAGAAAGACGATCCAGTAATTGCACCAGCACTAAAAGCGCCAGCAGCATCTCTTGAAACAATTGTAGACGCACCATTAGAAGATGATGCGGATGTTCTAGCATTTGCTAAAGTTCCAGATGATATATTTGAAGCATTTAATGAAGTTAGTGCTGAACCATCTCCAGTAACCGTTGTAGCACTTACAACATTAGCTGAAAAATTGCCATTGGAATCTCTAGAAACGATTGAAGACGGCGTGTTTGTAGATGTAGCGGTTGTTCTACCATTATCTAATGTGCCAGATGTAATTTGTGATGCATTGAGGGATGTTAATGCCGAGCCATCACCTGATATAGAAGTTGATGTAATTGCGCCAGCACTAAATGCACCTGAAGCATCCCTAGAGACAATCGTAGAAGCCCCATTTGCCGCTGAAGCTGTAGTTGCTGAGTTAGGAATATTTGTTAAAGATGCACCAGATCCAGAAAATACTGTAGCTGTAATCTGATTACCCGCGAAACTGCCGGCAGCATCCCTAGAGACAATCGTAGAAGCGCCATTAGAGGATGCTGCTGAAGTTCTAGCATTATCTAATGTTCCAGATGATATATTGGTTGCATTTAATGATGTTAATCCTGAACCGTCGCCGGATACGGAAGTTACGGTAATATCACCCGCATTAAAACCACCTTGATTATTTCTAGCAACAATTGTAGAAGCGCCGTTTGCTGCTGAAGCTGTAGTTGCTGAATTAGGAATACTGGTAAGTTGAGCACCAGAACCACTAAAACTTGCTGTAATTAGACCGGCACTAAATGCACCTGAAGCATCCCTTAAAACAATGGTAGATGCGCCATTTGCTGACGCCGCTGAAGTTCTTGCATTATCTAAACTACCTGAAGAAATGTTTGATGCGTTTAAAGATGTTAAAGCAGAACCATCTCCAGAAAATGATGATGCGGTAATCGCTCCAGCTGCAAATGCACCCGAAGCATCCCTCGAAACAATTGTTAATGAGCCATTAGCGGTATTTGCTGAAGTTTTATCATTTGTAATTGTCGAACCGATCCAATAGCCAGCTGAGTTAATTACATCAGTGCTATTGACTTTAATCCCAGTTTTAACCTTAAATGTCATGAAAGTCTCCTTTTGATTATTTTGAATATAATGTTGTTATTTATAATTTTACAACATTCTTCTAAATTTAAACGTATAAAGCACAGAACTAGCCGTTTGTATAGTCCCAGAAATTTGAAGTTTTAAATCATCACTATTTGATGTTTCCGTTCTTTGAACTCTTAAAAATAATACTCCGGAACCTGGACCACGACCAGCACGATGTAATACAATTTCATCAAAAATGGTTGAATCTGTGTCCGAAGAGTACCATGACATAAGACCAGAATACGTTTCATTGTAGTGTTGACCACCAACACTGTTATCATTCGCAAACACTTGAACAATATAAGTTCCTGTAGGCAAAGCAGTAGATTTAATAGGCGTGTCTTGCCACTCGTCAGTTATCTGCATATTTATATTTAATTCATAATACTGATCAATATTTGTGCCTTGTGTCATAACAAGGCCACTATGCTGAACGGTATTGAATGTTACATTTGATGTTGTTTTTAGTGCTTGATTTAATCTAATCTGTGCTGTATTATCTGTTGCGATCAGATTTAAGCCGTCATCATCATTGAATTGAATTTTTGCGGTTGATGTGATTGTATTTGATACATTTCCTCCATTTGTATTTGCATTTTCTACTCTAACTAATACTGGAGGATTGAAAAGATTAATTCCGGAGTTTGAACTAATAGCAGACGCAACATCACCTGTTGATAAAACTCCATTTGTTGTATTTACTGTAAAAACATAACCACTACTACTAACAATTAATGCTTTGGGGTTTTGATTAGACGCAATTGGTGCAGGAACAAACGAAATATATCCACCATTAGCATTAGCCTCTAGTGAAGATCCACCCAAATCAATTGTATTTCCACTTAAGTATAAATCTCTAAATCGTAATGTACTGGAACCTATATCATATGCCATATTTGCTGTGGGTAAAATATGACCAGCTGTATTGACGCCATAAAAAATTTCGGGTGTTCCTACAGCGATACCACCCGCAGTATTGCCATTACCAACAAAGAGAATTTGCGTATCAGTAGTATAAATTAATTCGCCTTCAGCAGGAGTAATTCCTAACCTTTCTGCATTTGTTCCCCTGCGTAAACGTAATGCCATTATAATTTCCTTTTTTTAAATATTACCTAAATCTAAATTAAGATTTGGAGTTGGAGAAGAAAAAGAACCGAAATCTATATCTAATTGTAGAATTGGCGTCATTAAATTTACAGCAACTTTTACTTCACCTGAACCTAAATTTGTTAAACTAAATCCTGACTCTTCAGAAAATCTTATAGTTGATATGTTAGATATAGTATTGCTTAAATTATTAGATGTATCTATAAGACTTACATCAATTGAACCATTTGCATTATTTGCAGCATCATATGCAGCTTGTGCTATTGTTACTGCACTGTTCGCTTGTATATAAGCGTTGTTAGCAATATTTCTAGCATACTGGTCCAAACTACCTGAAGATAACACTAAAGTGTTTGCATAATCATATGCCGCTTGACCAATATTTGTGGCCGTGTTCGCTTGTGCATATGCAGCATTTGCTGTACTTCTAGCATATGCGTCTGTGCCATCACCACTTCCACCGGACTGTGCTACAAATGTAAATTTTCCAGTCGTTGAATTGTATGATAGAACATAACCATTTTGAATACTATCACGATCAACATCGTTTAAAAATCTTAAATTGACTTCACCTGAACCACCACCTCCACCACCAAATCCTTTTGATATGATAGCATTGACTTTGTTTTTGTATTGTGTTACATCTTTTTGTAGAACATCTTTGAAATCATTGACTTGATTTTGTATCGCTGTGAAATCTGCATCTTTTCCTGGATCACCTTTGTCGCCCTTTTCACCTTTGTCGCCCTGTGGTCCTTGCGGTCCTACATCACCTTTTTCTCCACGTTCACCTTTCTTTCCATCTTTGCCTGCTGCGCCATCTTTACCATCTTTGCCTGGAAATCCTTGTTCACCTCTTTCACCTTGTGAACCAGGATCACCTTTGTCTCCTTTTTCTCCACGAAGACCGTTATCACCTTTATTACCTTTGTCACCTTTTTCACCTTGAACGCCCTGTTCACCACGATCACCTTTTTCACCTTTAGGACCTTGTGGCCCTACATCACCCTTTTCACCTTTGTCGCCTTTGTCGCCTTTGAATCCCTGTTCGCCGGGTGCACCAGGAATTCCTTGGACGCCTTGTTCGCCTCTTTCTCCTCTGTCACCTTTATCGCCTTTTTCTCCACGATCACCTTTTTCGCCTGCGATGCCGGGCAATCCACGAGGACCTTGGTCGCCCTGTGGACCTACAATTTCTACAATTTCTTTTTGTGACGAAAGAGAATCTATTCTTTCTTGTAGTTTTCCAATCTCTTTTTTTGTATAAGCAATTGATGTTGCTACAACAAGAGCATTCTCAGTGAGCTTACTTTTCTCCTCGCTCATGCTTTGTCTCTTCAGTGAGTGTTTCAAAAAATCTTGTCATAGATTTAGCTAACTCTTTTTGATCAGTGTCATCAACAATTCGTGGTTCAATTTCTTCTTTCTTCACACTCACGACAACTTCTTGTGGCGGAGGTGCTACCGGCGGTGGTGGAGGTGCTTCTATAGGCCCATCTTCCATATTCGCTTTATCTTCTTCCATTTCTTCATCCATTTGTTTTATGTCATCTTCAGTTTGATGAAGAATTCTTGTGCGAATATAGTTAACGGAAAAATACTTACCAACATAAGGATCAATTTCGCCTAAAAGTGCCATTCGCTCTTTCATAATCTCAGCATTTTTTAATTCAACAAAGTGTGAATCTGAAATAAAGTTATAATTAATTTCTTCTTTAAGTTGAAGCCACTCTTGGCGTGTACATACACCTTTTAGTAGTAATTGTGTCTCTAATATTTTATCAAATAAATGTGTAAATCTCAGGCGAAGTCTTGATATAAATTTTGAAAATTTTAATTCATCTCTGCTGATCTCACTTGCACGACCTAGGGAAAATCCGTTATCTGCTTCTAATCGTGAAACTGGTACGTTCAAAGATTTATAAAGTTTCTTTTGAAAGTACAAAACATCATCCATTTCACCTAAATTTTGGCCAGCAGGTAGTGTTGTAATTTCCGTACCTTTGCCGCCCTCCCTGCGCGGAAGCCAGAAATCTTCAAGCATCGTCTGAAATCTTCTATCATCACGAATTTCGCCAGTCTGTGCATCGTATACAAGTTTGTTTTTATATTTTTGCATGATGTCACGAAGATATTGTTCAGCTTTAATTTTAGGTAAATTACCGACATCAATATAAAATATTCTACGCTCTGGCGCTCTTGAGATTCTATAAATGACTGTAGCATCTTCAAGCATACGCAATTGATTCAGTGGCTTAATTGCTTTATGAAGATGTGAAATGACAACTTTACCATCTTTATCAAAAATTCCAGAATGCACATAGCAAACAGAATCAGCAGCAATCTTTAAACCTTGTGCGCCATCTTTTGCAAAACCTTTATCAGAAAAAATATAATATTCATTTGGTTGCGTGTAAATCTGTGCGACACCTGTAGGATCCTTTTTCTTAACTGATTCACGAACTTTTCTTATTTTTCGTGGATCTATGTATCGGATTTCTCTTAGACCTTGTCTTGGATTTTTTTCGTCAATGATCATGTGATAGTACAATCTTCCGTCAACATACCATCTTCTGAAAATGTCATATCCGTTATTATTAAAATCGAGAAGTTTCATAATATGTGTAAATTCATCACGAATTTTTTTCTTCACACTTTCCGGCTGTTGAAGATTATTTAAAACAATTTCAACTGGATATTGATGTTCTTCAAATACAATTGCTTCATTTACAACATCTTCAATTGCAATATCACACTCAGGCTGCATTGCCATTTCACGATACTTATTGATCAATTCCGTGTCTGATCTAATTTGACCCTCTAGATCAACATATGTTCCGTAAACACCACCGGCGGATATCGCTACTGCACCATCATCCTCTGCTTTAGGAACAAAAGATTGGGGTTGTGTTTTTTCTGGCTCATCTTTACCAATTTTAAAACCAAATAACTTTATGGCCATTTTTATCTCTTATGAAATGAATAAGGGGCGTAATAGCCCCTTGGTTGATAACTATTACGCAACTATTTATTGTTGCGAAAAGATATTATCTCATTACGTTGAAACTGCTGTAGCAGAATTAACTTTAGACAATTGTATTGAGTTCGACATCAGAACTAGAAATTGCGCTGGTTTGAAATGCTGTCATTGAATGATATTGAAAAGTTACAGTAAATTCTGATATGGTATCAGTTGAATCATAAGACAAATCAATTGCGCCAACATCAGTTGGAAAACAGTCAAATAATTTATATGTTCTAATTGTTTCGCCAGATTGATTTAAATGTTCTACACTTATATCACATAAGTAATCAAATCCCTTACCATTGTTACTTCGAATAGCATTCTCATCATAATTTTCTAATCTAATAAAACTCAACCAGGCATTGAAGCCGGCCCTCAAAGACTGCGAATCATTAGCGAGAAATGTTGTCGTCCAATCTCCAAATGTTCTATCTCCAGGCACTTTAATTCTGCGACCGCCTCGAAAAGGAACCTCAATAACACCAACAGTAAATGCCGGTATAGCTGCTGATTTGCATAAAATAGACGCCGCATCTGATAGCACTTTAACGTTAGCGGCCGCGTTCTCTGGCCATACAAGAGAGACTTTAAATAGATTTGCTCTAGCACCGATGCCAAGCCGATTTTTTAAATTATTAATTGTTGGTAGTGCCATTTCACTATTCCTTTAAGTATTTAAGTTATCTTAGTATTTTAACTCAAAATTAGTATTTTAACTCAAAACAGCATTACTACTCAAAATATAATAATCGTATGCCCATGTTATAGTGAATTCTTCAACCGCATCTGTTGTGTCATATGAAAGATCGATTGACGATATATCACTTGGCCAACAATTAATTAGTTTACATTCACCGTTTTTGACTGATTTTCCGTCAACATCAAGCTGATAAATTTCAACCACACCTGTAAGTAAAGTTCCCACACCAACCGTTCTTTGTCCTATAGCTGTCAAATTATAATTTGTTTTCACGATGTCATTTTGCCATTTTTCAAATCGTGAACGAATAATAAAATTTTCGTCATTTAATACGGTAGTCGTCCATTCAGGAAATTGTCTGTCGCCGCCCATTTTAAGTTTTCTTCCTCCAGCAGTTGCGATTTCAATTAATCCAACTGTCGCTGATGGAAGTGATGCTGCACGACACACATATTCAAAGCCCGTAACGGCATAACTATTTGGAAGCGTAACTTTAATTTGAAATAGATTTGGTCTTGAACCCGATCCTAGTGCAGTTCTAAAATCTGATATCTTAAATGTCATTATATTTCTCCTTTTTTTATTTCTATTTAGGCACCGATTTCAGCGAATGCTGCTGTACCTCTAACAGAAACAAAATTCAACTGAATAAAGTTAATCGATCCAATTGGTTGGACAAAAATATCAGCAACAAATCCATTTGAGTTTACAATATCTTCAGTGTTATTTGATTCATTACATATAAGTCTAAAATCAACAATACCCCTTCTTGCTTGAACACTTCTTAAATATGGTGTTACTAAATTTACAAATGTTGCTCTTGTTGCCGCATCATTTTGATCAAAAAGAATTGCCTCTGCTGTTGTTGTGATTGTTTTTTGTAATTCGATAAACAATTTACGAACATTAATGCGATTAAGTGATTGATTTTTTGTAATGAATGTTTTATCACCATAAAGAACTGTGCCTCGACCAACTTTATTCAATACACTATTAACGGATAATTTATATAGTGTATCACGATCAGTTTGACTTGGGTTGTATGCGAGCTTTACAACATTAGAAATTACACCATTTGTTGTGCCAGCCGGTGACAACCAAGGATCCCTTCTTTCATCGTTTCTTGCAATTACACCAGCAACATCAGCGTTTAAAGGCACATAAACATATGTGTCGTTATATCTATCATACTGATATTTCCAACCGCTGTCAGCAAAACCATATGTTGAGCGTGTAATTCCACCGAACCATGTCTCAAGATTTGTAATTGGAGATGCAACGCCAACTACATACGATCTTGGTGGTGAAAAACAAATAATTACATCTTTCCTGATTTCCGCAATATCAGAAATCAATGAATTAATCACCGTATTTGAAGATTGTCCTGCTATGATAACACTAACATCAATGGCTTCTTTACTTTCAAATTTATCATATCCAGTAATTCTTTCTGCGTTTGATATATTATCACCATCTGCACCACCACTCAGACTAAAGTTAATGGTATTTGAATTTCTACCAAATGCTCCAGCATTAATTAAAGACGATCCCCAATTAGTTGCTGAATCTGGATTTGTATTTGAATTGTCGTGCCCAGCCCACCAAATATATTGTGAACGAGAATTGATCACATCTTTATAATAGTTAGTACCACCATCTGGCGATCTTCCGTTTGATCCTTTTGACACACCTTCATATTTTTCTAGAACAAAACCAAGTGTGCCTGAAATATCGCCGTCTTGATCTACAACAACAATATGCATTTCGTCATAGAGGGCATTTGCTGAAACTGCTGTTGCCGAAGTTCCTGGCGCTGCTGCAAATTCGTCATAGTATTCCCAGCGGCGCTTTGCTGATACACCTGATAATGTTACTGGATAATTTGCTTCGAGTGAGAAATGAGTTGCATTTGTAATAGACGCAACTTTAATTGAACGACCCTCACACACGAATAAATCACCGATACGCATTTCTGTATTCGCCGCTGAACCTGTACCGATAACTAAGGTGGATCCTGATGTCGTTGCGTAAGTGCCTGATAATGTGTTTTCCCATGCATTCGCTGAAGAGCAAATGGAAACTTTAAGTGAGTTTCCTAAAACGCCTGGATATTTTGCTATCCACAAGCCATTAGAAAATGATGTTGTATTGTTATAATCGTCTGTATTTTCGACAAGTGTTGCCGCTCCCGTTGCTACAGCATTTAATGCTGTTGTAGTATTTGCTGCACGAACAAGATATAGATTTCCAGTATAATTTAGAAAATTTCCAGCGCATAGAAAATCTACAATATTATTTGAATTTGGTTTACCAAATATTGTCGCTAATTCATTTTCGCTTGTTACTTGAGTAACTTCATTCACTGGACCCCAACGAAATTGACCCGTAAAAGCACCTGCAACGGTGCCGGTTGATGGCGTAACGGAAGTAAAGTCTCTCTCTGTAACTTTTACCCCAGGTGAAATTAGACTGATTGCCATTTATATTCTCCTTGTTATAATGATATTCAATCTTACGATTTGATTTATTTTATTTATAAAAATGCGCTTTTATAGCCTAAAAAAGTTTTTTTCCTGTCTTTCCATTTCTCTATCAATTTCCCAAACTTGACCGGAACCATCAATAATTATATTTTCTTCACGACCATCGTTAATTATTCCAAATGGCGTAATTTCATCTTCAATTGTCTTCATACGCTGCTCATACAACTCTTTTCTTATATTTATATTTGTTAATTCTTTAAAGTATGGATTTGTTGTTAGCCATGAAAAAAGAATTAAAGGCATCACTAAATCATCATGATATCCTTCATCGGCAGAATAACTTTGTCTTTTTTCTATAAAAGTTGAAATTTCAGCGATTGTATCAGCATCTTGAATAAGTAATTTTTTACCTTCAACTAATGACTTAAAGTTCATGCATCCAACTCTCTTAACTTTTTTGTCAGTTGTCACACCAAGCTGAGTTTTACCACCACCGAATCCACCGGAAACAATTTGGCCCTGTGCTGTCCGATTCACAAAAATAATATTTTCATATTCATATTCGCTATGTAGAATTTCTGCAACTTGTTCAGATATATTGATTTCAATTAGAACCCAAGCATTGTTATATTCTTTAGCAATTTTATAAATCATAGAGGGATATAAAAGTGGACTGATGGTGTTATCTCTGAATTTACCAACTTGCTTGTAAGGCATCTCATCGATTCTCAACACAGTAAATGCTGAATAGTCTCCACCGACGCCTTTTGCAATATCAGCAACTAGCGTGTAAGATGCATTTCTTTCTACTTTTTCGTAAATATCTAATCCATCTTTGCTGTAAATTGGTAAAGATGGTGACATTTGTGCTATAGAATCAGCATCAATAAGTGTCAGACTTGATCCTAAGAATGCACAAAGAATTTCTTGATTAAATTTAAGATTACCAAGCTGTCTTTTTTGCTCTTCAGCCCATTTTTCATCACGCCCAGGAATTTTCCAGTACGGTATAAAAAGTGGAATAAAATCATTTCGTTTGTTTTGAGCATCATTCCAGAATTTCCAGAAATGATTGTAGCCGAGAGGAGTTGAAGAAAGGAGAATTTTTGTTGTGGAACCAGCTGAAATGGTTGGCGAAACCGCTGTAAAGAATTCTTCTGCTATGTTATTTGGTATGATCGCAGTCTCGTCAACGTACAGTAAATTGACAGACTTACCACGAATACCTTGTCTGCTTGTTGCTGCTGTGAAAACAATTGAACCATTCTCTAATGCAATGTCACCTTTGTTCCATGTCTTAACGCCTTGCTGAAGCCATTGTGGAAGATTTTCGTACATCAATTGATATCGTGATAAAACTTCTCTTGCTGCTGTCGCTTTGTTCGCTAGAATTGCTACAGTTTTACTGCCTTGAAATAAAGTATACCAAAGTATGTACGCCGCTGAAGTTGTAGTTTTACCTTGCTGCCGTGGCTCCATGAGTATAACTTTACGATTCTCATGAATGATATCTAGTTTTTCTTTTTGACAATCATAAAGTTTAAAAGGTTGTAATCCATAATCAAGTGTGACAATTTTACAATATTTTTCAATAAAGTAAATATAATCTTCAGAACATTTTATGTACTCTTGAATGTTCTCTTTTGTAAATGGTACAGAAACTCCAGCAGCTTTGAGTAGCGGATTTCCTAAGTATATTTTTTTAGCCATTGCCTTTGAGCAACTTTTGTAATTCTGCTGTGCTGCCAACAAATAAAGCATTCGTCACATGAGTCGGTTGTTTTTCTTCATCTTTTTGTTTTAATTCTTTGACTTTTTTAGAAAGATCCAATAAATCTTTATTTGTCTCAGACAAAGTTTTAATAAGTTGACCGACAACTTCATATGCTCTTGGTGATTCCACTTCTTTTGCTAAGTGAATGATTTCATCCATAGCCTCTTTACCTTTTTCAATAAAGTGCTTAAGATTTTCCCTAGCGTAGAGATAATCATCGTCAATAGAGTCCTCTTGTTTTTCCACAACAGGTGTAACAGAATATTCTTGAGAAGACTTTTCGTAGTAAGGAATATCCAAGGCATCGCTTATCTTTTCGTTTGGTGTTTTTTTCATGATGTTACGATTGTAAATCCAAAATCTGAGTTAGAAGTTATAACAGAAGATGCAACAAGGGCTGGTTCTGTTACACTATTTGAGTCGTTTTTAAAGTTAATTGTTGTATTCGCAATATACTTATTTGCGGTAATTGGACCAAATAAATATCCTTTTACGACAAAATCTAGATTCCATGAAATCACTCTACGTGAATCAAAATCACCTTCGTAAGTATCTTCAGATGAAATTGTCACTAATTCTATCGGCACATCAAGATTTAATGACATGCTTGGCAACGCTTTCATTGTCACAGTGAAATCTGGTGTGAAAAATGGTAAAATTTTTTCAACAATTTGTGTACCATCTTCAGCGTTTCTTACAAGTACGCTTAAAGAAAAACTCATGTCATATGGAACTGGTACGTAAGTGCTTGAAAAATTTACGGAATCAGGATCTAAATTTTTCTTAAGTTTAAATCCTGTGTTTAATTTTCTCGCCGGCGCATATGAAATTGAAGTCATTTCAAATCCTAGTCTAGGCAACTGTGTGCTAAATTGTTCTCTGCCAATTTGAGGATCTGTTGTAACTCTTCGGATAAATTTTTGTTTAGGTCCGTATTCAATTGGAACATTTACTTTTTGTATAACGTTACCGCTTGAATCATATCTTTCAACTTGGAGTTCATTGAAAATGTTTCCAAACATTATAATGTAGCGTCTGAGTGTGCCGTGATAAAAATCATGCCCGAATATCATTTACCACTCCTTTGTCAAAGCAAAAGGATTCGCTTCACTGAAATCTAGAATATCATCATCATTTACCTCTGATGTGATGAAATCGTTATCTGCTGTATTTGCCCTATTTTCAAATGTATCACCTTCAAGAATGATTGTATTTGAATCTTCAAGAAGCATCTTGTCACCATCTTCATCAAGCAATTCATCAAGAATATTTGTAGCAAGACTGTAAGAATCCTCTATTTCATCAATTTCAGAAACATCTGTATCAATAATTTCAGAAGAGTAATCAAATCTATCGCAACGTAATTCGTATGTATAAGTTTTTCCTAATTGAAAAAAGTATTCGTTATCCTCACAAAATTTGATTTCGTACATAGACTGAACTAGAGGCAACCATATGAGATCACCTTCTCGTGGTCTATATATACCAGAATAATCATAATCATCAATTTTTCTTCCGTCTGTATCAGAAAGCATTTCATTCTGATACAAAATTTCTCCACTATCTTCTAAAATTAAATTGTAATTATATTCTGTCATCAAGCATGGCTTCATTGCTTGTTGAAATCTTTTCTTTACCAAAGAAAATGTAATCTGCTCATCGACTTGAAGACCGAACTTTGATATAAAATCAAGCTGACCTTGAAAACCGTCAAAAGTTTTAATGTACATTTCAATTTCTATAGCATCATCAAAATACATAGAACCATCTTCACCGTAAAGTTTATCTAAATTAACATGTGTTCGTGGAAGATAGTATGCCGGAACACCGTAAATTTTAATTGCTTCAATGATCAAATCTTCGTAAACGTTTTGCTCACTCGGTGTACCATATTGATTGAAATACCGATTGCGTGCCATTTTTTAGCCGATCATATCTGAAACTGGAAGACTATATGAACTAATCATTTCAGCTTCAAGTGCTGTGAGTTCATCAACCGCTTCATCCCAGATTTTTTGACCGTTGAACGTCAAACCACCAGGCATTTGTAAACCCTCAAATTTTTTCAGATTTTCACCCCATTGTTTTTTGATAAGTGATGTAGCATATTTTTGAAGCCAACGATCAGACCAAACGTCGGAATATGTTTCAGGATCTACTTTCTGATAAGCTTCAATAATGATATATTCGTTCACTTGTACTTTTTCACCCCACGCCATATCAATATAAAGTTTATTAATGTGTCTATTATATCTCAATGCTTGTCTTCCTACAAACAATTCTTCAGCGAGTGCTACATTTTGAAGTGCCATGTAGTATGGCGCAAAAGGGCCATAGTTGAATGCGAAAAGATCATTCAATGCGATTTGATACCGAATATTGAATAGATTATTTGTTGAATAAGAATCACCAACGTCAAAAATATTGATGATGCCGATAACAGCTTCAGGTATTGAAAGATATTTGTTGTCTATATCTTGTTGTGTTATTTGATGAGCAAGAAAAACTTTTTCGGTGCCATCAAAATGATAGTCGTGATAGTACGCTAACGCTTCGTCAATCCGATCTTCAATCTGGTCATCATCAACATTAATTTCTAGAACGGGTTTGCCTAGTCTGCGTAGACAATGCTCTTTGAATTCTTCTCTGGTGGTGGGTTTAGCCATGTAAAATCCTTAGAATGTATCATGGCTATTTATAATCTTGGAGTTTAGTCAACCTCCAAATGGCGTATCTATCATGGGCGAACCAGAAAATGATCTGTCGGGAATAACAAGGATGACACCGCCACCATCAAAGAACATAAGTTTGATGCAAGACTATCCGGCGCTTTTACTGCGGCGACAAAGACTTTGGTTTACCTAATGACTTTGGTCGCTGTTTTTCCCAAACAGGCTTGGATGTTGCCATTGTAAACCTCCAGTTGTAAATAAAACATAGTTATTGCATTAAAGCAGCTTCGGCAGCACGACGTCGTGTTAAACCTGGCAAAACCCTGCCAGCGGCTTTATTCCACAACAGACACTGATCGGCAGCGCCACTCCAGTCGCCAGCATCAATACGCTTTAATTCAATTGGTAATATCAATTTCATTTTTGTTCCTTTCTTTTATTTCCTAATAGTTAAGCGCTTTACATTCTTCATTCGTTAAAAACCCTCTATTTAAGATTATTTCCGGCACTTTTATCCACCAAGATGTGGCGTTTTGATCGACTCATTTGTATGAGTAAGGCTTTTAGCTACGACGAATGCTTCTTCCCCTTTAGCTCCCAAGGGAATTGAAGCCGGGTCGATTATATCGCACACGTCAGGACCATCGCGTAGAGCATGAATACAATATACTACCGTGTCATCTTCTAGAGCGGTCAACTCGTGAACAATGTCCTTCCTAATAAACACGATGTGAGGAGCTTTAAAAATAGTTTTCTTTCCTTCGACCTCGATTTGTACGCTACCTTTTGACACGAGCGTCTGATGATCAAAACAATGGGCGTGACCCGTCTCCACGTCACCGGCTTTCTTAAAATGCATTTGCCGCACATACACAGCGGCGACGCAACTTACAGATATTTCTGGATATGACATTTTTATTCCTCCGTTGTTTGATTATTTGACAAATCGGTCGTAGGGATGCCCGATTCGGCTAGTCTTGGTGGTTCTCGCCATGCAGAGTGTACTTCTATCGAATCATTGGATTTATTGTACGCGTGCTTACCGATTATTACTTGCGTATCTTTCGCTGTTGTTTCAACGATTTCGATGGTTTCCTTATTTACTGCATTATCTTTACAAAAATGATCTAAGATTTCCTGTAGTGTCATTTTTATTCCCGTCGAAACATCAAGTCGTGTTTGCAGGATTAATTTCGACTCTTTCTCGAAAATCAAAGTATACATGAGCGCCTCCTAAGATTCAGTGATCGTTGTGAATGAATAGTATATATACGCAGTACAGGGATAAATACCACTATAAGCGTCACCGTATTGAGCATAGACCCTGATTTGCACACTATCATTCGGACCTATATAAAAATTCGATGCTATGCCAGAGTAGATGTAACTATTACCGGAGGAAATTTGTACATTACTACTAAAACCACCACTAAGACTTGCATTTCCGACCCCACTAGTACTTGAGTAGCCGATAAGAATCATAGGGAAATATCCAGTATGTTGTGTAATGAACACATTGTCTGGGCCATATGGTAGGAACTGCATGGCCGAATAACCACTCCAAGTTTGGACTTTTGCATGCCCAATTACGTAAGAACCTCCTCCGGATTGAGCTACATTGACCAGAATTCCCGGAACATAATTTGTGTAATAGGCACTTGGGCTTACACAAACGGATAAATTATTCACAATTACTCTTGTTGCTATTCCGCCACTTTGGGTGAACAATGTCACATTACCACCACTCGCGGCTGTACTAGTATATCCTCGTTGAAGTGCAATAGTTTGAGCCATTATATTTCCTTTACTTAATTAAAATCCGCCTGTAGTTCCGAACGCGACGAAAGCCTGCGCTCCCCCGGATGCTGCCTGACTTACCCAAGTCGTCCCGTTGGAGGTCAACACATTCCCCGCAGTACTCGGTGCGACAAAATTCACAGCAGATGTGCCATTGCCCAAAATGACGTTGTTTTCCGTGAGACTAGTCCTACCTGTGCCACCATTAGCAACAGGTAATGCCGTGCCTGACAAGGACACCGCCAACGTACCACTGCCTGTAATAGGCGTCCCTGTAACTGAAAGAAATGATGGCACAGTCATGCCTACAGATGTCACAGTTCCGCCGGAACCTGTTGCGGCAATTGTGATCGCCCCAGCGCCATTTGTAATGCTAACCCCTGAACCCGCAGTTAGTGTAGTTCGAGTAAACCCCGTTCCGTTACCAATGTCTAAAGCGCCATTTGCGGGAGTTGATGTAAGTCCTGTACCACCTCTAGCAACTGCAAGTGTTCCTGATGAAATGTTTGATGCATTTGTAGTATCTGTTGTCGCTGATGATGCTAAACCTGAAATTTTACTTGTTGAAATAGCAGCACTAGCACTAATGTCGCCATTGACAATGGTACCATCAGCAATCATTGTGCTTGTTACGGTGCCACTGTCACCTGTTGTAACTACTGTACCTGTTGTTGCAGGAAATGTTATAGTTGTTGTTCCTGCTGTAGCAGTTGGTTGAATTGTCACTGTTCCACTTGAACTGCCAGGCATTGCAATACTTGAAATGCCAGTTAAGCCTTGATTTGCAGTTGTTCTGTTTAATGCTATAGAAGTTGTACCAACAAATAAAGATGAATTACCTAATACACCGCTAGGTATTGTTCCGCTAAGTTGTCCTGCTGGTAATGATGTTAAAGATGCTCCAGAACCACTAAATGATGTTGCTGTGATTACTTCAGCACTAAATGCACCTGAAGCATCTCTAGCGACAATGGTTGAAGCTCCATTTGCTGATGCTGCTGTTGTTGCTGAATTAGGAATACTTGTTAAAGATGCTCCAGAACCAGAAAATGTTGTTGCTGTTATAAGATTAGCACTAAAAGATCCTGAAGCATCTCTAGCAACAATGGTTGAAGCTCCATTTGCTGATGCTGCTGTTGTTCTAGCATTTGCAACAGTTCCAGTTGTGACTTGAGATCCATCAAGTGATGTTAAAGCTGCTCCAGAACCAGAAAATGTTGTTGCTGTTATAAGATTAGCACTAAAAGATCCTGAAGCATCTCTAGCAACAATGGTTGAAGCTCCATTTGCTGATGCTGCTGTTGTTCTAGCATTTGCAACAGTT